TGTTTGATAACTCTTACGTTGTGTGTTGCATTAATCATATCGTTGTTTCCTTTGTTGTTTGTATCGTTGTTTGTCATACTTAAATTATATACTAAATGGGTCATTGTGTCAATAGCAATCGTTAATTAATTATATCTTTTTAGCAAGTATTTTTTATCGTTACTATTAGCGATTGGACTAATTACATTTAGCTTATCACCTATGTTTAACTTAGCGTGCGATGCGTGAATAGTATATCGAACACCTTGCAACCGTTCAACTAAGTAGCGATTGTGAACACCGTTAAATCGTAGTTCTTTTTTTACTGTAAACATTTTGTTGTCCTTTGTTTAACTCTTATACTATTAATATCGTCATTTTAGCACAGATTCTTTAATCACACAAGCCCAAATCAACCATTTTCTCAGAATAATCCCAAATACTTTTTACCCCCCTCGTGGGGGGAAAGGTGCCCCCGTCGGCGGCCGCCCTAGTAGGTCAGGGTAGTTGTTTGTTCAGTAGAAAAGTAGCTGCCTGTTTGTGTTTGCCCCGTGGTGGTGTAAACGAAAAGTAACATAAAATATATCAATGTATTAGCTAATCCTTCTCGACTGGCCCCCACCTCGCCCCTTTTAGCTCCAAATCTCGTAATTAGATATATCTTTGTATTTCCATGATCCTCCCGAATCATCATTGTTTTCTTTTGTCCTGTCAAATAGTTCTATACCACGAGCAGCTTGCTCAGGAGGCATATACATGTTCCATCCCACTATCGTTGGCTCAGGCATTTCATCGTGGGGTACACGCCTGTCCCTTCCTTCGTATTCAGCTAGCTTAAGCCAGTCAACGGCTTCCGCATCGTCTGTTAGTATCATTCCCCCTTTAGCGATTGGCAATATCTTTCTAATATGAAAAGATAGACATTGGTATGACCCCTTAACATACATATCTTTAGTGAATCTTGTAGCACCATCTATAATCGGATATGGGTCTAGCTGATAAGCTCCAGACCATTCAAGGTCAGTAAACTCGACTTCACACCCAGCATGTATAACGCTTTGAGGTACAGACAGGTATGTCTTTTTAGGAACTTTAACCTTGCCGGTTGCATTGAGATACTTGAGGCAAAGAAAAAGGCTATTGGTACAACTGTCTGTTGCAACAGCATACTTACTACCCGCATACTTGGCAACCTTGTGTTCAAACGCCTCCACAATATCCCAAGGGTCGTTAATGATGTATCCGTCCTTTTCTAGGGACGAGATAGTTTTTTTTAATGGACTATACATTTTACCACTCTATAATAGGAGAGTCGTGGTACCGACCTCCGTTGTATTTTTTGTCTATTTTTTCTGTGAATTCATCCATCGAATATGATCCGCCCCAAGAATCTATATCATGATACAATATGTATCCACTTTCACTATTTCGGACAAGAGGCAAATAGGTGTCCTGTAGGTCGTGGTGCAGTTCGCAAATGGCGTGATTACTAATAACCAAATCAAACTTAAAATCATACCACGGTTGAACTTCGTCTGGGCAAATTTTGGTAATTTGTATTGCATGGTGGCTCAAGTATTTTTCTTGAAGCTCTAAAACTATTGGAATGTCTACCATGTAAACTTCAGATATGTCAATCAAATCTGACAGTATTTTTATTTGTCCGCCATAACCACCACCTATTTCTAAAACTTTAATATTTTTTTTATTTTTAACCAATTCTTTTATTTGATGGGCTATGGCCATGTATTTCACTGTACCCGTACCTATAGACCCTTTGAATAGTTCGCTCTCCCGTTTTTCGCCACCACCTATCGTGTCATTCTCTTTAAACTTTTCTAGTAGTTCATCGCTAATATTTTTGTCTCTAAGTAGGCCACAGCACCCATTAAACTCTGAGAGACTAACATGCTCTAATATGCCCCTATATCTCGGATCTGATTTAAACTCCCCTAGTCCGTCTTTAACAGCCTTTTGAACGGCCTCAAGATAGTCTCCATCACCCTCCCAGTTTTTTATATAACTCATTTTTATTTTCTCCATTCATATAATCTATAGTAATCTCCGAGCACAAACTTTCTGCTGGCCGTAGCGGAGCTTTTAGCCGCAGACTCATCGTATTTATCATAAGGCAATACCCTGAAGTCCATACTAACCCTAGTCCTGCCTGTTTTGTTTTCTTTATTTCCGTGGATACATTTGTTGCCATAGAATATAGTGTAATCTCCCACTTCCATTTCTACTGGCTTAAAATCGCCTAGACCGGGAACTGATTCTAACCACATTGCATTAGAGTCCCACATTTTAGTGAGGGCGACCTGAAAGTTAATCTCCCAGTCTGGATGGTTGTGATTTTCATCAGAGTCGTGATGCCACTTGTGAATGGCCTGATCGTTTGGTATGTGCACCCTGAAGCTGGGGAAAGTCTGGTAGACGAATGACCCTTCGAACATTGGGGCAACCACGTTCTTAATAAAAGCCTCGTAGACCGCCTTTACATCGTCCCCTTTGTCAGAATTTAAGGCACCATAGAATGTAGAGTGAAAATCTGTCCTTGTTTCGTTGTCAAAGTTAAGCTTATCTGGCGGCATCAAGTCGCTTCTAAGCTCGTGTAAATTATGTAGCTCCCCTTGCGGAACGCCAAATATCTTTTCAACCTCTCCACAAAAGTTATAATTGTCAGTGTCATAAGTGCTGATTACGCTCATTATTTTCTCCTCGATAGCATGTGACCCTCAATCCACGATGGATCAAAGTTTTTCATATTGTATTGGTCTTGAATATCTTTGAAGTGAAGGTTTTCAAAACCCATGTCGTGCATAAGCTCTTCTGACTTGAACTTAGCAGAATTAAGATTATTTCTTCCCAAGAAGTATCCTCCCTTAATAATATTCTTAGCTGCCCATTTTTGCCCATAAATTTTTAGCTCTGGTGTTTTAGGAAAACTTCCGAGATCATTATGGCAGAAAGCTATTGGTATGTTGTCCACTTCGGAAAGCTCCATGCAATCCTTCTCGATTACGCAGTCATGTCCGATTGGATTATGTAAGTCATAACCAATACATCTATCTCGGCCAAAGTGATCGCACAATAAATCAAGTGCAACACATCTGTTTGTGCCAAGCAGGACTATGTATCCGTCTTTAGGAATGTCCTGAAGCTGAAGGATAACTTTTTCAAGTATTTGATATCCGTAATAGTTTTTTCCGTAGTTGTCTACATCCGAATGCTCTTCTGGGCTATCGTACCAGTATTCTTTACTGTAAAATTGTTTTTCTGACATTTTATCTTTCTTCTATGTCCTGTAGGTTTACAAGCTTCCACTCGTCTTTATATTGTTTTATATATTTATACCTTTTTTCGTCATCCACAAATAGAGATACTCCCGGACTTTCTATACTCCACTCGTTTACATGCTCCCCTCCTTCTGGAACCGGAACAAATATCTCAGAAGCGCTTGATAAAAACGCGGCAAACCAAGAAAAGGTACTTTGTGACATTATTATTTTGTTAAAAGATTTTATTGTATTAAAGTCTTCTATGGTGCTTCCAGCAACCAGCTCAGGGCTGTACTTGTCAAGGCTTTCCATGTATTTGTGAAACATTGGATGGTCTATTGTTTCTGGATCAGAGCAAATGTAAAGTCTGTCAAAAGACATAGACTCCAAAGCCTTATGGAAGTATTCTGTCGGCATTACATACGGGTTCTCTTCTAGGTCTCCCAGTATACAATCACCAAGCCTAAGATGTATAATGGCGTCGTGTTTAGTTTGACCAACATCTTTATACTCTGTTTTTAGCCACTGTCTAATCTGTTTTTTATATGGTTTATAGTATTCATATTTTTGAAAGAACGCCATAGGGCCGATAGCTATCGCAGCATCCTTAATCTTTATCGCTTTGTCCATATTAAAGTCTGAGTCCGATCTAATCACAACATTTCCATAACCCTTTGCTATGGCCTCAACGAGACATCTGCTTGTCTGACTACTGAATTGTTGAACTTTACGTGGAGACATACAGTCCCCATCAACCAACTCTCTCGTTCCAAGAAATCCGTTTATTGGCCTGTTGTCAAGGTAAAATCCCATGCGGCTGGCAAGGATTCTGCCAAGGCAATATTGTAACAATGTGTTACCGAGACCTCCACTATAGTTTACAATAATCATATAATTTTACTCCTTTAGTATTTTAGTCTTGGTATATCACGCACAGCATCCACTATAGCTACAAAAAATGGGTGAGATATAAATATCATAGATATAATTGCAAAAATCGCACACCCAACCATAAATTTTGACAAGTCTAGTGTCTTATAGTCTTTAGGATCATAACTAGGAGGTCTATAGGGATTCACACTCATTATTTATTCCCATATGGTTAATAATTATATTAAACTCCACCACTAAAATCGCCCCTTATGTTTTTCATGCTAATATTTACAGACCCATTTAGGCCCTAATTTTAAATATCTATACCTATTTCCGTAGGTTTTTGTAAAAAGACTTATTTTATGTGTATATTTATTTACAAAACACCTACAATGTTGTATACAATTGTAACACTTTTAACACAGATAAAATGGAGTTCCCATGCCAAGTAATAAAGATGAACCAAAAGAAATTGAATCCGAATTCGTAGCCAGAGCCTCTGAAGAGCTAGAAGATGCAGTAGCGGAAGAATTGGAAGTCGAAGACCCCTCTGTAGAAGAAGCGGCGGCGATTATCGAAGAGCTTTCTGTCGAAATCCCGGTAGTTGAAGAAGCTGTTGAAGCTAAAGAAGTTTGTGAAGCCGAGTGTGAAGCTCAGTGTGAAGCTGAGTGTGAAGAAGAGGCTTCGGCTCAGGAGCCAGACTCCGATGATCCTCCGGTCCGTATGAGGGGGCCTCAATAGTTGAAAATACCTAGTAATATGTCAGAGCAAGAAGTTGTTGATATAATTACTAAGGTTAGCGAAAGACTGTCCAACAAATTCACGTTCGCATTCTATACTACTGAAGATATAAAGCAGGAAGCTTTTATTATAGGTATGGAGGCGCTTGAAAGATATGATGAGAGTAAACCTTTAGAGAATTTCTTATTTGTCCACATGGCGAATAGATTAAAGAATTTTAAAAGAGATAACTACTTTCGTCAGGACGAAGGTAAGGCAGAGAAGGTACAGAAGAGGAAAAAGAATCTTCTAGAGCCTGCTAACTTAGAAAATTTCAGCGTCGCTCGTGAAGAGGAGGACTTATTGTCCAAAATATCTAATTCCGAAATAATGGAGTTAGTCAAGAGGAGTATACCCTCAAATATGAGGTCGGACTATTTAAGATTGTGTGCCGGAGTCTCAGTATCCAAAAATAGGAAAGCAGAGATAGAGGCAGTAATCAGGGAGATAATTGAAGGCGAATGAAGCGAGGGCGTTTTTCAGTAGAAGAGACACAATATATCGAGCAAAATTGCGAGGCTCTTTCTCCAGAGGCCATAGCCGATCATCTTGATCGTAGTGCTTCGTCTATAACTGCGTGGATCGAAGAGAATGTAGGGTTCTCGGCGAAACAGAAAAAGGAAGTCGAGGCCCATCGGGAACTCAGACAGAAACCTTACTGGGGCGAACTATTAAAGCAGTTCTCTGAGTCAGAATTGGACTTATTTCAGTTCCACTTCAAAAAGATGTGGGCGCAGTTCAAAGATGACGTGTTTCACACAGAAGAAATCCAAATCGTGGATACCATCAAGCTCGAAATTCTAATGAATCGCATCTTAACGAGTCAAAATGAAAACCTGACAGACATTGAGGCGACGCAGCTCCTAATTCAGGTCGAGAAGGAACAAGATACTGCGGATCAAGACCGTGACTACATCTCGTCACTAGAGCGCCAAGTATCTATGGCTAGGGCGGCGCATGAGACGCTATCTAAGGATTATAAAGATCTCCAGACACGTAAAGCAATAATGCTTAAAGATCTTAAGGGAACGAGAGAGCAGCGTATTAAACAAATCGAAGACTCTAAGCTGACGTTTGCATCGCTGGTGAAACAGATATCATCAGATCCTACTTTCAGAAGCCAGATAGGAATGGAAATGGAAAAAATGCGTTTGGCAACTGAAGCTGAGAAAGAGCGTTTATCACAGTATATTCAATATGAGGATGGACAGATAGATCAACCATTTCTGTCCGCAGAAACCACTAAAGGAGGAAAATAATATGAAGACCGCAATTATATTTGGGGTGACAGGCCAAGACGGTAGTTATTTAGCCGACTTGCTACTTTCTAAAAAATATAAGGTAGTAGGAGTCGCTAGACGTAGTAGCGTGGATACGACGGAGAGAATCGGCGAGCAATTAAAGCATCGCAACTTCTTACTCGTCGAGGGAGATATTACCGACGGATTTTGTGTTGCAGACATTATTAATAAACATGAGCCGGATGAAGTATATAATCTTGCCGCACAGTCGCACGTAGGTACCTCATTTAAGCAGCCGACACTAACTTGGGACGTAACTGCCGCTGGATGTTTAAACATCTTAGAAGCGATCAGAGCGTGTCCTAGAAGGGAACAAATTAAGTTTTATCAAGCGTCTTCGAGTGAAATGTTTGGTAAAAATTACTCAGTCTCCGGAACTGAACCAAGTGTGGGGGATACTCTCCTTGGGGTTGGCTCTACAATAAAATATCAAGACGAAGACACACCTTTCATTCCTCAGTCACCTTATGCTATCGCCAAACTAGCTGCGCACCACCTTGTGAGGAACTATAGAGATAGCTATGAGATATTTGGGTGTTGTGGTATATTGTTTAATCATGAGAGCGAGCGACGAGGAGAAAACTTCGTAACCAGAAAGATTACTAAGTGGATAGCTAGATTCTTGGCTTGGGAGAAAAAAAATTCCACCGAAATACCATATGACTGTAGATTTGGCATTGGGGAAGAGGGCATTAGTATGCCAAGAGAACGACAGTTCATGGATATGATAGCAACACCTCGCTTTCCTAAACTCAGGCTTGGAAATTTAGATGCACAGAGAGATTGGGGTCACGCGAAAGATTATGTGCGGGCTATGTGGCTTATGCTACAAGAAGATATTCCTGAAGACTATGTTGTAGCGACAGGAAAGACTCATAGCGTTAGAGATTTCTTAGATATTGCTTTTGAGAGAGCTGGAATAAGTGGCTGGGAAGATTTCGTATTTATTGATCCAGAATTCTTCAGACCGGCAGAGGTTGATTATCTATTAGGTATTCCAGACAAAGCAAAGAACCAGCTTGGCTGGGAGCCTGAAATTTCGTTTGAGCAATTAGTACACAATATGATTGATGGAGATTTAGATGAGGAACTACTCAGACCCAAGCTACAAGAAGTTCAGGACTGACGTTCTGAAGAGAGATAAGTTTACCTGTAAGATGTGCAAGTCTAAGGGTGTTAAGGGCAAACGTAAAAAACTGTATGTTCACCACATTAGAAAATGGGCTAGCGCGTCTTCGTTGAGATACGAAGTAAGCAATGGAATATCTCTTTGCTATAATTGCCACAAAGAGGTTACAGGTAAAGAAGAACACTACGAATATTATTTATTAGGATTATTGGAGAGGTAATGGAAAACATTTTACCAAGAGAAGCAGAGCATCAACTACCAGAATGGCTTACGGGCCAGATGTCCGACCTAGAAAGACAAAAACTTTTTGATTGGGTTTATACGAGTGAGCCCTCTACGGTAGTAGAAATCGGTGGTGGGTCAGGAGGAGGTTCTACTTTTTCTATAGCTGAGGCTATGGCTAGACTGCGGGACGAGGGCAAGTGTCAAAACTCTGTTCTTCTAACCGCAGATCCGCAAAATGGACCGGCTAGAGAGTTTTATGGGCAGAACGAAAGGTATAAGGACTTTATCAAGTTCCTATCGTTTTCTTCAGAATTTGAGTATATTTTTCCAAGTCAGATTTTGCCCTCTCCTGATTTTCTATTCTTTGATGGGCCCGAAGATCCCACTCTTAATTTAGAAGATTTTAAGTTTTTTGACAATATAGTAAAAAGCGGTTGTAAGTTTTCATGTCACGACTGGGAGACATCACCAAGAGCTTTTGATGGAGCTACATCCGTTAAGGCTTCAATGTTGAGGCCATATCTAGAAGGTCTTGAAACATGGGAAACCTCGGAGTACTTGTCTGGACTAGATGGTGAGTGGCCAAACTTAGACCCCGAATCTAGAGCAGTATCTGTAGGGTTAATATGTATGGTGAAAAAATAACACGGAGACACTAAACAGGTGGCAAAGAAAATACCAAACTATACCGTCATTAAAGACACCAGAGAGCAGCGTGGCTGGATTTTTAACAAATCCGACCGATGTGACGGTATGCGTGTCGAAACGCTTAAGACGGGCGACTACACGCTCAAGGGCTTCGAGGAAATGGTTTGTATGGAGCGAAAGTTTAGTGTGGAAGAAATAGCCACCAATTTAGGCAAAAAGAAAAAGGCTTTTGGAGAAGAGATGAAAAGAATGAGGGAATTTCCCTTTAAGTTCATTATCTGTGAGTTTACTTTGGATGATTTGGTTAATTATCCGAACTCTATCTTTTCTGAGGAGATGAAGAAAGCAAGACCGGAATTTACAAAAAGTAAAATAGCAGAGAGAAAAGTCACAGGGAAGTACTTATTAAAAGCCCTTATGGAATACCAGATATGGAATGGAGTACATATTTTGTTCTGTGGAGATAAGACAAATGGGTTCTATGTCGCTAGCAGTATTTTTAAGAGATTAAACGAGATGTTTCATGAGTAGACCTACTAATTATTCAGCACTATCAAATTGGCATGACTATGGGGTTTTGTCTAGCACGCGAGAAATATTCCTTTCTCCAGCAGATGATGATGGACTGTCTTCTAAAGACGCAGTAACATTTATCAAGAACCTAGTAATGCTTGAATCTTTAAGTTCTAACCCTGTTGTTATACATCAATACAACGTGGGTGGAGACCAGAGCGCCGGACTAGCTATCTATGATGCGATTATAGCCAGTAAGTGCAAGTTTTTGTTTATCTGCTATGGTTCCGCATCTTCGATGGGGAGTATAATCCCACAGGCCGTCTTTGGAAAAGGTATCAGGGCGACACACGCTAATTGTGAGTGGGTTATCCACGAAGGGGCTTGTGAGCTTAGCGGAACGACAAAACAGTTTATATCTAACGCAGAGGCTCTTAAACGCAGTAAAAATGCAATGTATGATATATATACTAAGTGCTGCAAGAAGGGCTCGGCTTTTAAGGGTAAGAAACCCGAAGAGATTAAAGCTATACTTAAGCGTAGACTGAATGTAAAAGAAGACTGGATACTTAGCGGGGAGCAGGCGGTAGAGTATGGGTTCGCCGATGTTTTAATTAGAGGGAAAAACTCTGTAGAAACCCTATTGAAAAAAATATGAGCGAAAAAAACATAATAAAGACTATAGAGGATGCTTGGCTAGGCGTAGACCTAAGGGAAGAAGATTTATTCAACCCTATGGATTTTCTTTTTTATGATAACGATCCAGAAAAGATGCTAGAGAGAACAGCATGGCTCATGATGAGACCGGAGTATTTCTCTTTTGTTTGTAAATATGTTCTTAATATTGAGCTGTCCCCTTTTCAGTCTCTCATACTCCAAGAAGTTTGGAACAAGAAATTCCCAATGCTTATCGGTAGTCGTGGTATGGGTAAATCATTCCTACTCTCTGTGTATCCTTTGCTAAGAGCCTTGTTTATGCCTAGACGAAAAATCATTGTCGTCGGTGCGGCCTTTAGGCAGTCTAAAGTTCTATTTGAGTATATGGACACCATTTGGAAGAACGCACCCGTCCTGAGAGATCTGTGCGGCTCTAACAGCGGTCCCAGAAGAGACGTTGACCGATGTGTTATGCATATTGGAGATAGCACTATAACCTGTTTACCTCTGGGTGATGGAAGCAAGATTCGTGGTCAGCGTGCGAACGATATTATTGCAGACGAATTTGCGTCTATTCCACGAGAGATTTTTGAAAACGTTGTTGCTGGTTTTGCTGCTGTAGCATCCTCCCCTATTGAGAAGGTCAAAGCTAAGGCTAGACAGAAAAAAGCGGTTGAGCTTGGGGTAGAATACAAAGAGAAGGAGACAGGACTGGCTGACGATAAGTCAAACCAAATTATCTTATCTGGTACCGCTTATTATGATTTCAATCACTTTGCTGAATATTGGAAGAGATATAGAGACATCATAAATAGTCAGGGCGATAAAGCTAAACTCAGGGAGATCTTTGGAGACGATGCTCCAGAGGATTTTGCTTGGGAAGAGTATTCTGTAATTCGTATGCCCGTAACAACTATTCCCGCAGGCTTTATGGATGAGGGTCAGGTAGCAAGAGCGAGAGCAACAATTCACTCCGGTATCTTCCAGATGGAATATGGGGCGTGTTTTACTACAGATAGTCAGGGATTCTTTAAAAGGTCTTTAATTGAGGGGTGCATTGCCTCTCCAGAAAACAGCATAAAGATAAACGGCGAGGATATTAATTTTGAATCGCAGCTAAAGGGAGATCCAAACAAACAATATATTTTTGGCGTTGACCCTGCATCAGAAGTTGATAACTTTAGCATTGTTGTATTAGAGGTAAACAAAGACCATAGACGTATTGTTCATTGCTGGACTACAAACAGGAGTCAACATAGAGAGAAGCTCAAGTCTCATCTTGTTGAGGAGGATGATTTTTATTCATACTGCGCCAGAAAGATTAGAAACCTTATGAGGGTATTCCCTTGCGTGGAAATAGCTCTTGATGCTCAGGGTGGTGGTATAGCCGTCATGGAAGCCCTGCACGACAAAGACAAGGTTCAGGAGGGCGAGGTCAAGATATGGCCGGTCATAGATTACGATAAGCCCAAAGATACAGATGACGAACCCGGATTACACATATTGCGGATGTGTCAGTTTGCAAAATACGACTGGCTCGCAGAAGCTAATCATGGACTCAGAAAAGACTTTGAAGATAAGCTCGTTTTATTCCCAGACTTCGACGCCGTGAGTCTCGGTCTTTCTGCTGAAGATGACGGAATACACGGAAGAGTGTATGATACGCTAGAGGACTGTGTTATGGAGATAGAGGAGCTTAAGAATGAGCTATCTATGATTATAATGACACAAACAGGACTAGGTAGAGAAAAGTGGGATACTCCTGAAGTAAAGGTAGCAGCAGGTAGAAAAAGGCGACTAAGAAAAGACCGTTACTCTTCTTTGATTATGGCCAACATGTCTGCCAGACAGATGTTTGTAGAGAGAACAGTACGGACTTATGACCACTATGGCGGGTTTGCCGAAAAGTCGGCAGAAAAGAACGATAATGACAAGGACGATGGCCCCTTGTATCAAGGCCCTGCATGGTTTACAGAAAATATGGGCGATATATACTAATACTGTGTATATCTAAATGTAATAGAATTATCAATACTATTGTTTAAGGAACAATACAAATGGCAGACGACCTTTATTTAACATGGGGAAACGACCAAGAGCGCAGCAAGGCCTATGAAGCATCTTCTGACGCCGTTCATGCTTATGACGGCATACAAAAGTCCTTTGCTTACGACAATAGAACGTTCTTAGATATTGAATCTTCTCGCTCAGTTCGTCCTAGTTTTCATAAAGGTGATTATACTGCCTTTCGTCCCGGCGAAGCCGTTCCAACACATCAAAAACGCATCATAAAGGCATGCATGCAAGCATATGATAAGGTTGGCATTATCAGAAATGTTATCGATCTGATGGGGGATTTTGCCTCTCAGGGGATTACTCTTGTCCATCCAAACAAGACAATTGAAAGATTCTATAGAAAATGGTTCGAGCAAATTGGTGGCTTAGATAGGTCAGAGAGATTCTTAAATTATCTTTACAGATGTGGAAACGTTACGGTAAAGAGAAACACTGCTAGAATAAGCAAGAAAAAAGAATCTGAACTCAAGAGAAGTACTGCTGCCGCAGATATGAAGATTGAAAATATAGACGTTACCAAGAGAGAGGTTCCTTGGAAGTATGATTTTCTCAACCCTTTAGCTGTCGATGTTAAAAATGTTGATGCGTCGATGTTTACCGGAGATCTCGAATATGTACTAAAAGTATCAAAGACAACCGTGAATTCTTTGATGATGTCTGGTAGCGGAAAGCGACCGAGCTTACCTACCGAGATGATGAAAAGGTTTGCACAGGGCGAAAGAGAAATTCCGCTAGATAAAGACAAAGTTAGAATGTTCCATTACAAAAAAGATGACTGGAACCTTTGGGCAAACCCAATGATTTATGCGATCCTTGATGATATTATTATGCTGGAAAAAATGAAGCTCGCAGACCTAGCGGCTCTTGATGGGGCTATATCTAACGTTAGGTTGTGGAGAATTGGCGATTTAGACCATAAGATTATACCGACCAAAGCGGCTATTAATAAACTTAGAGACATCCTTGCTAGTAACGTCGGTGGCGGAACCATGGATTTAGTATGGGGTCCTGAGATTGACTTTAAAGAAAGCAGTACACAGGTATATAAATTTTTAGGTTCAGAAAAATACCAGCCAGTATTGACAAGCGTATATGCGGGCCTTGGAATTCCTCCAACCCTAACTGGCGCGGCCTCTGGTGGTGGGTATACCAATAACTTTGTCAGTCTGAAAACCTTAGTAGAAAGACTCGAATATGGCCGAGAGATATTAAAAGGGTTTTGGCAGCACGAAATTAAGCTTGTCCAGAAAGCTATGGGTTTTAGATTTCCCGCAGAACTTCACTTCGACTCAATTATATTGTCAGACGAAGCAGCGCAGAAACAATTACTAGTTCAATTAGCAGACAGAGACATTATATCTCATGAAACGCTTCTCGAAAGATTTAGAGAGTTACCAGCCATTGAAAAGATTAGAGTACGTAGAGAAGAACGGACTAGAGTTAAGGATGCACTCGCGCCCAAGAAGGCTGGCCCATATCACAACCCACAACACAAAGAAGATATTGCCAAGATTGCGCTTACCAAAGACGTTTTGGATAATGATATATATCTTGAGAATTTAGGTCTTCCTACATCTGAAATTGATCAGATAAATAAAATAGAGGTTGATGATGCCCCAAAACCAGTAGTAGAGGACACAAATCCTGCATCTCCCGACCCAAAGGGTGGCAGGCCCAATAATTCTAGAGATCAACAGAAGAGAAAAGAAAAGCGAGTTCTACCTCGCAGCAAGGGCGATGTATCTACTACGCTATGGGCTTATGAAGCACAGAAAGATATTTCTGAGTTAGTTATGCCTATGGCTCTAGCTCACTTCAAAAAGAAGAACGCTCGAAGCTTAACAAAATCAGAGTTTGACCAGCTAGAATATCTCAAGCTCTGTATCTTAACCGGCGTCAAGCCATATATGGATATTGATGCGGATGTAATAAAAGCTATCATTGACTCTGATACAAAACCATCAGATGGTTTTAAGAATGAAATAGAAATCTCTATTGCTGACTTTTCACAAACACAGAACAGAAAACCTAGTGTTGATGAAATGCGCTATATATACGCCTCTACTTTTGCTAGTTTTACCTAAAAAAATAGTCAAACTGTATTTTTTGTGTATTACCTCTTGAGGAGTATTCACATGAAAGCATATGCACAAGAAATAGCAGACGGTATTCAAGACCTAGTAGAAAACAACTGTACGATTGCGTACTGTTCCCCTATAGATCTGGAAATAACCGATGAAGAAAAGGCTATTGCCTTATCTCATGCGGGCGTTGATGATAAAGAAGATAAGCAGTTTGATCTTTATTACCTTAGTTCTGTTCTGGTGAGTAGCGGCTGGAATAAAAACGATGATGTTTTTGACCCCCAAGAAATGTGGTCAGCACGCTCAACCCCCGAAGACAAACAATTTAATTATATGCACGACGAAAAAGACATTATTGGTCACATTACAGGAAACTATGTGGTTGATTTTGGTGGTAAGTCTTTAGATGGAACTGTTGACTGGAGTCAAGCTGGTTCTCCTGAGGACTTTAATATTATCACAAACGCCGTGCTCTATAAGTCTTGGAGTGATATGGATCTCCAAGTACGTATGGCTAATATTATAGAAGAGATTGAGGAAGGAAACCGATGGTTCGTATCCATGGAATGTTTGTTCCCAAATTTTGATTACGCTTTGAGAAATTCTCAAGGTGAGACCAAAGTTGTTGCGAGAGAAGAGGCTTCTGCATTTTTGTCGAAGCACCTTCGATCCTATGGTGGAACAGGAAAGTATGAGGGTTATGAAGTGGGTAGATTATTAAGAAATATATCTTTCTCTGGCAAGGGCTTGGTTTCTAAACCTGCTAATCCTCGAAGTATCATTTTAAATGATAGTCAAAGTTTTAGTGAATGTAAAAGTAAATTTATTACTGTTTCATCAATAAAGGAGACTAAAATGTCCGATGTTTTACAGAAACAGTTGGATGAGCTAAAGGCTGAGTTGGCCGAAGCACGTCTAACTAACGAAACTATGAAGCAGGAGATGGAAACTCAGAAGACTGAAGCGATTGAATCTCAATTGCAAACGTTTGAAGAAACTATTTCTGCTAAAGACGAGGCTGCTGCCTCTCTTGAGTCTCAAGTCACGGAAGCTCTAGCTAGAGTGGAAGAACTTGAGGTATCATTGGCTTCAGCTGAAGCCGCCAAAGAAGAAGCTATTGCTAAAGTAGCCGAAATTGAAAAAGCCGCCGCTCTCGAAAAGAGAATTGCTGCTTTAACCGAAGCTGGTCTTGAAGGCGAAGAGCTGGACGAGGCTATTGCTAAGTTTGAAGATCTTGATCAAGAGACTTTCGAGTTTATTGTTGCAAAAATGCCACCTTGGCTCAACAAAGACAAGAAAGACGACGAAGATAAAGACGAAGACAAGAAGGACGAGAAAGCCTCTAAGGCCGACGACGAACTTCTTGAAGAAGAGGTTGACGAGTCCGAAGCATCTGCTGAAGATCTCGAAGAAGTAGAAGTGGAAGAGAACATTGCAATGGCTGAAGCTATTGACGAAGACGACCCTTCGGTTGAACTTCGCTCGACAGCTAGCGATTGGTTTGGTTCTTTACTTAAATCAACGGCTAATCTTAAGAAATAATTAAAAGGAGAATAGATAATGGCTCTTAAATCAGATAGAAATGAAGTTCAAACTGACATTAGTTTCTTCATGAATGAAGTTGCTACTAGAGGTGGTATTGCTTCGATGAGCACTGCTGGTAGTGGTGCAGCTATGGATCAGGGCGTAGCCTTGGTTACGTATGCAGCATCTGCCTCAGGTCAAGTCCCTATGGGATTGTTGCTGAACGATATGGTCAATCTTGACCTTACTCGCCAGCATATTAATCAACATAAGGATGAAGTGCAAAAGGGTGGTAAAGTTACCATTCTTCGTAAAGGCTATGTTGTCACCAATAATATTGAAGGTACTACACCTACTGCTGGAGCACAAGCTTTCCCAGCACATAGTGGTAATCTTTCAATTACAGATATTGTTGGCGACGGAACTGGTTCCGCTATTGGTCGATTCTTGTCTACTGTAGACCAAGATGGATATGCCAAAGTAGAAATTAACCTACCGTAATTTTTAGCTCATAAAAGGAGAATAATAATATGAATATGAAAGAACGTCCTTCCGATGAATTCATCGCATTGCTAAAACAATCCGGTAGTTCAGATAAAGCAGTGGCTATCGAGGCTCAGCGAGAAATCGCAAAAGCTTTGGAAACGCCACTACGTAAAGGAGTTTTGTTCGGCGATGTCGTAACTTCAATTTATGAAGCTATGCCACTTGAGCCGGGCGCAACCCCTGAATTCCCACTCGACCTTCTTGCTCCGGGTACGGAAAGCGAACATGTCGCTTATACCAATCCGGGTCACGGTCGTATTCCAGAACGTAGCGTCGAAGGCGATTACGTAATGGTTAACACTTACGGCATTACTAGCTCGATTGATTTCTTGCTTAAGTATGCTCGTGAGGCTAACTGGAACGTTGTTGCTCGCGCAATGCAGGTTTTGGAATCATCTTTTGTCAAAAAGATCAACGACGATGGCTGGCACACATTGCTCGCCGCTGCTGTTGATAGAAATATTTTAGTTTATGATGCAGACGCTGCGGTTGGTCAATTTACCAAGCGTATTGTTTCGCTCATGAAGACAGTTATGAGACGTAATGGTGGTGGTAATAGCGTTACCGCTAACGGCCGCCTTACAGACATGTACCTGTCTCCAGAAGCTATTGAAGATATCCGTAACTGGGGTGTCGATCAGCTTGATGAAGTTTCACGACGTGAAATCTATCAATCGGCTGACGACGGAGCTCCTTTGACGAGACTCTTCGGTGTTAACTTGCACGACTTGTTCGAGTTTGGTGACGGTCAAGAATATCAAAATTACTTCACGAGTGATCTTGGTGGTTCGTTGGCTAGTACAGACGTCGAGCTTATCATTGGTCTTGACCAAGCAAGTAGCGATAGTTTTGTAATGCCTCTTAAAAAGGAAGTTGAAGTTTATGAAGACGAAGCTCTTCACCGACATCAACGCCAAGGGTATTACGGCTGGGCTGAAATCGGCTTTGGTGTACTAGATAATAGAAGAGTTCTCGCTGGCTCATTCTAATTTAGGTACTTTACCTGAGTTTAAAGAACCGTCCTGTTGGCAACAATGGGGCGGTTTTTTTGTAGTTTTTGTGTATACATAGTTGAATGAGCTTTAATATGAACTTAGGGGTAAAGTATGGAACTGCTAATAAAAACAAACAGTGTAGAAGGCGACACCTCATATAAAGATGGGGATATTGTGCAGGCGTTCTCTTACGAGCGCATACATTTAACCAATGCTCAGGTAATATGCAATGTAAATAACTTTCCTCTTGACGATGTTACAGGGTTGAGAGTTAATGATTCATTGCTCATGAAATACCTAGAAAGAGCGTCTTTGTATAGGTTTGAGCGCACTGGAGCTGATACGGTGAAGAAAATAAACCTATCAACACTAGGAGAAGAAATTCTTGGAGCAGAAAGTATAGACGTTTCGGAATTCCTTAAAAACAGACTAAAAAGCCCTAGACACAAAGTGTTTGGGTCTTCTGGATCAGAAATTTGGTATGGAGATTCGAGAGAATTAGATATAGATGCCATGTGGGACGATATAGAAGCCCATTCAGACAGTTTGAAGTCCGAAAATAGCAGTTGGCCATTTACAGAAATAGAGAAAAAACATCTGTTGATATTAAATTCATCGGGCTTTAGAAACGACACAGTTACAGAAATTTCCAATGACACCGCCAGCGATAGACAATCGTCAGCTATCAGCGGAACAGATATGGTCGCCAAGAGACAGTGGCAGGTTCCTTACTGGGATTTGGCTCAAGACTTGGGGATTAATATTGATGATGTAAGAAATAAAGATATTACATTAGACGGAAGGAAGCCGGTACCTGAAAGACCCTACATAGATAACTTGAATGTAGACAAGGTTGTCGCGGGAATTATCACACTATAATTTATACATATTATTACAGGAGTATATGTCATGACTGCAATGTCAAACTATTTGGAAAATAAGCTTATAGACCACCTCTTGAGGGGCACGTCTTATAGTCAACCAGACGTTTATGTGGGGCTAGTAGGTAAATACGATGCAGCTCAACTTGAGGCTGGAACCCTTACCCATGAACTATCTGGCGGGTCTTACGCTAGGGTTGGTAGTATTCGCGGAGATTCATATTGGAGTGCGGGCTCTACTAACGGCCTTACAGATAATGAAAACGCCATAACATTTCCTGCCGCGACCAGCGAGTGGGGTCATGTGTCAGGTGTTTTTATAGCAGATGCAACTAGCACCGGAAACGTTTTGCTGTATGGGTCATTGACAGCCACTAAGTTTGTTGAGAATACAGACCAGTTTATCATTTCGGCGGGTGATTTTGATATTACCTTTGCTTAATTTTATAAGGAGCATAGGCAATGGCTTTAGTACTTAAAGATAGAGTAAAAGAAACTACCACAACTACCGGAACCGGGACGATAACTCTTGCCGGAGCTGTGACTGGTTATCAGGCTTTTTCTGCTATTGGTGACGGCAATACAACCCATTATGTTATCGAAGACGCTAATGGTACTGGTTGGGAAGTCGGTATTGGGACGTATACTTTGTCGGGAACCACCTTGGCTAGGACGACCGTGCTTGCAAGCACCAACAGTGATAGTCAAATAACCCTGAGTAGCGGCACGCACACTGTTTTTTGTGGTTATCCCGCCGGGAAATCCGTAAATACTGCCGATAACCTTTCGGTAATGGCAGCTACTACATCCGCTCAGTTGGCAGGAGTGATATCAGATGAAACAGGTAGTGGTTCAGTGGTGTTTGCTACAAGTCCTACGTTGGTAACTCCAGCCTTAGGAACACCTTCGGCATTAGTTGCTACTAACGCAACCGGAACCGCTGCGAGTTTAACCGCTGGAACCTCCACGCTAGCAACCAGCATTACGGTTAGTGCTAACAATACTGCCGATGAGACCGTTTATCCGCTCTTTGTAGACGGAGCAACGGGAACTCAGGGCGCTGAGACTGACACGGGATTAACGTATAACCCAAGTAGTGGGCTTCTTACGTCTACACTCTTTGCTGGAGCTTTAACTGGCAATGTTACGGGTGATGTCTCTGGCAGCTCAGGTAGCTGCACAGGCAACGCCGCTACGGTAACAAACGGAGTCTACACCACCAGCAAAATTAACGTATTAGCTGCTACAACTTCCTCTGAATTGGCGGGAGTAATATCGGACGAAACGGGCAGCGGGGCATTAGTATTCGCCAATAGTCCGACACTGGTAACACCTGCTCTAGGGACGCCTTCAGCACTAGTCGCTACCAATGCAAGCGGAACTGCTGCTAGTTTAACCGCTGGAACAGCTACTGTCGCAACAACTGTTACTATTACAGATAACGAAAGCACAAACGAAAATAACGCTATTATTTTCACCGCTGGTGGAGATCTAGACGGTGGCAATCTTGGTTTGGAATCTGACGGAGATTTACATTACAATCCAAGTACAGGAACTGTAACCGCCACAGTCTTTGTTGGTGCCTTGACAGGTAACGTTACGGGTAACGTTTCTGGCAGTTCGGGTAGTTGTACGGGTAACGCGGCTACCGCTACGGCGTTGGCCAGCTCTAGAACAATCGGCATGACAGGTGATGTCGTATGGACTTCTGCTAGTTTTGACGGAAGTGGAAATGTAACCGGGACATCTGCAATACAAGCTAACTCTGTTGATGGAACAATGATCGCTTTGGGGTCGGATGCTCAGGGTGACATTATGTACTATACTGGTACTGACTGGGCTAGGCTTGGGGCGGGAACATCAGGGCATTATTTAAAGACACAAGGTACTAGCGCCAATCCAGTTTGGGCTTCTGTTGGTGGCGGAACTGCTACAGCGGTAACCGTGGCTGACGAATCTACCGATGAGACATGTTTTCCGTTGTTCGTCACTGCTGCAACTGGCGATTTGGGGCCGAAGTCAGGTAGTAATCTAACATTTAATTCCAATACGGGTGTTTTAACGGCAACAGGGTTTGCTGGTCCTCTTACGGGTAACGTAACCGGAAACGCGAGCGGAACTGCTGCGACTGTCACTGGCGGCACGCAGGCTTCTATTACAACGTTAGCAAATGTTACTACCGTTGGTACTATTGGGACGGGTGTATGGCAAGGTACCGCAATTGACGGAGCTTATATTGATATCGAAGGCACCGAGGTTAAGTCTACCGGAGAAACCGGCGGAAGCAAGTTTCTTCGGGAAGATGGGGACGGTACATGTAGCTGGCAGACCGTTAGCGGCGGAGGCGGTGGAGATATTACAGGAGTAACCGCTGGGACCGGGCTTAACGGCGGCGGAGCCAGTGGTGCTGTGACTTTGAACGTAGATGCCGCACAAACTGTTATTACCTCTCTTTTTGCTACAGATATTAAGATTGGTGAAGATGATGAGACTAAGATTGATTTTGAAGATGTTAACACAATTAACTTTTACGCAGGAAATGAAAAACAATTAATTTTAACTGACGGAGCATTAACGCCGGGAACTAACAATATTGTTGACCTTGGAACAGACGCTTTGGAGTTTAAAGACGCTTGGTTTGATGGTACTGTAACTTCCGACGCCTTTGCTGGCCCTCTCACTGGTAATGTAACTGGGGATGTCTCCGGCAGTTCGGGTAGCTGTACAGGTAACGCTGCTACAGTAACAAATGGCGTTTATACTAGTAATAACCTTTCGGTTATGGCCGCCACAACATCTGCTCAGCTGGCGGGAGTAATATCAGATGAGACTGGTAGTGGAGCATTGGTATTCGCCAATAGCCCAACATTGGTAACACCCGCGTTAGGGACACCATCGGCTCTGGTTGCGACTAACGCAAGCGGAACTGCCGCTAACCTAACTGCTGGAACCGCCACGGTAGCCACTACTGTTACGATTACAGACAACGAAAGCACAAATGAAGATAACGCAATTATCTTTGCCGCAGGCGCCGACCTAGACGGAGGTAATTTGGGTCTGGAGTCCGATGGAACACTAACTTACAATCCAAGCACAGGAACAGTTACCTCTACAGTCTTTGCTGGCGCCTTGACTGGTAACGCATCCGGTAGCTCTGGTAGCTGTACTGGCAATGCTGCTACCGCAACCGCACTAGCAAGCGCGAGAACTATCAATGGAGTGTCTTTCGATGGTACTGGCAATATAACTGTAACTGCGGCAGGAAGCACCTTGTCTGATACGGTTACTGTCGCTAAAGGCGGTACTGGAGCAACTTCTCTTACTGATGGTGGTATTCTTTTAGGTAGTGGAACTGGTGCTATTACGGCGCTAGCTGTTTTAGGCGATGGTGTTATCGTGGTTGGTGACAATTCCACCGACCCTACGACAATTACCGCATTCACCGCCTCAGACGGAGTTCTTAAACATGAAGTTGGCGGGCTGGAACTCGACATATCCGGCATTGCTATTGGCGACGTGCTGGCAGGTACAGGTACTGGAGCGGTTGGTATTGTAACCTCTACCGGGCATAGCGATGGTGACGTTCTTACCATACAAGCCGATGGAACCGTTGACTGGGAAGCCGTTTCTGGTGGTGGTGGTGGTATATCGTGGGATGGTTCTACGGCAAATGGTATTGCCACATTTAAAGATTCGGACGAGGCAACCGTAGAGTCTAACTTAACATTCGATGGATCGGCATTAACCTGCATAGGTACAATAACAGTTGGTGTTGACGGCACAGGGCATGACGTGAAATTCTTTGGCGCAACATCTGGTAGATATTTGTTGTGGGACGAAGCTAACGACAGACTAAAGTACCGTGATAATGTAAAAGCTGTGTTTGGAAACAATAATGATTTAGAAATATATCATGATGCAACGGACTCAGTTATTAAAAGTAATACTGCTAAATTAAAAGTACTAACTGATAAATATAGACTTAATAATAATGCTGATGATGAAAGTATGATATATGCAGAGGCTGATGCAGCTGTTAAATTATACTACAATGGTGGTGCAAAAATAGAGACCACAAACACCGGCATTGATGTGACTGGTGAGGTTAAAGGTGATAGTTTAGATATAGACGGTAACTCCCAGCTTGATGGTACAGTAACGGTTGGTGTTGATGATACTGGTTATGATGTTAAGTTTTTTGGTGCTACTTCTGGTTCTTACTTAGAGTGGGACGAGAGCGAAGATAGATTAAATTTAGTTGGTGGTTCATATGTTCAAGAAGCTGTCCCGGCTAACGATACACCCACAGCGTCTTCCGCAAGAACTCTTACTTTTGATTTAAGTACTGGTAATTATCAAAATCAATCTTTACCTTCCAATAGCGGTGTCGGCACTGTAAACAAGATAATATTTGCTAATGCAAAAAGAGGGCAAAGGTTTATCATTAGACTTACGCAACATGCATCCTCTGCAAACACGGTCTCTTGGGCTGATGTTGATTCTGACGCTAGCAATACAGCAGCAACGGTTAGGTGGGCTGGAGATATAACCCCAACCATGTCTACCGCAACAGCCCATACAGATGTTTATGGATTCCTCTGCACGAATGACGCTGGAACCGCTTTTGATGGATTTATTATAGGTCAGGATTTACCAGACTAATGGCAAGAAATACTATTACAATATATTCTAGCGTTGCTTTAAGTAGCTGTTCTGGCTCTGGCCCAACCTATACGGCAAACTATGGGTCTTCCGTGGCTAATGCTCAGGTTGGAGACTGGATTACCGCAAACAAAAGAGCAGCAGGAGCAGGGGGAAGTAGTACGATAGAATCAGTATATACTTATCAAGTTACTGCAATAACTGACGCTGACACTCTTACTGTAAAATATATATCAGACACAGCTGGTAGTGGCGATGACTCTCCGTGTGATCTACCCTCCGGCACAGGCAGTTCTGGGTCTCCAGACAAAGCCCCCCATAAATTTACAAGAGATTTGGGAGCCGCATTTTTAATGTTTGTTGATTAAGTTAAGGATTTAGGAGAAAAGTATGGAAAAATGTCAATGTGCACAGTCGGGATTTTGTGAGTTTTTCAGACAGGAAATGACTTATAGCCCGCCAAATTGGCAATGGTGCCAAAACGCCACTCCGGGAGAAAGAGCGCAATACAAGATAGATTGCGATAAAAAACACAATAGAAACGAAAAATTTCTTGGTACCGAATATATAAAAACCTCACAGCTTGTTGAAGACTGTAGAGATCTTCTATTACCTCAAATAGGCCATCTAAACTTAAAAGGCGTGCTCGGAATACCAAGGTCTGGAATGTTTCCAGCCAGTATGATTGCCTTATGGTTAAATTTGCCACTCTATACAATGAATAAGTCTTCCCATGAGCTTGAGGTCATGTCGGCCTGCTCAGAATTTGGTGGGATAAGGATGAGAGACTATGAGGGTTCTGGAGGTAAGGTTTTAATTGTTGATGATACAGTCTACGCAGGTACGGCAATTGTAGACATAAGAGAGAAAATAAAAGAGGACGCGATTTATGCTACTGTTTATGCTCATCCCGACTCGCTAGACAAGGTAGACTTTTTTGCAAAATCACTCATGCCTCCCCATATACTCGAATGGAACCTATTTAATTGCGTGTACATAGAAAGTGCTCTCTTAGATTTTGATGGAATACTCTGTCCAAATGTTCCATATAACAAATGCATAAATGAAGAAGATTATATAGAATATATAAAGAATGTTGAGCCATTCTATCACAGGATACCCAAAACCCGTTGTCGTGGAATAGTTACGGCAAGACTTGAAAAATATCGAGACATAACAGAGGAGTGGCTAGAGAGGCACGGAATAAGATATGGTTCTCTAGAAATGTATCCAACAGAAAAAGAGGAAATTCGGGATAAAAATCATATACAGGAAGCGGCCAATTTCAAAGCTGATCACTTCAAAAGATCTAGTGCTCACTTTTTCGTAGAAAGCGAGTTGCCCGAAGCCGTCATAATAAGAAGGGAAAGCGGTAAGTTTGTAATTTGCCCGGAGGAATAAAGTATGATATATTTACCACAAAGAGCTGTTTTTATTCACATACCTAGAGCCGCAGGAAATTCTGTCACAGGCGCAATAGCTGGAGTCTGTGCAGGGAAGGGGATCGATATAATACTCGGAACGGGTGGAGATATAAAAAACTGGCAAGGTATGAAGCGTCACGCAAGAGCAGTCGCGCTGAAAGAAATCATAGATGAGTGGGATGACATATACAAGTTTGCTATTCATCGCCCTATGAAAGATAGAGTAAAAAGTGTCGCTAGGTTAATACAAAGAGATTTGGATAATGGGGTGCATGAAGATGCTACCTGTCCAGAGGCTTGGAAAAAGGTTCTCAAAAACGAAGACGAAAATTACTGGCAAGTTTTTATGAGTCACACGATTGACTGGTATACTAGGGGGACTGACGGAGAGAGTCTAGGGGTAGAGACTTATGACTTCTCTGAAATAAATAATCAATGGCATGATATATGTAATAAGTGCGATATACCTCAATGCTCTCTCCCAAGATTAAATTCGAGTAAATAAAATGAGACTTATTGATCTATCTCTATTTGAACCAATTTTTGAACCACTGTCTGGACTAACCGTGGGCATAGTAGACGGAATAGGTAATATAGGCGATCAGTTACTGTATTTGGCTGCTAGACAATTTTGCAAAGAGTTTAACATAGAACATTTTACGGTTAACGCCCTAGCTGAAAATCCTATACCAAAGTGCGATAAGCTACTACTTTTTGGTGGTGGCAATATTGGTTTTCCACCGGCTGTAGCGATAAGAAGGAAAGCGTTTGAGTCAGGTATTCCATGCTGGCTTTTGCCTCAAAGCGTAATAAGGCATGAAGATCTTCAGTGCGAGAAAGTGTTTTTTAGAGAGTCTATTAGTCGAGACATTATTGGTTATGGAGAAATAGCTCCGGACTTAGCATTGGGATTTGACTTTCCGGAGTCGGCTATCAATAAAAACGGATCTGAAATTTTTCTTAGAAGAAACGGTGGATCTGTACATCACCACGTAAGAGTTCAATTAAAGGTAGACCCTGCTATGTTCTGTCACACTCCGGAAGACTACTGGAGCCTGACAGATGAATTTGAGGAAATCACAACAGACAGGTTGCATTTAGCTATATGTTCCCTAGCTATGCAGACCAAAACGACACTATTGCCTATAAACTACCACAAGAACATGGCTATGTTTAAAGAATGGTTAGAGCCACTTGGATGCCTTTGGAAAGATCAGGTTCTCTCTAATGACACCTCAGACACTCTGGAAGACAGGTTTCTAAAATGAAATTCTGTGGAAACCCGTTCAATACTCTACATGTTCATCCCGCAAGCTATATAACATGTTGTCCCAGCTGGTTCACAAGCCACTTAGAGGTGATGGTGGAAGGTAGATATGAAAACTTATGGAAGGTATGGAATCATGAAAAGTTTCAAAAGTTAAGGGAGTCTTGGCTTAATCAAGATAATTCTTTATGTAAAAACTGCGTTCTGCCCTTGTTAGAAAACAACGCTACGCCCGTTGCTGGTAGGGTAGATCCTCCAATAAAGAGCTATATGACTCCTGTAATGACAAGAGGGCCGTCTGTTATTGTTTTTTCAAATGATATGACTTGCAATCTACATTGTTGGTCTTGTAGATCTAAGCCCATAATTGAGAAACGCCAAGATGAAATATTTAGACAGACAAGAAACGTACTAGATACTTTTCACGACAGTATAAAATTTATTTCTGCTATAGGGTCTGGAGATCCTTTAGCAAGTCCTGCTTGGCTTAAAATATTACAAACCTTTGATATTAAAAAATACGATAATCTCGATATTGAATTATTTACTAATGGTCTATTAATCCCTAAGTATTGGGACTCTCTTTCTCACATTCATGGCAATATAACTAGAATCAAAATGAGTGTTGATGCCGCAAGTAAAGATATATATGAAAAGACTAGACTTGGAGGAAAGTTTGAGGATCTTAATAAAGCTATGAAGTTTATATCTAAGCTAGGTAAGGATTTTATATTAAACATGGTAGTTGAATCAGATAATTTTACGGATATCCCTTTGTTTATTGAAAGAGCCGTAGAGCATAATTCTACAAGGGTTAATCTCACAATGTTAAGAGATTGGCCCGACATAAGAGGGGGAACCTCCACGTTTAAAGAGAAGAGTTTGGCAAATGTAAACCATCCAAAATATGAGGAGTTTTTAAAATTACTACAAAACAATGAAGATCTATTGTCACATCCGATAGTTGATGCTTCTCGTATTAGACCTGAGGGTCATGCAATTTTGTAATAATAACCAGAAAGATTTTATATTATTTTTAGATCCATAAACATTGTGTATATAACATTAAGCGATTGATAACATCTTAACTTAAAAGGGGGTATAAATGAGTTTTTCAGCAGCCCCATTTTCATCGGCGCCCTTTTCCTCTGTACCAGTAGTTAGCACAACAACTATTTCAGGAGCTGCCAGTATTTCGGCATCAGTCGCAGTTTCTGCTGCTGGATCAACCAAGAAAAGCGCAGCTGCATCTATCTCAGGCTCCATAGCAGTTTCTGTTACTGCGAAAGCTAAGAACACTGGCGCGACATCTATAACGGCAACAATCTCAGTCACCAAAGCAGAGGCGATGACCAAGTTACTTGGGTCTGCTTCTATATCGGGTTCAATTTCCACCGCAACAACGGGAGCCGTCAAAAGGTTTGCCGCCTCTAGCATGGCTGCCAGCGTAACCATATCGGCTGCCGGTACCGTCTCCGATAGCATCCTTGGTGCTGCTTCATTGCTTACTAGCTCTAGTGTTTCAGTTGCTGGAAAAATAAGTCAATTCCCAGATACCGAAGAGTTTATTGTGTATATCAATACGGATATAGGCAAGGTTGCGTCTATTAATACAGCAAAAAATGTGGACGCTAGCATAGAAACATTAAGAATATTTGAGGGGTAACTATGGCATCTAACGAAATACATGTTAACGATATAGGGACTACGTTCCAACTAACGTTCAAAGACGACGGCTCTGTTGTTAATATTAGTTCTGCCACTATTACTATAATGCTTCAGGGGCCCGACGATGCAACACTATCGAAAAGTGGCGCTCTTGTTAGCGACGGTACCGACGGAAAAGCTAAATATGTAACAGTTTCTGGAGACTTATCTTCCCCGGGAACTTGGAAACTTCAGGGAAAACTCGTGATTGGGGCTACCACCTATTTTAGTGATGTCCATACTTTTATGGTTCATAAGAATTTAGTATAAAGGGATAAGCATATGGCCAATGTAGCAAGAACGATAGGTACAGTCGGGCGTGACTATAGCACTATAGCTGCGTGGGAATCTGATTTAGCCGATACCAGTATTTATGCGTCTGGAGACAGCGCCGAGGCAAGCTGCTATGCCGACAGTGATTTTAGTGAAACCTTATCTATTAATGGGGTATTTGACCTTTCGGGTATACACCTTACTTGCGATGTGACACAGAGGCACGACGGAACAGCTGGGTCGGGAGTTGTCATCAAGCCAGCAAGTGCAGGCTCCTATACTGTTAATGTCTTTGAAAGCAATACTACTATATCTTGGCTAGAAATAAATGGGAATGATAGTGGTGCATACGGACTGCGTTTCAATACGGGGCTCTCTGGTTGTAGTGTTCAGAACTGTTTAATACATAACTTTGGAAGTACTTCTGTTAGTTCCACAGATGTCTACATAATGAGAAATCGCAGTCCCGTGAGTTTTACTAATAATTTTATTTTTAACAATACCAGTGGATCAAGCGCAGATCTTTTTGTTCACCATTCGGATACTTCGGTGGCGTCTTATGTGTACAACAACACATATTACTATAATAACGTAGGGGATAGTAGCTCAAATGATGGGTATATATTTTACGGCACCTTGGAGAACGAAGGGTCCGTAGCTAAGAACATAGTAGTATTAAGATATAGCGATAGCTACTGGAACGCTAAACATAGTAGTGCCACCTTAGATTACTGGGGCGCGGTTGGAGCTATAACTGGAGTAAGTAATGTTACAACAGATACATACGCCAACTCTTTTATTGACACCTCTACTAGCGATCCTGATTTACACCTAAAGACTGGCTGTAATTTTATAGACGCTGCCGTTGACGTAGGGACAAGCCCGACGAATGTAGAGATTGATATTAACGGGAATAATAGAGATACTGGTGGTGTTACGTGGGACTTGGGCGCACATGAATTTGGACTGTCCCCACCTTCTGCTGTAGGGAAAAAGATAAAAGCGAATACGAGATTTCACCTTTTTCATGGCGTGGAAGGTTTTGGGGCCTTTTCTACCGAGTTTAATTTTTAATATTATTTATAGGACATTTTGTGTATAGTTAGATAGTATTAACTTTATTTAGAAAGGAAATTATAATGGCTTGGACAACAGATTTGGTTCTTTTTGTCAGAACGCTAATTGGAGATTTAGATAGCTCCAAATATGCCGACTCTAGACTAGAGCAGATTATAGCTGTAGCCGCCTACAAGGTGTACGATCAAGCTGATTTTAGTTATACATACGTAGTAGATATTGCAACAAAAGAAATTACCCCAGATCCAGTAGATAACAAAGATACGGATTTCACTGTTCTTACAGCCTATCAGGCTGCCTGTATTATTTTAGGGAGTGAAGTAAAGACAGAATCGGCAAATTCCCTATCTTTAAGAGATGGCCCTTCTGCTATTGATCTTAGGGGTGTATCAACAGCCCTGAATAGTTTATATCAAGATCTTTCTACAAAATTTGAAGAGTTAATGAATACTTATAAAACAACTAACAGTATACACGGTCAGGCAGTTCTTGGTCCTTATAGTCCCGGAAGCGCTGGTATCGGAAATTCTTACGGGTACGGTGGTCGATCAGGCTCTGTATTTCGAAATTAATAAAAGGAGATAAATAATGGCTATAGACGTAGCACAAAAAGCTAAAACTGGTGATGATCAGCCGAATGGTGGAGAAGGTATTGTTGGTGTCGCAGGAGCTAAAGGCTTAACTGCCGCCAATAAAATTGATTCCAATCATTCTGTTTCTGCTGGAAAATCAGCATCTTTAATTGACCAACCAACAGACGTAATGTATTCAAATCTCAAAGATAGATTTGATGATTATAATACTTATAGCGCATAAGGAGAACTAATATGGCAGCCGTACCAAATTTTTTAACCGGCAGAAAAAGCAGTATCGGCACAACTGCTCTGCAACTAACAACGACTAGTCATGTATCGCGTGGCGTTCAGGTCATAGCTGACTCTACTAACTCAGTTAAGATTTATGTAGGTATTTCTACGGTCACTACGGATGCCGCAGATGGAACTGATGGGTTCCCATTGGCTGCCGGAGAAAGTATTGTCATTCCGGTTAGCGACCCCAGTTTAGTGTATGTTAGAGCCCCAAGCGGAACTAGTTCAAAAGTATTCTTTATAGCGGTATAAAATATGCCTATAGTAATCCCTACAGGCGTTTTTAACGTCTATAATGAGGCGGTCACTCTTTTTGAGAGGGTCGCCACGTTAGTATATCCAGAAAAAAAAGAACAGTGTCCTAACTGTTATTTGGATACTCTAGGTACTCGCACGCGATCTGTTAGCGTGTACAAGACTGGCGGCCCTTATCCTTTTGGTAGAGGTATGCCGTGCCCTTACTGTGATGGCAGAGGCTACAAGGCAATTGAAGTTGAAGAGGATGTTAATATTAGAATATACTGGGAGCCTCGCCAATGGAAAGATGTTGGCATGGCTATAAATTTACCAGAGGGCTCAATACAGATAATATCAAAAATGACAGACTTACCAAAGCTAGATAAAGCTAAATATCTAATACCTAAGTCTTATGGAGATATAAGTAATTACCACACTATGAAGTTTACTAAGGCTAGTGCCGCTTATCCTCAGGGGTTTAAGCAAAACCCAGAGAAATACGCCGTTACCTTTTGGACAAGGAATGGATAATAATGGCTAACATTAAACTAATACAGAGTGTCGCTCAAATAGAGAAAGAGATTATGCAAGCTCTTGTTAAAGAGGTTAATTATGTCTTTAGAAACTCTATGGGTAAAATGCTATCGCCAATAAGAAGGATCGTTTCGTCTGCAATAGAATCAAGTCCAGTGATATCATCGCTAAATGGGGGTATTCTTAGAGCTGACTTTGGTATCCCTAAAGGCAAAGACGTCACAAGCGCGATTGTTGCATCTGTTGCAAACTCCACAGTCATTAGCATGAAAAGATTTTCAGTCGCCGGTAAAAAGATTTCGGGCGGCCTCTTTATACATGTACAGCCTTCTAGCTTTGCTAATTTATTATCTCTATCAGTCGGAGAGATTATTACAGAAAAAGGGACGCGATTACCTTGGTTAGAATGGTTGCTCACCTTAGGAGATCAAGTCATTATTGCTGATTTTGGGGTTGAATATACTAGCGCCGGGAGAAGTGGTGCGGGTCACATGACATCGCAGGCGAGGCCTTTTAAGGTTAATACTAGCTTCTCTGGAACTACCGGAAATAACTTTATTACCAGAGCGTTGGATAGGCATGTGGGCGAAATCGCTAAGGTTATAGAGAGGAGTATATAATGGCAGAAAACGAACAATATAAACATTTAAGAGGTATTGTAAACACCCAAGACGCCAATCTATCGAACACCCTTCTAGAAAACTTTATATCTTTTTACGATTGGGGCTTTACTGATGTTGGCGCTTTTTATAATATAGAAATCCCCCAGTCTGGTATCTATGGTGGAGACAGACATAAGCTTCGAGTTGTCGATGACCCTAATTATACGGATGGTCAGGCGTGGGAAGGGTATCGCTCTAATTGGGTTTGGGAAACAGGTGTTCTAAATTCAGAACAACCAATAAGAATTTCTGGCGTTTTTGTTGGAGGTACGTTTAGGGCTACTGGTAATGTAGAACAGCCTTATCATATAAATTACCCAGACGGCAGGGTTGTTTTTGACACCGCTGTTTCTACCAGTACCGAAGTTAAATTAGAATATGCACATAAATGGGTTAATGTTATTCCCGCAGAGGGCGTGCCTTGGTTTAGGCAAATTCAGCAAGGCTCTTTCAGGGCTGATAATACAACCTTTACGCAGTTTGGGTCTGGCGACTGGGCACAGCTAGGTCAAACCAGAGTTCAGCTACCTACTATTGCTGTAGAGGTAGACCCCACAAAATCACTACAGGGTTATCAATTGGGTGGTGGACAGATAATAAATTCAGACGTGGTTTTCTATGTTATTACAGAAACCCACTGGGAATGTAGCAATTTAATGGATCAAATAGCCTATCAAAATGATAGAAATATATGGCTGTTTGATACAAACAAAATAGCTGTATCTGGGGTATATCCTCTTGATTATAGGGGAGAGCTTAATGAAAATGCTTTACCTAGCGGTCTTTATCCTCAGTTGGTAGATGACGCACCAAATGTAAGTGATCCATCTTATAATCTTAGATATAAAAAGTGTTTTATAAGCGATACAAGATCGCAACCTATAACGGAGCTATCGCCAGAGCTATACATGGGAACAGTTCGATGTTCCACGCAAGTTAGAGCAATCTAGCCTGCTTTTTATGTTTTTTGTGTATATATTTATAACTAACCCAGAGGGCCAGAGGTGGATAGTTATACATATATGTTAATAAGGAGAAAATTATGGCGCTGAATAATAGAATTTTCTATGCGTGTCAAGCGGTTGCAGTTTGCAATACGGGTTATCCCCCGACGGATGGTGCGTCTTCAAACGTCGCGTTTGTGAAAGGCGTTCAGTCGGTTGGTATTACGAGTAACTTTACTTTAGACCAAGCATTTGAACTGGGCCAAATTGAAATTTATGAGAACTCGGAAGAAATCGCCGATATTGAAGTTACTATTGAAAAAGTTATTGATGGAGACAAGCTTATTTATGGATCTGCTTGTGGTAATTCTGTCAAGACTGATATGGTCGCGGCAGGTAAGAAAAAGTGTGATATCTACTTAGCTATCTATACAGACGCTGCTTCAAGTACGAGTGCTACTACACCCGTTCAGGTTGTAATGTGTTCTGGTATGTTTGTTAGCTCTGTTTCTTACACTTATCCTTCTGATGGTAATGCCACAGAGTCGTGTTCCTTTGTTGGGAATGATAAATTCTGGACAGATGGGGCCAACGCCTCGGCAGCAAACCCAAAAACCGCATTTGGTAGTCCGACCACTGATTTTGATGGTGCGGATGTTCCATCATCGGGTCTTGTAAGAAGAACAAATGTTGATATTGAAAACTGTAGTCTTCCAGCAGCCGTGAAGTCACAATCTTCGGGCGCTGGTGGAAAAAGTGGAGGTCATCATATCGTAAGCATGAGTGCAAGTACTGACTTTGGTCGTGAAAGTATCATGGAACTCGGTAAATTTGGCCCTTATCACAGATACGCAGGCTTCCCAGTTGAAGTAACTAGCGAATTTGAGGTAACGGCAGCTAGTGGTGACTTAGTTAATGTTTCAGGTAGTCATCCTAATCTTCACGCCACAGGTGAGCAGATTACGCTTAAAGATGATGCCGGTACGGTCATTGACTTGGGTAATAAGAACAAGCTATCTTCGGTTTCTTATTCTGGTGGCGACACTGGTGGTGGAAACGCAACAGTTACTTATTCTTACTCAACATTCAATACGTTCAACATCAATGGTGGTGGAACTTATTGGTAGTAGATAATTCGCGATAGTCGCTAGCACACAATTCGGGACGTGTGCGGTGGCAAGCGAAAAAGAGACGTTGGAATGGACTAAGGAAGGGTTTAGATGTCAAATATAGATATCGAAAAAGCTTTATATAGAATTATACAAGGTCGCTTGCGCTATAAGGTGCGAGACGGCCTTGTTCTATATATACATGAGCCTACACCAGAGCTAGTCTATGAGTCTTATGACGTTTACGATGAAGCCTACGAAAAGGCCTACTGGAGAGGTGTCTACGTTAAAGAAGAAGTCCTCCCCATACTCTTAGAAAACGATTACTGGAGCCCTCTAGACGACAAAGAGGCAGAAAGAGTCCAGAAGGAAATTGAAGACAAAAAGCTAGAAGCCTTTAAACAATTTATCCACAAGAAGCAGCTCGGCGCCATTAAAAGGGAAATATTCTACCTAGAGAAAAAATGGCAAAAGCTATATCTAAAAAAGAATTCTCTAGACCATGTAACATGCGCGGGATGCGCAGAGCTAACTAGAAACCAATGGCTTATTGAGAAGACAACAAGATTTCCTGATGGTTCTTCCTATAGTTGGAAAGAAGCCTCTGTCCCTAGCGCTACGAACTATAGAGCCTCTAGTGCTATTTCACAAGGGATGTATAGGTCTGTTGCTAGATCTGACACTTGGCGAGGAATGTGGGGCGCGGGCAAAGGAACAGAAATATTTGGGGTGCCCTTTTCTAGGATTACGCAAGAGCAGGCTAGACTTTGCATGTACGCTAGAATGTATGATAACGTGGCGGAAAGTCCGGAAGCTCCCATAGAGGAGATAATAGCGGATGATATTTGTCTTGATGGATGGTTCATAGATCAGAAGAAAAAACAAGACAAGCAGAAGAAACAAAACCAAGTTGATGGGATGATCTCGAATGATAAGATTAAGAACTCTGGAGAGGTGTTTGTTATGGCTCAAGACAAAGAAGACGCCCAAGAAGTATACGATCTCAACGATGGGATGGCCAGAAGCACAGTACATCAGAGACAAGCACAAATAGACGGGCAAGAGGACATGATGAAGTTCCAAGAGCTTGCAGACGTTAAACAAGATATAGGAATACAAAGACAACAACAGTTTAGTCAATCACTTAAAAATAGGAGATAAAGGAATGAAAAATGGATGATTACAATGCTTTACTGAAGCAGTCCCTTGACCTAAAGGGCAAGAGACAGGAAAAGTATAAAGAGCTATCGAAGGATAGGCTGTATAAAATAGCTAAGAAAAAAATACAGACAACTATGATCGGTGCTTTGGATACGATAGAGAAAAGCTTTGGTTTTTTGTGGGAGTCCGATGAAGAATTAACTAATGAGCAAGTTCAACTTAAAACTATTTTTGAAGATGCTCGCTCACAAATTCTAGATCGGGGAAATACCCAAATGAGAAACCTAGAGGCGGAAATGACACAGTACGACATTTCTTGGAACAGACATACAATTAATTTACCAGTAGTAGAAAAAGGAGAAGATAATGAGTGATAAGAAGGATAAAGATTTTGTAGAGGTTAACGCTAAAGACAAGAACGATAAAGACGTTACTGTCTGGGTTAAAAGACCTTCTACGGCAGAGTACAAGGATTCTCAGATTGAGTATAATAAGGCTTTTCGCGAAGCGTTAGAAGGCGGAGCTATTCTTAAGAAAAAGCTTGGCGAATACATGAGGTCTCAGGGGCTTTGGGATGATGCTAAAGATTCTGAAGAAAAGAAACTTCTTGCGGCAGTAGCAAAAGAAGAAGGCAAGCTCAAAAAGGGTGGTATCCCTCTTGAAGATGCTAAACAGATTGCGCTTGACTTGAGAAAGACGCGCGCTAAATTTAGAACTCTAATCGCGGAGAGAACTTTGTTGGACTCTAATACCGTTGAGGGCCAATCTGACAATGCTCGCTTTAATGCTCTAGTAACACTCTGTGTTTTGGATACAGATAAGATTACGCCAGTGTTTGAAGACTTGGCTCAGTATGATAAAAAGGGTGACGAGCCTTGGGCCATTGAAGCCGCTAGTGAGTTAGCTTCTTTGATTTATGAGTTAGATCCTAATTATGATAATACTCTTGAAGAAAACAAATTCCTCAAGAATTATAACTTTGCTAATAAAGAAAATGAGCTGATTAATTCTGACGGGCATGCAATTTTTCTAGATCAGGAAACAGGCAAAGAACACCTGATCGAAACAGAAGGTATGCGATTTGTTGCTTATCGCACAGAAGAAGGTTATCAAAAGCAGGATGAAGAAGATAGATATTTCGTTAATAAAGACGGAGTTGAAATTGATGAAGATGGTAATCCTGTTGTAGATGACTTTGTTCCATTCTTGGATGATTCTGGCAAACCTATCCCTGTGCCTATTAGCGCAGAAGAGGCGGAAAAAGCTGCGGAAGAAGCCGAAACCAATGAAGAAGAGGCTGAGACAGCTGAGGGCGAAGAAACCACATCAAAAAAGCGTGGTAGACCAAAAAAGACTGAAGAAGTTACATAATTTTGTGTATATAAACGTGGACAGTCTTAAAGGGGTAGCAAACGATACATATATGTATTTCGAGCTGCCCCTTTTTTTATATCAAACAGAGCATGAGAGGAGAATATGTCAAAATTCAATTTAACAGCGCAGTTGAGCTTGGCGCCTCCTACAAACGTTCCTCAAATAGTTAGGCAGGTTAATCAGCAGCTTCAGGGTATACAGATGCAGATTAACCCTGTTGTTAATGCCAAATCTCTTAACCAAGCAAATCAGGCTGTTCAGAGGGTTGGAGTAAGTGCAAAGGTTACTTCCAAAAATCTAAATACTGCTGCCGGTTCGGCAAACAGTTTGGGTTCTGCATTAGGGGCGGCGGCTAGAAGGTTCGCCTCTATTACGTTGGCTACGGGTTTCTTCTTAGCCTTGACTAGAGCTCTAGGTTCTGCTGTTGGTAGGGCTATCGAGTTTGAGAAAGAGATGTTGAAAATTTCTCAGGTTACTGGTAAATCAGTGCGGTCACTTAGGGATCTCAGTAATGAGGTAACAAGACTGTCTGGTAATCTAGGTGTATCCTCCGAAGAATTATTAAATGCTGCGAGAACTTTATCTCAGGCAGGTTTTGCTGCCGACAAGGTAACTGGGGCGTTGAAGGTTTTAGCTCAGACTGATTTAGCTGCTACGTTTGATAACATTAAAGACACGACAGAAGGCGCTATAGCTATTCTTAGTCAGTTTAGAAAAGAAGTTCGGGCGGCGGGCGGAGAAGTTCAGTTCTTAGAAATGGCTATGGACTCCATTAACGCAGTCTCTAAGAGTTTTGCTGTCGAGTCTGCCGACCTTATCTCTGTGGTCAGAAGGACTGGTGGTGTATTCGAGGCTGCCGGTGGTAAGCTAAATGAATTGATTGCCTTGTTTACATCTGTTCGTGCGACAACCCGTGAAACCGCTGATACTATTGCTACTGGTTTTAGAACTATCTTTACTCGTATCCAGAGGTCTGAAACTATTGATAGCCTTAGAGAGCTAGGTATTGTTCTTCAGGATACTGAGGGCAAATTTGTTGGCCCAATGCAGGCTATAGCGAGACTCTCTGCCGGATTACAAGCTCTTGATCCGAGAGACTTTAGATTTAATGAGATTGTAGAACAGCTTGGTGGATTCCGTCAAATTGGTAAGGTTATCCCTCTTATTAAACAGTATACCACGTCTACTGAGGCCTTAGCGGTAGCGAATAACGCGATGGGTTCTACCGCTAGAGATGCAGGTATTGCTCAACAGGGTCTTGGCAACCAGTTTGCACAGCTGAAAGAAAAGTTTGATGCCACTGTTCGTTCTTTGGCTGATAGTGATACATTTCAAACCCTAGCCACATCGGCAATTAAAATGGCTGAAGCCATATTGAGAATTGTTGATGCCCTTGAGCCATTGCTTCCTATGTTGACTGCTCTGGCGGCATTTAAGTTAGGTCAAATTGCAATTCCGGCGTTTGGTAAATTTGCCGGTATTAGCGCAAATGCGGGTGGTAAAATACACGGCTTCGCTGGTGGTGGTATGGTTCCCGGTCGAGGAAATAGAGATACAGTTCCGGCGATGTTAGAGCCCGGTGAGTTCGTTATGCGCAAATCCGCAGTCAAGAAAATTGGCGCGAACAATATAGCACAGATGAATAATGGCTATGCTGCGGGTGGTATTGTTACTGGGAGACGAAATAATTATGGTTTTAAGCCAAACAAAAAAACTTTTGATAAAGCCTTGACGCCGGAAGATAAAGCGCGATTGTTAGGTACGTCAGAATTGGCATCTAAAGAGACATCTGAGGACGCCAAAGTTTTAGCTGCTATTGGTAAAGCGAATGCAACTTATGGCCTATCTACAGGCACGGTTCCGGGTGGTTTTTCTCTTGACGCATCAACTAAGCAGGTTAAAGAAATAACAAGTGACAAGCCTTTAGGCAGCATCCCTCTTACCAAAATGACAGCTAAGGATTTTCAAATATTTGCCAAGGGCATTATGGCAAAAGTGCCGGGATCTACCATTGATGATGTAGCTCAGGCACAGAGATCAGGCGTTACGACTAATGCAACCATGCAGGCTTCGTCATACCCTATTGCTTCTATTGTAGAAAGTGGTGTGAGGTCCCAAGTAGACAGCGATCTGCAAGCTAGTGCTGCGCAAGGACTAAAAGACTCTGTTGAAGAGACAATATCAAGATTACAGTCTAGTGACGCGGGTGCAACCGTTAAGAATATGGGACTAACACTCAGTAGGGGTGCAGCACAACGAGCTGCGACAACCACCTCGAAAGATGAGCAAGCAGTTTCCTCGATGGTCGGGTTTTTGTTTGAGGGTGTTATTGATGCTATGTCGGGTGCAACACCTGCGGGAGAGAGAGCTAGTTTTGACTTACCAAGAGAGTCTGTAAGCTCAGCAAGACCTGAGTTAGTGAAATTGTTTGGTTCGCAGGCTAACCAAATGAAAATGGCCGAAGTCAAATCTTCTTTTGGAAAGCTATCCCAAATTCCAACAAAACTAAAAACATTTATAGGCGAACAAAGCAAAGTAGGACAAAGAACAACGGGAATAGATTTAAAGCGTGTAGGCTTCGCCAAAGGAGGTAAACCAAAAGGCACAGACACTGTTCCCGCAATGCTCACACCCGGTGAGTTTGTAATGAAAAAATCCGCCGCTCAGGGTATAGGTTATTCCAACCTTCATAGAATGAATCAATCTAATGGTGTTAATGGATATGCCGCCGGTGGTATTGTTACTGGGACAAGAGGGTTTTACGGGAATGGAGTGCCCGGTGGAGGCGCGTCTATAGGAACTATTCCCGGCATAGAAAGCGCGTCTAAAGGCTTTACACAACTTGCTAAAAGTATAGGGGATCTTGTTGGACAGCTGATAAGAGCTGGCGAATCTATTACATTGGGCGCAAATTCAGCGTCTGAAAAGCTGGTTCAGGGTGCAAATGTACTTGGGCCGGAACTCAGTCAGGCGGGTCAGGCATTTATAGGTTTGCCCGCAACGATTTTGAACCTGTTGGATGATGGAGCAGTTCAGCTCGGAACTGGCCTAGCAGACGCCGCCAAAGGAATAGGCTCTATAGACAATATAATGATAGAAGCCCTTACGGCATCATTAGCCCCTTTCACAGCAGCTATGGCAGATGCTTCCAAGGGAATTAGCGCTGTTGACAACATAATGAACACCACTATGACAGGAGCAATGGCACCACTCAAAACATCACTGTCATTGCTTGATGGAGAATTTAAGAAGTTTGGTAAAGAGCTAATGCTTAAGCTCAAATATTTTGATATTTTAAAGAAAGCCAATACTGATCTAGTTACCGTTATGAACGATCTCGGCAAGAAGCTTATAGAAAAGGGTGATGATTTTGACATATTGAAACCACCTATTGCCACTGTCGAGCAGGCACTTATTAGGGTTTCTGGTTACCTGAACAACTTTTATCAGATCTTTACGCCACTTGCGGGGGCTGTGCGGCAACTTTCTGTCGCCATGCAGAATCAGGCGGGAACAATAGCTGCAAGCGGTGCAGGAGTTGCGGCAGGAGCGGGCGGTGCGGCACTACAGGGGCCCATGACTCAGCTAGCCGCGAACATGTCTAGGGCAGCCAAAATTATGAGCAATATTGCAATCATTGGTGCTAGCCTTCAGCGGGCGATGGCTAATATGGTTGCGTCCCTTAATTCGGGTAAAGGTAGTATAAATAATATAACTATTAATTCCGCAGCCACAGCTCAGGAATTAGCCGAGCTAAAGGCTGAACTAGCAAAGGCCCAAGCTAGAATACTAGAGTTGGAAACTGCCGCAGCGCAAGCCTCCACCCAAATGAAAAAGACTGGCGCTAGTGGTGGCGCAGCCGCCGGAGGCATGATGATGGGTGGTGGTGGTGGTGGTGGTGGCCAAATGGGGAACAACCTAATGATGGCGGGCATGGCGGCGGGGATGGTTGCCCAGAGCATGGACGGGCTGAACGACAAAACAAAAACTTTCGTGACAGATCTTACCATGATTGGTATGATGTTGGGGATGGTTGCAATGTCCTTTTCTCCTATACTAGCGGGCCTGTTTGTACTGACTGGATCTTCGACCACAGCCGCTGCGGCACTTTCCGCACAGACTGCGGCGACAGCTGTTGAAGTTGCGGCATCTGAAGCGGCGACTTTAGCGAAAATGCAGGAGACAGGTGCCGGATTCTCCGCAGCCGCGATAGATGCACAGAAAACGGTTGCCGGTGGTGCTGCTACCATAGCCGATAGACTCAAAACCGTTGCTGCCGCCGATGCGGCGAAGGCAGATGCAATGAAAGCCAGTGCCGCCATGCTGGCAGGCGGAGTTATGGCAGGTATGGCGATAGCCGCCACTTATGTTATAATGAGAAGTAAGGCGCTTGGTGAACAGGCGAAAAAGCTAACCGAGGAATATCAAGATTCTATAAAAGGGTTGCAGGAGGGTGGCGCAGGTACGAATCTCGCAGACGCTCAGGCTAAAGTTAGAGCTGCCCTTCAGAAAGAGGCAGAAGCCGCTGGGGCTACATTCAGTGGTTTCTTAGCGATGACGGCAGCGGCTATTGTAGTTGTCGTCTCTGCGATTGCCCTATTTATCGCGGGGGTTGCCACGGGTGGTCTGGCTTGGGCGGCTGCGGCAGCCATTTTTATTGGGGCGGCTGGAGCTGCTGGGGCGGAAATAGGGGCGGCGTTTGCAACGGCCGAGGAGGCGATAGGGGCGTCTACTGACGCTTTAGTAGCATCAACGTTCCATGCCGCCACAGCTCTGAACGGACTTACTGCGGCAAACCAAGCTATGGAACTTGAGCAGCTTAGCGGCGTTGCGTTAATGGAGAGACAAGGACAGGCTTTTGACGACTTCTATGCTTCTTCTCTCCAAGCCGCCGGAGCTATGGCGTCTTTTCAGGGGATGGAAGCTGGTATGGATCAGGAGTTCAGGGGTGAGATGATGGACTCAGACGTCTTTGAGGCCGTCAAGGATGGTGGGGTTGATGCAATGAAGGAGTTAAGTCAGGCATGGTTTAAAATGGCTTCCGACATGAAGAACGGCATGAATAGTGCTGTAGACGAAATGATTAAAGGTGGTAAATCTGCCAAAGACGCGATGGATAGCGCCGCAATACAGGGTCAGCTTAAAAAGTACGGAGCTGCCGTCGAGATGGCTACGCGACTCCAGATGATGATGAGCGGACTCCAAAAACAAGCAGCTAAACAGCAGCTGGGGCTTGCTGGCATGACAGACGCAGAAATGTCTCGGGCTCAGCGCCTTCAGGTGATGGCGAGGGAAAAAGAGCTTATAGATGCGCAATCCGCTGATACAGCTAAGAAAGCGTCAGCCGCTCAAGAAAAATCAATGCGGGACAGGTTAGAAGCTGAGGCAAAAGCGAAAAAGGCTGCGGCAGAAAAGCTCGCTGCGGACATAGCTCTCGCAAAACAGGCATATCGATCTGCTTTAGCGTTAAGCACGTTTGAGGTTGCCATGGTTGGGCTGAGCGGCGCGATGAGCATGGCAGATATGGAATTTGGGGCCCTTACCGGCAGTATAAAACAGTTTAAATCAGTTAACGATAAACTAATTTCCACCTTAGCCTCTGGAAATGTTTCTCCCGAGGCTGAACAAGCAGCAATGGCTACGGCTGGCCAATTTGGACTAGAGGGGGAGACAGTCGCTCTTATTCAAAAAATGAAAGATAACGAAAAAATACGAAAAGTATTGACCGAAAAGGGGATGGAGGCATTTAGTGGAGCACTTGAGGAGAGCGCAGCAAATTTAAGGTTTGATGAATTCATGAGAGATCAGGGTATTGATCTGTCTGGACTTGACGCTGACATAAGAACAGAAATTATGAATATGCTAGAGGATGGGCTTCAGCCGGGCGAGATTGAAGAAATCATGAATAAAATAAATGGCGCCAATGAAGAGCAGATAAAGGTGCTTGCGGAACTAGCCAAAGCACAGAATGATTATGTTGGTGCTCTGTTTAAATTTGGTGGTGAGGTAGTAAAGCTCAATGAACTATATGCTAAGGCTATTAGTAATGTAATTAGCGTCCAGCTAAAGGGAGCAGAGCGCCTAGCTAAGGCTCAAGGAAGAGACATGACCGTGGGAGATGTTAGGGCGGCAGAAGAAGCTAAAAGAAGAGCGCCATTACAGGCAAGAGGTCTTGTTGGAGGTGGAGTCGGCGCTACGCAAATACAGCTAGAAAGAAACAGACAGAAGGCTAGGGAGCTGGCCAATAGAGTTAAGGCAGAGGCTGAGGGCGGTCAAGACGCAGAAACAATAACCAATCTACAAAACGAACAAAAAAACCTAGCATCTGAGACCAACGCTCTTACGGAGAACCTTAAGAAACTTTCAGATCAGTCTAAGTTGGCCGCCGCCATTATGGGCGAGATAGATAAAGAAAAGGGAAAACGGGAGACAATAAGAGGTTTAATCTCCGAGTTTACCTTTGCTAGTAATCAGGGCCGGAAGGATATGGATAGGAATTTCATGGCTCTCCAGAGGGTGATGGAGACTGGGAGCTTGAATAGTATTCCGGACGAGATGAGGTCTGCTGTTGGAGGGTTATTAGGAACCCTTGAGGATATAGCGATTGGGCCACAAGGTCAAACGGGTGGAGAAATCAAGAAGATGCTAGAGATGCAGATGGCTAACCAGCTTAAGATTAGAGCTACTGGTAGGCCGCTTACTGCGGAAGAGATGCAGAGAATATTTGATAAAACAACAAAAGAAGAGAAACTTATAGATGACCTAAAAGCTCTTAATGCCGAAGAGGTTGCGGCGGCGACGGCTCTCGCTGATCATCAAGCAGATAAGATTGACGACTTGTTGGTGGGAATTGAGAGACTCATTGCAACCCTAGAGGCTGCGCAAGCGAATGCTGGTAATGCGGCACAAGGTGCGATGCAGCAGATGCAGATACAAGGGCCTATGCATGGAGGGTTAATTCAGAGATTCGCAGAGGGTGGAACAACAAAAGCAGCAAGATATACATCGAGCAGTAAAAATATGTTCCAGCCGCGAGGCACAGATACTGTTCCCGCCATGCTTACTCCGGGTGAGTTTGTTATGCAGAAGAGCGCCGTGGATAGTATTGGGTTATCAACCCTAAGTTCTATGAATAGTGGCAAGAAGCCTATCTATAGGCAGGCGGGTGGTCCTGTTACGAGTTGGACGAATTTTAACCAAGAACAACTCAATAAAGGTGTTCAGATATCGCCAGAATTACAGAAGATCCAAGACACTATTTTAAACGGTATAACTAATAGTATTAACAGTATCGATAAGTTAAATTTTGCAGAGCTTAATCCTGCGATTGATGGTAAAAAAATAATAGAGGCCGATACGGGCTGGCCGATGGGCGGAGCGAATTGGAAAAATTTTGAAATGGATACTGGGGCTGGCGGTGCTGTTTTTCTACAAAACGGTGCCTTAGCTAGGGCTGCGCTAAACGATAAGGCGAAGCAGGGGATTAAGGCGTGGAGTCTGCTGGCAACCCCTCTTGGTGCAATCAATGACCCCCTTCTGATGGCAAACCTTATGTTACAAAAATATGAGGGAAAAGATGCTGCTAGAGCTATCCAAGCCCATAGATTCTTTTACAATAAAACATATCCGAATGGTGGCCGCATAGGAAACAATAAAAACACGCTCGCTTATGACTGGTGGGATATTGACGAAAATACTGGGACTCGTAATACGCTAACGGCTCTTGTGACCTCTTCAAGTACAGACGACGATACGATTCAGGGGGATATTTCAGGTGGCCTTATTCAAAGCGTAATGGGTTCTGGGCAGATTAGGGACTGGTATAAGGATGGTGGAACAGGCGACTTGGGCTATAAAGATCTCGATAATGTTAAAAATGTGGAACGCACGGGCCCAGCGATGGCAAATATATTTAAGCAATATACCGAAAATTCTACATGGCCATGGAAATCACATTCTTCAGATCTATATGGAGGGACTAGTGTAGCCGGTATAAATTATGGACTACCCTATCCTCCTAGCGAAGAACGTGGATTAATAATTCCAAACCGAGCAACCGCCGGAACCCTTATGGGTAATCCGGGCAAGCAACAGTTTCAATGGTTGAGTGGTTCTCGTTTTAGGGGGACCAAGTCTGTAGAACAAAACGAAGAGTACTACCGCGCTTTGCTTAAGAGTGGGGAATTTAATGATGTGAAAATGCCGCTCTTCGTTATAGATCAGCTTGCTGGGGGAGCTATGAAGTCCGCATCTTCTGCTTATGGTAGCTTTTTGCACGACAATTTATTTAACGAAGCAATGCAGGGTCAGCTTAAAGAGTTTTATACAGACCCAAACGCGGCGACCGCAGAATTTCAAATGGGCAACATAGCCAACGCACTTACAAATGCCGCATATGGTAACTGGTCGGGTACACCCAACGCACAGGCTATGCTCAAAGTTGATGGTGCGATATCCGCAATGCCAAACTTTGAGCTAGATACGGCTGCAAAATCTGGGTTTACTGGCGGGCCTTTTGGAGACACTGAGGTAGCAAAGGCCTTTAAGGGAAAAGTTGGATACATTCCTTGGAGTCTTCAGCATGAGCCAGTGTTAAATCGCGGACTACTACAGAATCTTATGGACATGCAGGCGAATGCCACGGGGAGACTCGCCGCAGCTAACAACATAACTAACGGTTGGGGCGCAGAGTTCACAAACCTTTGGAAGAATAGCGACGCTGAAAATAAAGGTCAGTCGGCGGAATTTCTCGCAACAAAGATTTCAGAGCTTTTTAATAAGATAGAGGGAGGAAATGATGTTTGGGGAGCACCTCTTTTGGGTGTCATCAAACAACAACAAGAAGCCGCTGCCGCCGACGCAGCAGCACAAGAAGCCGCCGCTGTGGAAGAGGTTGAAGGTAGGGTCGTGCCAAATCTAGATGTTTTCTATGGCGGTGATGCTCAAAAAGCACAGGCTTTACTGACGGCTCTTGGAGAATATCCGGGTCGCGACAAAGCACCAAAAGGTATATATCGAATGCCAGCATACTCAGGATTACGCGGAGAGGAGGGTGTCATTGATGAAAAAACGGGCAACCCAAGGCGAATCTTCGCCATAACAGATATCAAGCGTAATAAAGATCATTTTGATGCAATGTTCCCGTTCTTTAAGGAACTCAGTAACGAGATTTTGGGTATGGCAGGACAGGGCTATATTACGTCAGCTTCTACGGATGGAGGTGTTGGGTTTAATCCACAGAAAATGGCAGACCTTGGCGGAGGAATAGGTGGGGCGAGTAGGGATGCTCTAGCGCGTTGGTCAACGCTGGAGGATGTATCCAGTTGGTATGGTAAAGACGGACTCCCAGATAGAGAAGCAGAGAAGATGATTGGCCTGTTTTGGAATTTTAAAAAGGTAAACACAGCTCTTAAAAAGATGCAGGGAAATGCACGAACAGCAATGCGAATGGCTGAGGAGCAAAATAACGGAATGTGGGCTAGATCTGGCCTGTTTGGTGGCGATGTCAAAAATTATCCAGACTGGCTGAAACCCGCACAAAGAAATCAACCAAATCAACGACCAAACCAACAGCCAAACCAACCCCAGCAGATTCCCCAACAAAACGCACAAGGCCAAGCATTCGCAACAGGTGGCCCAGTAGGAATAGACTGGTCTCCAAGAGGAACTGACACCGTTCCCGCGATGCTAACACCCGGCGAGTTTGTTATGAAAAAATCCGCCGTAGACAAGTACGGCATAGGCTTTATGGCTGCTATTAATGAAGGCAGAGGAGGTTCTGGAGGATATATGCACGAAGGTGGTGTTGCTAGTGGTAGTGTTTCACAGTTTGGCCCACAAGAAGACTTGCGTATCGATAGAGTGTTAAGCAACACGAAAACAACCTCCAACACCGTTAAGAAGATAGCGGGCATGATAACCAATGTGGACAATAAAACCACTAATCAGGAAGACCTATTAAATAGTTTTAACACAATGAGTGAAGCTGATTCGGCACTTTCCGCCCAAATCCAGTCGGGACTCTCCGCCATACTCAATCAGCGAATAGACCTCCCCGAAGATCTTGGTGAGGGTATTGTTGGTCGTCTAACAGGTGAATTTTTGGCTCAGCTTGGCACCCTCAGACAGGAGATGGACACAGAGCATACAGACCTAAAGAAACAAAATCGACGAATGCTGAAGCGGACGCGGGGGAATTTCGGTATATTGGCAGGCGCCATACCAGCAATGATGAGACCTTTTAATCCGGCGGGACCCCCTCAGTTTATGGCCACGGGAGGTATGGCTAGAGGAACCGACACTGTTCCCGCAATGTTAACTCCCGGCGAATTTGTAATGAAGAAAAGCGCTGTTGATAAGTATGGCGTAGGCTTTATGAGAAGCCTTAATAATGGTGCCTCTCCTACATCAAGGTCAAGAGGTGTACAATACCTTAAAAATGGAGACTTGGCAACATCGGGTGGCGGAAACCTCTTTGCGGGGGTCGGAGATATTGTTTCTTCAATTAGTGACTCTTTATCTGCCTTTACTCAAGCTTTTAGCTTATTTAGTGGGCTTTCTAACCTGCTAAGCAATACAATTAATAGTATGGCAGACATGAACATAACCCATAATATTAACATTAATGGAAGCGTAAACATTCCGGGCTTCTCAAAGAGGGCAGTCAAAAAGATAATTAACGCCGTAGTTGAAGAGGTTGTTGATGACGTAGACGCGAAGATAGACCAAGCTTTTGCAGAGCGAGACAGGAACAACGAGAACAGAACATAATGGCAACAAAATCACTACATATACAGAATGATCAGACCGACGATGCTGGTGTATACCAGCGTAACAGGGGTGCGGATCTTTTTATGGAAGCTCCCGGCGGAATTCAGCAGTTTACAAACTTTGACGCCAAAGTTACGTCTTATAACAATAGTGGTAACGAGGTCAAAGCGGGATTCTTTGATAGCCCATATAGATATAGGGAAGTGTTCAGAACATACGGCAACGCCACCAATATGCCTTTCGAGTATGAGAATGGCCAGTACTCCCCAAGCGACATAAAGATTCTTGATGATATAGCTATCGTTGCCTATAAAGAGCATAGCCAATCAGTTTATACTGTTAATCAGGAACTAGAAGGCGGGCATGTCATTATAAAAGTTACATATGAAAAGACTGGCGAAAAGGTTGAAGCTTTTAGAAGTGTTGATCTTAATAGCGGGTTGGTCATTCCGGACCTTGGAACCGCAGCTAGAAACTTAACGGAGTTTACTGGTAGCAACGAGATACCGGGCACTAATGCTGGCATAAATGCTGGATATAGTATTCAACCTATTGGAGATGTTGCTGATGCTTTGGGGATAGGTCCGACTACTGAGAGTGGAAGTACTGGGCCATGCGCTGATGGTTTAGTAGGGGATACTTGGACTTGGAATATGTCCGAAGAGGAGCCGGGATGGACAATAACCTCTCCGGGGGAATGTGCAGCGGCAGGGTGCGGCAGCCTGCCTCCTGCTTATGAGGGGGGGTCTGATCTTGAAACAGGAGTAGGGCGTTGTGGTGTGGATGATACGATTGTATATGATCCGTTTGTATCCGATGATGATATCCCGAAGAAGGTTAACGAGGGGGTTCAAGGTTGCGCAGGTCCGACAATGCCCGCAGACGCACTAGAGAATAAAGACAGCGCAATATTCTTCAGTCAGGTAAAGAACAAAAAGGGCGAAATTATTGACGTTCTTCAGGGGCTTGTGGTTGATTTTACACACGGTTCAACACCTGATGACGCAACACTGTTAAGCCTCAAGAGCATGTCTAATGCTAACTTGATATGGGTAGATGAGTGCTCCGCCGATTACGTGACTTACTATTATAAGGTTCCGGTCCCGCTGTCAGGTTACTACTACCAATACGGACAGAAGACCCAGTGCGGAAGAGTGGATATTTTTGAGCGGCGTAGCGGGACTATAACAGCTGTTGACGGGAATAAGATTACGGTAACAGGACCAACTGGAGATGGTGAGTTTGATATTCATCTGCTGAATGACTACGATAGAATTAAAATTGTTTCTGGGGTAAACGAAACTAAAAAAGATCACCCCCATCCTATTAACGGAATTAAGTACGTTAAACGACTTCCTGATTTGTATAATTCTGAAACAGAGAAATATGATATCCCTGTGGATAATCAGTATTATATATATGATGATGAAAACTTAACAATGGAAACAGAGACCTCGTCTCTTAGGGGTACCGATGGGCTACTATGGGCTTTTCAGCCGGACGACCCTAACTCTCGCACCGCAATGCCGTGGAGCACCGCTGGTTCGAACAAAGGCGCAGTTGGGGTTTGGAGATATAAGCAAACATTGTTTTCCCCTCACGGCCTCAACGGAGATGGTGTGATATCTCGCGGGACTACACCCTATATAAACGCGATGGGCATAGCGCCAATATCTGATTATGGGGGTGGATATGATGGCGCAATGGAGGACGATATAGAAAGAGTCAGCGATATTCGCAATGCTATGCATTTAATGGCGTGGGGATATAGGTTTGGTCAGGCAATAGATATTATAAAACAGCCCGGCACAGATTATTACTGGCTTGCTATTAGCGAGCTGGGGAATATAGCCAATGCAGATAGTGGAATGACTTATTTTGGGGAGATTCAGACTGTTACTGGCATGAGCCCTGTAGTTAACGTTCCGACTTACGATGAGGAGGGCAAAATTAACGGATATATAAAACGAGGTATAGGTCTACAAGCAGCTATTGACTTCGGTCTAGATCCCACAACGAAGGGGCTAGCCACGATATTTATAAATCATGAGACTGGTAAATATGATCAATCTATCGACTGGAACAACATAGGAAACTATTCTTACGGCGGGTTCGAGGATGATATAAAAAGCGCGAAGAAGGGTATAACCACAACTATTGTTTCTCCCTTTGGGTATCAATCCGTTCCGCCACTTAGCAAAGGATATGGGAAGGTTTGGCTTTACAAGGTAAGCATGAATAGTGCTGACTCTGCTATTCAGGCAATAGAAACCCCTGAGGAGATTAATGCGGGAACAAGAAATGGTCACGTTTCCTCAACTTCCGTTTTTACAAGGCGCCTGATGGATGTGTTCGCAACGGTCGGAGGTTTGTACTGGTTTAGAGCATGGATTTCTAACCTTAAGGCTGGACTGACTGGGTCGCCAAAACATTTCAAGACCCATAGAAGTAATGTCAACACCGGCAGTTTTGGCACCACGGCTTCTGATCAAATCCATTATAATTTTGGATACCCCGAAAGATGGGCACCTTCATGGATAGATGGAGACGAAGACGAATATGGAAATCCGGGCGGATTTGATTCGGGTACGGGTGCTGATCTGCCCGACGGCGGTATGATGGGCGGCATGGGTATGGGCGGTGACGGTATGGGCGGTGACGGTATGGGCGGTGACGGTATGGGCGGTGACGGTGGCGACGGAGTCGAACCTGTCAGTCGTTCCGCTGGTACAAACCTATTGTTTGTTAAGTCGCAGAAGTTCGTAGCTGAGCTAATTACATATCAAGAAGAGTTCTCAAAAACGTGGGGCGATTCCGACGGGGGTGTTGATTTGTTTCGAGAATGGGTGATTCCTTATTATAGGACTAACGAGTCTCCGTTTCACCCCTATCAAACATCCATGAATGCCATGACTAATGGCTTTAAATTCGCTGACGGGTTTGGCTTTAATATATGTATGAAGGTTGACGATATTACAGATGGAAATAAGCCAATAATAGCTATTGCAAATACGGTATTCCCATATTTACCCAGTATTAGTAGAACGGCGGACGCTGCCCTGCAATCAATGCAGCAAGAATTAGATAGGCTTAAAAGGAGGGGGTATGAAGACGCAAACACTCAGAGCTTTATAGACAGACATACCAAAACGAATGAGTTTATTACAGACTTTCTTAGTGATGGAAGCGGAGAAGCTATAGATCTTGCCAGTATGGCTAGAAATGGATCAATTTTCATACATAATTGTAACCAGCCGGTAAATACTCAGGAGTTAGACTACACGTTAAGAGTCTCCCGGATGGACGCTATCCCCGAAGACCCTCGACTTGGTTGGCTAAATAAGAAATATCAAGGAAATTATTTTTATGAGTACAACTATTGGTATAGCGATCCCCCATCGATGATGTTTAGAGATGGGTCACTTCTTGTCGGCACAGATGAGGGTCGAATTAAAGTGTTTAAAGAGGAGTCTCTATCAACGCATAGATATAAAGCTAAACGGATGCAGAACTATCCGACTCAACACAGTAGGTTTATCACCATTGGCGGCGTTGATTACCTTCTTCCAGAAAATAAAGCGGCTGGGGGCTTTGCGGGGGGTATGGATACGGGCCAGAGCATAATGGACGGCGATATGGGCGGTGATATGGGCGGCGGCATGGGCGGCGGCATGGGCGACAACAGCTATATACCAGACACACCCGTAGAGGGTTCGGGCTATAAGTATTTTACCGACGAAGAGAAAAAACACATGAAGAAAGGCTTCTGGGCGAATAACGGGATGCTCGGCGATAGCGGCACCTCCGAGGGGGATGTGGATTATCTCGATACGTGGGTATGGAACGCGGGCCCGGGTGGCTACGACTACATGATAGACAGCGGTGTAACTGGATGGGCCAGCCTCCAGAGCCTCCTCGACGCTGGGCATGGCAGAGAAAGTTATGCTCCCGCTGGTTTTGTACCAATGATAACGGAAGATGATAAACCGGCAGATTATGTTTCCGTTTATCGCAATTACTCTCACTACTATATCAATCCTACTAGCGATGTTCTCACGACCCCTATTATGCCAGTGGGTGAACGTTTCATGCACACAGCAACCATATCCAAAGACAGGCACCCTGCTTATACTCTTGAGAACCAGAAAGACCCAAGGGTTCTACCCAAAGACGAAAGGAATATATTACTTGGTCAGCCTTTTGGGTATCTATTTAGATGTGATAATGGACTTCTCGTTACTCACGGAGCTTCTTATACTAACGAGTTTGATATTGAGGGCAAGAGTCTAGCCCATAGGTTATATCTATACGAGGTAAATAAGGATGGGTTTTTTGACTTCTTCCAGAAGATAACTCCGGCTACTAGCAATATGGCCAATGGGCTTATTCCCACAAACGGCATTCAGAATAAATACAATAGAGATGGCAATACTACTAGATATCGCACATTAGATATTCCAAAAGAATCTGTACCAAATTATGTCAATATCTTTCCCGAAGGATCTATAACTTTTGAAGAGAAGATAGAAGAAAGCAGAACAATAGCATACCTAATGAAAAATATGTATGACGTTCTGTCTGGGATGGTGGTATTGATGACTCCTTACGGGAATGCCGTATTTAGCGATAGCGGAGCCTCTAAGAGCTATGATTTTATTAGCGACCACAGAAGCTCTCAGGTGTCTCCGTATTTCTCATTCACAGAAGAGTTTAATGCAAAAAATCCATATAACCTTAACAATATGTACTCATATCGTGAGGGTCTTGGCATTGATTACCCCGCAAATATCTATGATGTAAATGATGAGCATAGCGGCCTATGTGCCTTCTATAACATAGAAACCAGCTCATCACAATATAACTCAATTAGAATATTAAAAAGTGTAATATTTACAATTGATGTAGAAGAAAATACCACCCTTAAGGGTGCGGATGACTCTGACATTGCACAAGTTTTGCCGATTTTAACATTCTATAAAGACGACCCTAGAAAGACAATAACACAAACGGCAGTTGCTGATGCGATGGGGGGCGGAACCAAGCTGCCTTATGGGCCTAATTCGGTTTACAATCCTAACTCGCCACACAGCCCTCTCTACGCCGATGGACTTCAAGATAGCGCAGCCCTAATAAAATATCCTACTTATCGCAGAACCAGTGTTGCTGGAGATCAGGGTTGGCGCGCAACAGTAGTCATAGATGGGCCTACTCTGTCCGCTCTTTCCGCGCATGGGTCGTTAATTAAGAATTCTAACGACAACAAGACTATTCTTTATAATGATGGAAATGGATATACAGATGGGTCTTACAGTCAAACGTTTGATGATGTAAACAAAGCTAGCTTTGATTCTAGGGCTCAGGTTGAAAGCACTTTAGTTGTAGGTCTGATGTCTCATAACACTCAAACTTCAGACTTTGACGGAATCTATAGAACGAAGTGGGTAGCTGGGGACGAGAATAAAGGAACGTGGGGTCAAGAACTTAACTATATCCCATACAGTAAGCCATTTGATATTTCCTCCAACGTGCACTCATTTATAAATAAAGCTAAAATATCATCCGTTAAGCTTGCTTACAATGACTATGATCTTGGAGATATAAGGAGGTTTCGGTGTGCATCTTTCCGTGAGAATCAACACTCACCATCTGTTTTTTTTACGCGCCTTGAGGGAAATGATGCTCCGACAAAATTTGCACAGCCGGGCACTGAAGGGTTTTTAAGAATGGGAAGATCTAAAACCCCTGCGCTTTTTGATATAGAAGGTACAGTTCTTGGTGGCACAAATAGTGAATCTATACAGATAGTACAATCTGCTAGTTATGATTTTTGGGGTGAATGGGCCGTTAATTACGTTGCGGATTACGTTAGTCACTCTTCAGATATTCAAAAACCAGAGTTCTTAAGTCTCTCAATATACTCTGCACCCCAAAGCTCTAAAAGCTTTAATATGTCAACATCTGGTCATGTTGTTTCTAGTGGATTGGCTCCTACTTACATAGGCGGTGTCGCGAGTCATTCTGATAGTATGCCACTCAAAATTGGATCTACTCCAGCTGTGAATTATCTGGGGTTATCTCTTCCTGTTCCGCTTGGATTTAGATGTGGCGGAACATCTCTGTTTACCCCAACAGCATTTGGTAACACCATAGTTAGCGGTATGTCGGCTCAATTTCCGGGCGGAACTGGCGTAAATAAAGGTGTGGCGCTATCTGTAGGTATGCCTTATAGTAGTGGAGGAATGAGGCTTGCAATGGGTCAGCCACATTTAGGTAGTGGCAATATGAATGTTGCAATGTCTGGAGTGTATGGCTCCTATAATAGCATACCATGCATAGAGGGGAATTTATATCTTAACGCTACTCATGTCGATAACGCCAATATACCTTTAAACTTAGGTAGGCTTTCAGATAGTGGAAATATGCCACTATACATGAGAACACCAGACCCTGCGTCCGGAGTCATGAACCTAACCATTAATACAGAACCATTTAATAGCAATAACGCTTCATATCCATCTGGGCTTCATCTTCACCAAAAGGGGTTTGCAGAAAAGACAGCAAATACAAGCCTGTATATTGGTGAGCAGGCTAGTGCGGGCTCTGCACCTCTGTTCTTAATGCAGCCACACAGGCTTCCGTTTATAGACCCACAGTCACCGCCAACATTTGAGGGTGATGACACAATGCAGATACCCAATCTTTATGTGTCTGGAGCCGCTGTTCCTACTGCTAATAGTTTAGATGATAATTTTCATCATCAAAAACAGATCGTTCGGGAAAATTCACAGCTTGACTATAGCTCTAACGCAGAGTCTATTATTTCTTACAATAGCTCGAACTCTCTATCTAGGAATGCATTTATTCCAAACGGGTCACATGACTATGGCGTAAAAAGGATTTCTAAAGTCGGAAGCAGTCTAGAAAGCTATAACGGGTTGGGCACAACCTCTTTCTATAACAATGAAATGTCTAGGCAGGCAATAGATTCAAATGGAACATATTTAGCGGTTGGCACGAATTCTAGCCTCGTGTCCAATATGCCACCTTTGCAGATTTTTAATATTTTAGATGAAAGCTCTGTCAAGTTAGCATATACATACACTGAGTTTAAGGAAGACCTTGTAGATTTGAGCATTTCTAATGCTAGTGAGGTTATGTTTTATTATAAAGACGTTAAGATCTCACCAGAAAATAAAATAGCAGTTTCCGTAAGGGCTCAGTTTAATGAGTATATTTCTGATATGATATTCATATTAGAGGAAAAAGCGTTCGATAGATTATCAACAACAAAAAATGCTTTTGATGAGTGCGCAATAAAGCCTCAAAAAAGACTTAACGTTACCATCGAATCTTTCAAGAGGTGGAAAATCACATCAGCATTTACTTCTAGCTCTTGGAAAAAAACGACCAGCGTAGATAAGATTCTGAATAGGGTTATGGGCGAATCTATATCTTGGAAGGGTGAAGACCTATACTACGGAAAACAAAGTACGCGGTTTGCCAATATTTACGCTAGGTATGAATCGGATGATTATGCAACAGAAAACAAAGCGTTTGGATTCAACCAGACGCGCGACGCTGCGGGATACAACAGCAATATAAACAATATACCAGCAGGAACAAAAACTGGATTTGGATCAAAAATTCAGCTTGCGGGAGACTTCGCTTTTGTTGGTGCTCCACTGCTCGACCCATACATTGCAAACAATAATCTTTCTGCTGTTAATGCCGCATCGCCAGATGGAGCCGTTTACATATTCAAATATGATAGTGGGTGGTCGTATGTTGATGCAATTTATAGTGGCGGATTAATCTCTTCTGCTATTGCAGGAGTGGATAGTTGTGCTTATGATGCAAAACTGTTTGGTTATGATTTAGATTATGATTCTAAGTCTGGATACCTATCTGTGGGTGAACCAATGTCTAATACAGTATATCAGTTTAATATCAACGCTGCGGGAACGCCTTCGCTATTGAATTCTTACTCTAGTACAGACAGCAAGTTTGGAACTTTTGTTAATTCTGTATCGGCAGGACTGATAACAAATACAAAGTCTAAAATACAAGATGTAGTATATTCTCAAGATTTTGAGTTCTCAACAGAAGAAATAGAATCCGAAATTCAGCAATATGTACCCGGCATCAATGTTATAAACAGCGTTTCTCACGAGATAGTGTCAGTCCAGAAGGCTACCCTTATCGGTGAAGAAAAGCTATTGGTGACGCGAGATTTTGAGGTCAATTACGGTGCTGGAAGAATCAAGAAAATACAAAAGATATCACTCTTGGACCTGCGAGATATAAACGGCACGCTGTATATCTCTGGCCCATCACCCGTTTCTGATTCACTAAACCTAAGTGTTCTCATTCCTTCGGGAGGGGCTACTGGAGATTTAGGTATAACATTCGGGTCAATCGGGACTGGCGTCGCGATGCCATTACATCTAACTAATTATATTGGTAGTGGAGAAGCTCCTCTATATATGAGGGCACCATTACAGCATCCTCAAACCCTCTATATGAGCGCTGACTTTACACCGGCTACATCAGAGTCTTCATTAGTTACGGCAGGGCCACTTTATGCTAGCAACGCTTCTGATCTTAGTATTGAGGGCAAAACTGCTCGGGACTTGTCTTCCTCAGTATTTGTTCTTGGGGGAAGAGAAGGGGGCGGAGGAATGGCTCAAATGGGCGTGAATATGAGGATTGCTCAGGTTGATCTTTATCCTACATCTGGCCAGCAAGATGTTTTAATTACTGGTATCGGACATGGAACCGGAAATATCACGGGCAGTCCTTCTCTTTGGCTTGGTGCTGGGGATTATGGGCCTGCTAGCGGAACAACCTTCATGAGAATGGAAGCACCTCCATCGGCAGAGGTTAGTGCTTCTAAAGGCTTGGCAATCATTACAGATCCCGCGTCGGGAGTAGCTGAGAACACAGCCACCCTAATGATGCCTAACACACAAACTATTGAGGTAAACCCCACCATACTAAGAGAGGCTCAACCTCTACATATAATTTCTTATGTTCAAAGCTCTGGAAATAAGAATCTGGTTGTATGGAGAGAAGGTGTTGGTGGAGGAACAGAGGCAGAGGCAGATACTAGCCTAACGCTAACCAGTATTACATCAGCATCGGGCGTAAATGTGTATATGTCAGGGGGATATATATCTACAAACACAGCAAGTCTTACACTTCCAGAGGTTTACACGACACCTAGTGGAGATCCAGATTTGTTCATAAGAGGTTATAGCGAGTAAGGAGTTAATTTATGGCAGTTACATTTAATCCAGTTGGGGGAGACTCAATCACAATCGGCGGTACAGCCGCTACGGGGCCTTTCCCTAAATATTCAGTTTCTACCGAAAGGGTAGAGGCGTCGGACGGCACCCTTATAGATATGACATACAGCATATCTGTAACTGGTCAGATTATAGCTAGTGGAGACATGGTAGATGCTGGTGCCAGACAGGATAGTTTACATGAAGCAATGATAGCTAAACTAGTAGCTATGGAAAATGATATTCCTGTTGGAACTCTGGAAATAGTTGCCTATGGTGGGCGCGCAAATGTTTTGAATTTTAATGACGCAACACTCACAAGTATAAGCTTTGGTGAACAAGATGACGACACCGCCGGAACTCAAGTTGGGGATTATACTTTTGAGTTTACCGCCCATAAAAGAAGTTCTACTAAAACTGGTAGTTCGTACAGTCTAGCCAGTGCAGAAGAGAGTTGGGATATATCTGAGAACGCTGAGCGATATTACGCAAGTAATGATTTCACCAACCTTCCTAGCAAGACTTATACTATAACCCACACAGTAAGTGCTGCCGGATATAACAAAGTTACAGATACTACGTTTAATGATTCTGGATGGGCTCAAGCTAAAGACTGGGTTCTCAGTAGGTTGGTTACTACTCCCGCAACAACTATCACACAAAGTGTTGCAGGACAAGACAGGTTCACGGATTTTCAGGGAATCTACATGGGCGAAAGCTCTAGCGACTTTATTGACCTAAGCACCGATAGCGCATACAACCATAGTCGAGTGGCGCAGTCAGACCTTCCCGGCGGCTCATATTCTGTTACAGAAACATGGTACATATCTAAACTCGCGGTCACGCATGATTTTGATATGTCGTTAGATACGGGAGAAGATGGAGTAACCAATATTACAGTTAATGGTAGCATACAGGGGCTTAACACATCTTCTTTTGCTACAAGATCTGAAGATAAAATTACACAGGCGGAGGGCGTTCTTGATAATTGTTTAACTCAGGCTTATGGGTTAGCAAATACCTTTTATCAAGCAACTATTACGTCTGCTACACCTCTTAGTACCTCAGAAATGTCTAAAAGTGTATCTAAAAATAGAACAACTGGTGTTATAACCTATAGTTTAAGCTATAATGATAATGAGTTAGAGTCAGATGATACAATAACTGAAAGTCTTCAAATTTCAGACGATAACGAAGATCGGTCAAACAATGTTGTTGCCATAATACAAATTATAGGTAAAACTGATGGCCCTATTTTTCAGAATATGGGAACAACCACTGAAAGGAAAAGGAGTGCAAGCTTGGAATGGACAATGAAAAGAGCTAATAGGAGCAGTAAGCCCTCTGCGGATGCTCTCGCTGCTGTTAATGCGTATAAACCTACAGGAGCGTATCAGCTGAGTAAGTCAGAAAGTTGGACACCCTCAACTGGCGGATATTCTTTATCAATAGAATGGACATATTAGCATGGTACAATTAACAGAGCCTTTAAAAATGTTCGGCGTATACGTCGAATCTTTTACGTCGTCGGTTGGATATGGCGCGGAATCCAGCACTATGCAGATGACCCTCGTAGAAGATCCAGACGATAACATTACAATAAAGCACTCTCTTGATGGTGGAGCTACATTTGTAGATGGGTTTCCAGAGGTTGGCACAGTGTGCCAGTTTGCTTTTGAGGGGTTTGAGTTTGTAGGTATATTCCAGAGGTATAACTATTCTGAGTCTACTGGTGGTAGAAAGTATGACGTAACTTTTGAGTCTCCATCTAAAATTCTTGATGGCGTACAGGTTATATTGAGTGGGTTTGAGGGTACTGGATTTTGGGATAAACCATTTTACCCTTCTACTGATTGGAATTTCACTAGCCAACTTAACAATGTTTATAACCCCTTTGGTATTAAAGAAAACTACACTTGGGGAGGAACGTTTGGCTATTCTGATTATAACTCAGCTGGCTTTCCTGTCGTAGACGACCCAAACCAAACAGGGTTGGCGGCTAAGGGTCTCCTCACCATGATAGAGGAGATATCTCAGTCTAAGTATACTTACGACAATCCAAACGGAGCCGCGATACATACTTCAGTTAACTCTAGCGGTGAAGAGCTGATAGGTGGGCCCATATGTTATGGCGACAGTAAATTTGTCATAGACTTTGGAAATCTAAAAACTATTGTGCCGGATTTCTTCAGGCTAAAGGGGCCCACCAAAAGTATAAATGCTATACTTCAAGAGTGCTGTGAATTGATTGTTCATGATTATGTTACGATCATAGACCCTGTATATACTCAGGTACAAACAGGGTATAGCGTTGCCCGCCCCACTAGCTTTGCTCCCGGTGTTCCGCAGGGTCAATACAAAAAGGTTATTAGAAATGGAGTAGTTCCAATTCAATATGATGTAAATGGTAACGTCACAGGGCCGGTAATATCATTTAAGTACTTAGATAAGTCTGAGCAGCCCAGACCGGGCGTTGTCGCAGACCTTGTTGCGGCGGCAAAACAAAACGATACTCTTATTTCTGCTAATAATGGTCAGGAATATGCTGATGTCGTTACACAAAAAATGATTATTGGAGATCAAGCTACTCGCGTATGGGAAGCGGGTATGGAATATCTTATTCCCGTATATGGAAAAGATCTTAACGGTAACTGGCTAGTAGGAACGGGGTTTGGCGATCAAGATTTCGCTCCAGTGGCGCTCGGTAATGGTGGAGTGTATCAGGCTCGTATTCAGGAGTTTAGGTCTGCAATGTCGGGATTTGAGCAGTGGCAATTATATCATGAGCTAGGGGGATTTTATGGGTATAGCAATGTGGGCAACCCTCTTTACGGTTCAATAGCTATGGGTACTTCGGCAGCTATGAGCGCCTTTCTCCAAAACACGATGCCGGGTGGCGCTGTCTTACCCGGCTTTAATGGAGATTGGCATAGAAGGATGTTAATGGATGGGAGGGGGGCAGCTTCAGAAGGCGCGGGTCGCGGTCAGCAAAAAGAGATATTTGACGCGGTTTTAAATGCGGCTACAAACTATTGGGGTAAGACATACTTTGTATTGCTCCCCGTAGAGCCGGGCGGCTATGATAACAATATTAGATATAAGAATGCATTTGAAACAGAAGCAGCTTGGGAAATAACTGATGCTGGCTGGGACCCTGATTTTCGTGTTAAAGACATAAGTATGTATAATGATGAGGGCGCACTAAAAGCTTGCGCCGGATATTATCCCTCTATTTCATCAGGCAGAACAAGTGCAGCCAAGATGAAAGATTTTGGGAATATAGAAAAAACTGTACCTTATACACTTCCCGGATCTACCACACTAGTAGGGTCAGAGATAAAGGTTGATAAGCAGATCTACTGGATGAATAATCCATACCATCAGAATAATAATAATCCATATGATGATGTAAGTGCTATGGTACATATAGAGTGCCCACAAGTATGGGAATTTGACCCTAATGCAAGCGAAAAGGCTGCTTTAGATTCCACGATGGGGCTCGGGGCATTCTCGGCTGCATTCCTGCACACTCCCGGGTGGGGGGGAAGTATCGATGTAGAGGGTGAGCAATACTGGCTGGAGGTGGAAAATCCGGATACTGGCAATAAGACAACGGAATACTACAACACATCTAGCTATTCATCATTTGAAAACGAGATGATGGCAATGAGATATTCGCCAAGGGTTGTTAGGCCTTTTAAGGTTTCAATTCCTCAAAAGAGCAATCGCTATAGCTGGGGTCCTTGGTATAGGTTTAGCACTAAAATAGGTAAGGCTGAGGTAGAACAAAACAGTCAGTTAAAACCTGAAACATTTGGAAGTAGAGCGCTTTTAGATAAAGCCGGTGCGGCTTTAACTTATGCTGGAACTGCTGATTTATATGCTTCTGAGTCTGGGTCTGTTGATTTAGCTGAATTCCCACAATACAACATTGCAGATAGGTTTGACACAAACGGCCCATATATTACAAAGATGGATGTCTCCGTTGGTACGGGTGGGATTACTACAAAATATCAGTTCTCTACATGGACTAGGAATTTTGGTAAGATAGCTAAGTATAATATTGACCGAATAGCGAAGATAAACAAAGATAAAATTAAGGCCCAGAAAGAGGGAACTGTCGCTCGGTTTAGCACTAATCAAAAGAGCTCTGTAAATGCATTACAGCAGCATGCCAATGTCCTTAATCCCATAGATACAAACTTCATGAGTGGACTTCAGGTTCCTGCTCTTCCCGCTGGCGGCGCTAACTCCAATTCGCTTGGGTCAACTGTTATGTCTATGTCTACAAAAAATGCGGCGTCTTTACATTTTTCTTCTGGTCGAGGTGTTAGCTTTCACGGCAAGAATGCGCCCAGTTATAATTTTAGCTTTGGATGTACTCCCGAGCAGCTATGGTCTCCGGTCGGTATAAGAAAAGCACCCACCGAGGGAAAAGATCCGCAAGGCAATCCAGACATTCTACCTTACATTTGGGAGCCGACTAAGGGGGAAAATATAGATGAAGATGCCGATACGTCTGGTGGAGCAGATCATTTTTATAACCAGCACGTATCTCCTACTTCCAGAGATTTAGACCCATATGCTTTGAGTAGGGATGATCCAAATATGCCTGCGAGAATGAAAGAATTCGTTAAGCTTGATTTTGGGGCAGTTCTGATGGATGACTTTAATTGGCTAATTGGTAAGAGTCCCCTTACGGGCGAAACAAACAACATGCATCTATCTTTCAATGGTAATACTGTTCCTAGCGATGTTGACGAGGTAAGAACATTTGGCTTGCGTGGCCCACTACTGCTGTCTGGTTGGGGTTATGACGTTATGGGGCATCCTGTTCCCGGAAAGGCAGATGGTAATTTTGAACCACTTAATCCCGCAGAAAATAGAGCGAGCTGGAAAACCGGCCCTGTTGATTTAAAATGGGACGATGAGCGTCAGGTTTGGGCTGGCGGACTTCAGTTTGTAGAGGGGATTCTCGAAACCAAGATTGAACCAGCTGAAGATGCTATTGATACGCCAGACACTACGGGCACAATGAAAGTATATAGGCGTACCAATAAGGTCGCAGGGATGGAATGGAGCGAGGAAGACGAACATGGAGAATATGGAATTATAACCCTTACAAACCGTGACCCCTCTTTGTCTGTTGATCCCGGCGCCGCTGACTATGATATATATGTAATGGCGGTGAGGATTAATCAAGAGTGGCGAGTAGTTTATGTAAGTTGTGACAACAAAAGCACAGGAGCATAACTATGGGTAGGCCAGCGTGCAGCTCTTGTTGTAAAGTAATAGAAATCCTCCCTACGAGGAGCGGGTGTCGTGACCAATACTATAAAGTATATTATAAGTTAGGGGGTGGCGGATGGAAGACGTCCGATGAATATGATGACCACTTGCAAAATAATGAGCTTAAGTTAGGCGACAAAATAGGTGCTGCTTGGCGTTCCACCCGCAATAAATCCCCAGCGACAGCCACAGTCACCATAACTGATGTTGCTGAGCTTGCTATCGGAGACAAAGTGACTCTGCGGGCAACAGATGCCCCAGCTACGGATATTGATTTTAGCGTAGCCTTGGCCGGACCTAATACTTGGGCTGTTGCCTTAACAAACGCCGCCACGGCAACTAGCTTGGCAGCAGCGATTGACGACCACCCCGATTTTAGCGCTTCGGCAGTCGGTGAGGTTGTAACGATCACGCAGGAAACCAAGGGGCTGGCAGGAAACACCCCCGTGACGTTAACAGATGCCGGAATTGCTGGCATGACCTCGACAGATTTCGTTGATGGCAGCGATAGTAAAGCCCACAGATTCCCCTTCGATTGGAGTGGTCGCCGTTGGGACGGATCGATGGGCTACAACGCCGTTTTTCCATATACCATTACCAACATAGTGGCGACGGGACCAAATGGTGAACCTACTAAGATTGAACTTACACCTCTACCTTGGGGTGGCTATCCGGCAGTCGGTAGCCCCTTCGTGATCGACGTAACAGAAACAAGCACCTATGAACTAAGAAAAGAGGACGGCATTGTCGTGTGGAATAAGAAGGGTTTTAAAGGTCTAACAGCAATAAAGTATGTCCTTACCAAGTCTGATTATGGTGAATACCTTTTGGGCAAAACAGAAGATTGGCCCGCAGTCAGCTGTTGGACTTTCGGTCAGGACTTTTATAATCCAAACGATACAGATGCTGAGATAATGGATAATTTCAAATCTGGGGATCAAGACGTTGGCTGGCATCTACCAGCCCGTTGGACCGCTACGATTGGCGATGCTAATGGGCAAAATATAGTAGTTACTAAACAGATTTCTGGGAACATCTCGCGCGCAAGTTTCGAAAGAAAGCCAAGCCCAGATCATATACCACCAACCGTGTTGATGAATGTTGACTGTAGGGATAATCTAGGGGTCGATCAATCTGGTCGCATAGACTGTCTGCCCTCAGAGAAAGATGCTTTTGGTCAATGCCCGACTGTTAAGCCGGTTCTTGCTTGGAAAGATTGGTTAATCAACAACGGCTATCTAAAGCCCGGCACTTACGGGGGAGTTGTAGATTCAGGTAAACCTAGTAATTTCTCAGTTCAGGTTACAGATTATTTTGTAGAACATACTACAAAAATAACCCACAATGGAAAAATAATATCTGACACCGTTACAGAGACGCTCTATAAGACCGAGCGGAGGCTATTTAATTTTGGAGTTGATACCTACGCGGGAACTTGCACCAGCTTCCGAATGGGTATGAAGATATCAGGCCAAGGGGGGGCCGTTTCAAGTACATTGTGGGGCACCAACATGGACGAGTATACTTCGCTAAGTTACTGTCTTACGTATCCATTTTTTAGCCATGAACACGGTACATATTATTTCCGCAACGGTGTGGATGTCGATTTCACCCCACCTCCAGACGGAACAATAGAGGATACGGATGGAATAGAATTTTATCATGCAGATAAAAAATTGTTTAACAAAATAAGTGTAGAGTCTACAGAGTTTAGGGTGTTCAACCCATACTCGAATGCAGGCCCTGAGGGGGTGGGGAGAGTGGTAACAGGTAGCGAGCTTGAGGACTATACTACCATTGATCCACGTTTTAAACCCCAAAACCCATATCCGTACTATGGAGGTATACAGGCCGCAGAACATGGGGACAGTCTTAACACTTGGCAAACGTGGTATGTAACTCCGCCGAGCGCTATATATACTGACAACAAGCTGAGCCTTTCGAGAGAAGAGCCTCAAAGTATAGTGGCGGAGGATCAATCTCTAGATAAGATAGTGGAACTCCCAGTGGGTTGGCCTAGAGTTGATGGAAAGCTCGGTCAGTCAGTTGAAACATTTGAAAAATATATGCTCTCGAACCCCAGAAAACACGAAGAAGGCGGCCCATATATTGATATTATTTTTGTGTCATTCAGAACGAAGAGGGGTGCTGATGAATCTGGGATAGATATTGAAGAAGGTATGGAAGTATATCATCCTGTGGGAGATGATGATAAATATACCATTAAACAAATATTAGAACAGGGGCCAAATCTTAAGCCTACCAAAGTCAGGATTAGTAGTGGTAGGATCATGAATGATAAGGTTGTTGATGTATCAGAGATTGAGCTATTAGAAGACGTACTTCAATACACTATGTGTGAACGTACATATAAATTACAGTTGGTATACCTCAAAGCTTTGAGCACAAAAGAGGGTAAAGATTATTATAATCCATTTAAATATAGGGTTACGCGGATTGATCTTATTAATCCGGACATTGATATAGATCGTGTAGGGAGTGAGATTTCCGGGAGCCCACAGATGGTAGATATTGAGGTGGGCGTTAAGGTTTTATATCCTATTGGGCAGTTTGACGCGAATGGTGATGCGATAGTTCCCGATGAATACACTATTGACGAAATAGTGGAGCCTGCGCCAGACTCTGAAAACGCTGGAGACGAACCCACTAAGGTTAGGCTTAGCAACCCATTAGCCGGTGCTGATGGAGATGTGGTTGACGTGTCAGAGATTGAGCTGATAAACCCAAATGAAAACCCGACCTATATAAAGATGACGAATAACTGGACGCTTGATGTGTGGGATAGTCGAGCCGATTGGCTTGAAAGGGCCTACGGTTTTGATGTTTTTGGAGAAAGTTATTATTTGAGCCTAACCGAAGGAAACCCTGCAAATTTAGAGCCCGTTAAGTCATTACCAAAAGGTGTACGTAACACCCTTGTTACTAGTGAATTCGCCTTTGAAGAGTATACTAGTACAACGGAGGAACTGGTAGACAAAAGAAAACAGGGTGCGACATATGGACAACATTCAAGGGAGAAAGGTGTCGAAAATGATAATATCTTTGCCAGCAGAGACAAGATGTTTCCGAAACAAACTCATTGGGTTATTGGAACGTATAATATGGGACGAGAGGCCCTAGCGTTCCAACACAAAGAAGATGGCACAGCGATGAGGCATAGCGGCGGCGCGAGGGTGACAAACCCGAAGGCTGGCTTGGGGGGTGGGTTTCCCAACGGGCAAGGTGGGAATCCTTGGAATTCCTATTATCTTGGTCCACGCTGGGAGAATAGACAGCTACCTCAATCCGGGTATTTCTTTGGTGGAGGTTTCAAATTAAAATTTTATTTACAGGATATAGATGAATGGAAAAAAAAGCAGCTATAGGCATTAACGGACAAAGCTTTGCGGGACAATGCTATCGATGTTGGACATCATGTGGTAGCGAAATAGCTAAGTTTGCAAGTAAATTTCCTCAGGGTATTTCTGTTGACGCTCAAAATGGCGCCAGTAATCCTAACCTTTTATATACAATAATCGGCGATCTTAGCGAATCGCGGCTTTATGACCAGTCATCCTATTGGGATGAGAATCCCGGGTATAGTCTTTTTCCTGTAAATCTTACGGATGGGGTTTTTACTGTTCGGAACAAAGAAGCAACTATAGATGGCTGTGAACCTGAGGAAGAGAGAATAATCCCCAACTTTTGGGACCCCAGCGAGCCGCCACGGATTGTTCCTGCGGTTGATTGTATAGGCCCTCCTAATTGTGGCTATTGGACAAATCCAAATAATCCCCAAACCGGTGGTCCATCCCCCGATCTGAGTACCAAGAAGTGGGTGAAAGGCGACTGTACGACCACACAAGACACTGTATATGGTATACTTGAGGAGGTAAGACTATTTCCAGTCTGTGGAAAGCTAGAGGTGCAGGACAGCGGCAGTAATTACTATCAGTTTACACGCAGCAATTATGGTATCGACGAACATCATGAGATACTCTTTCTGCTTGTAAAGTCGGTTTCTCCAGATGCGTCCATTTCTACCCGGTCTGAGCACCCTCATATGGTTGGAACCTCAAACTTAGATAATGTTTCTTATTATTATCGCAGGTCCGGCCCGGCTGCACTAACGGGCGGAATTAATAGAGGCAGGCGATTTGACAACAATGAAGAGTTTAGGAATGTTGGGATGCAAAGGACTCTCAGGGCTGTAGAGCTTGGCAAAATAACAATAAAAGCATGTTGTGAAGAGGGCGCCTGTAAAAATTCCGCAACAGATCCGATTTATAACCCAAAATTTAGATGGTGGGATGATGGCCAACGGGGCACGACGTGTAACAACAATACAAAATACTTTCCGGAGGCCCACGCGACAAGCGGGATGCAAGGCGACCCAGATTACAATGCGATGGGAGAACCGGTATTGTCGCCGGGCGGGCGCGATGGTTACTTCAATCGGGAGCCGAAGAGCACGATGCGGGAGTGGCAGAGGTGGGATTTTCAAGGTTATGACACCTACGCCGAGGCCCATAACGCTCTTTTAGAGCTGTCATATATAAGCGGTATAGACAGATTTCCACAGACCGATCAATCTTTCGCAACAAGCACCCAAAAGGAATTTGCGGTTTTTCAGTATGGGAAAGGGCCCGGGGCGGGGACGAATACCAGCGGGTGGGGGCCGCCAAAGTCACCCGGACCAGCAAACTGGGCAAAGTATAGCGGAGTGGGCGGAAAGTCCCAATTAGATAGAGATGTAATAGTTAAAAGGCATATCGGCGGCAGGGCCACTATTATAGAGTCATTGAGTGGGGTGGGCCATGATGTCAACTTATATAACTTCAAACTGTCTGTAGATAACGACTCTTTTGATCTTGATTCTTCGACAGAGTATTATCCATTAGCTGAAACAACTGGAGCCGGGCTCTCTGGAGGGACTGCACCGATGGAGTCGGCGGCTATAATAGGGGTAGAATTTTACGAAGCGAATCTTTCTTACGATGGTGATGGCGCAGCTATAAATAAAGAGTGGAACCTTGATTTTGGAAGTCCGATATACCAAAAACAATTTCCCTTTGAATATCATATTCTGGAACGGCTCCCTCTTGGTTTTCAGCAATCAAAGAATGTGACAAAAACTATACCGATTCCACTACTGACTACAGTTTTAACTTATAAATAAGGAATTAAATATGCGTGAATGCAAAGGATGCTCGATAGAATTAATCTGTCATACTACCTGTATATGTGGAGTATGCGGGACCCTAAGCGAGCCTGAACCACCAACAGGAACGGAACCACCGACAGAACCCGCAAAGAAGCAAAAAATGCCCTCTGTATTTAAGCAGGCGAAAAACTTTGCTACGTCGGCAGCAAGACATATAGCTGACGGTGGACAAAACGTACCGGAGAACCTAAAAAGGGCTCGATTAGAGATATGTAGTGGTTGCGATAAGCTCTCTGGAGATAGATGCTCTGAGTGTGGATGTATGGTATCAATGAAGGCTGCGTGGGCCTCAGAAGAGTGCCCGATAGGAAAATGGGAGAGATACAAACAAACTAGAGGAAAATGCGGAGGGTGTGGAGGAAAATAACTTAAAATTTAACTTAAAACTAGGCATTTTGTGTATTACATTATATAGGTGCCCTTAGATTGCAAAAAAGGAGATATTATAATGGCAGAAATCACATTTGGTATAGGAACACAGCAAAATATTGTTGGTTCTGGTTTAGGATTTTACGGTGCCACGTTTGGCTCATCGGTCCAAATCGGATCGTTCCAAGATTCAACATACGTAACTAACGCAGCTGGAACCGCACAAGGCCCAGCAGCCACGAACATAAAATTTAGTACACCGGGCTCTGGTACGCCCAGTACAGTGGGGTCAGGTATCCCCCTGACTAAAATGAATTCTGGAAACAGAACTTTCCACGTTAACTTTGACCATACTTCTGATGTCAATGTGCAAAACTGTCAGCTAAGAATATACGATAGAACAGACACTAACTTCCCAGCATCTGGTGTTGTAACCAAAGTAGCAGAAATTGTTAACTTTGATGGCAAAACAACGGCAGCTTGGACGTCAAGCAACGGCTCTGATAATGTTGCTTATAATAGTAATTGCTATGGTTCTGGAGACATGTTTTGGTGGGGAGCTCCTTGGCCAGACGCAGGTACATGGCGAGCAGCACAAAATTACTACGATAACTCTTCTGGCGTTAGATTCCGGAACTTTACCCAGACTGAAGCAACGGCTGGTAATGGTAATGGCGACTCTAGACTTGGTGTGGTAACTGGTGACACTGAAACTGTCGGAGGTACTGGAGTAGTGGTTCCACTCTTCAATTCTCCCGGTAGTGGTGGGCACTTTGTTAACTCTGTTAATACAGATGTTGCCGCCGTACAGCCTAAATGGTTGCAATACTACGACAGCACGAACAGAGATACCGCAGCTGGCGGAACACCGAATCTCGGAACAAAAACCACGACCAATACTTTTGGCGGAACTGGATTAGCAAAAAGACATACTTGGTATGCTGCTCTTTCTGCATCTCCTCTTAGTATCGGTTCTAAGACGCAATATGGACTGTATGTATCTCTAGAGTACCTATAAAGCTTGAGCCTTTTGGTCCATTATAAAGCCCTTCACTCGCGTGTGGGGCTTTTTTTTATGCACAAAAAAACCCCGCCCAAGAATTAACTTGAGCGAGGTAGCCCTAACCGGAGCTTCCCTTTATTCAAGGGATTTGGTCTTAGGATTCCACTTCTGCCAACCGCCATTATCGATCCAGTTGCCATCAGCATCTTTTCTTCGGGGGAATAAACCACCGCCCTGCTTGTTTGCACCAAACTGAAGTTTAGCATTACAGTCCATACATCGCAGCTCGTAGTACTCGTTACCTTCATTTTCTCTTACGACAAAACGTAGGTTTTCAGAACCACACTTCCCACAGGCAGATTCGCCGAATACTTCCTGAAAGACAGCAATCTGTTTCCAGACGTCTCGTACTGTCTCACCATCAAATTCTACGCTCAGCTTGCTTAAATTATAGTTTACCTTCATCTTTATGATCTCCAATTCTTGTTATAGCCCAGTATGTTTTCAGGTATAACTTGCTGTTTAGTTTGATACTTGTTAAGGACTCCGAGCATTGCGGCAGCTTTGGTTTTCTCCACTATCTCAATTGACTCATAATCGCCCTCTCCAGAATTTACAAACTTCATGACATTGATATCTAGTTGTCTACACTTGTTATCAATAAAATTAATTTGTGAAGAGCTTACAATAGCGCCTTCATCCCATTCCCCATCGGTGGGGTTATCCTTTTGTACACTTTGTTGAACAATAGATACAATATCTTTTCTTGCCAATTCCTCAGCAGCTAAACATCGCACCTTTAATGCTTTTCTAAGTGCCCTTCCTTCTGCTCGCGTACTCGCTGTGGCAACAGGGTGTGCACAGAATAAATCATCTGTGTTCCCATGCCATACGTCTGCAACTTCCTTAAAAACCCTTAGCTCTCCAGAGTTCATCCAGTTGAAAACAACCTTATAAACTACCGTAGCTCTTCCGGGCCCATTTCCGTCCATAGCTGGAAAAACCTGATCGGGGCCAGACTCAATTACGTCACCAAGCAATAGCTCAGATACACGTCTTAGTCCAGCACAAATAGGGTTTTTGTCTATCAGCTCATTCCTTTGAAAATGTGACATCACATAATCGCTCCAACCTTCACTACCGTAAGCTACTGCGTCTGAATCCGTTTCCTCTTCTGGAATCAAAACATCTTCGGTAATACTATCAACATCAAATAATTCTGTTTCAACTTGCTCTGGCATATCAACAAATCTCCAATTCAATAAGTCTTTTGTTCTTAGATGGGAATTTTTTCTCTACTTGCTGAAGAACAGGTTCAACAAGTTCCCACAACCTTCTACCAACCGAACGGGTGAACGTAGGGCATAGGTACTTTACTCTAATTACACAATAGCCTCTTTTGACAAGAACGCCATTCTTAATTATATCGTGTTTTACATAACCCCGTAACATCTTTTCTCCAAAAACTGGCTCAAAGTGTTGGGGCCCATCTACCTCTATTATAGTCGAAAGCTCGGGCAAAAACAAGTCCATTTCATATTTTGTACCTTCTATTAGGTCTTTTTTATGAAGGATAACTTCCCTGCCTGATGCGTGAATTTTTTCATAAAGGAGTCTTTCGGGCTTTGAACCTTCCTTGATTGTTAGCAATAAAGCTTTAGCCGCCTTACTGCGTAACTCCTCCTTGTCGTGGTCAGACATGTTTTCCCATTGCTCTTTAGCAAGGGCAGATCTGCGTTTACGTTCTTTTTTTGGCAAGTCCGCCCACGCCTTTTCCAGACTGATACTAATTTTATCTTTAACCTTTTCGGTTCTAGTCTTTCCCTTTGTTGGGTGGGAATGTCTACCAGACTTTAAAGCCTCTTTTTGAGCCTCGCTTTTGCTGCGTAACTCAACACCATTAGATATTAACACTCTGCGTATTTTATTGGGATACGTGTCAAAGTTATCTGCAATGGCTTTCGTGCTTAGGTTATTTTTTGTATACATTTCTATTACTGTTTTTACGTCCATAGTATTTTCTCCATTTTCTCCATATCCCAGTCATCAACGATGCCTGCGACTTTTTTGTTAGAGTAGTTTTCAAACAGCTCCTTGTGGGAGTAGCTTCTAGTTATTATATTAAGTTCCGGGTTTCTTACAACAGATGAAACATAGTTAAAGTCCATCGGCTTCCTTAACCATTCTAAGTCCCATAGGTATAGGAATTTCTTGGCATTATTCTTTGTCTTTATCATCATGTTCGCACAATCAACACTTGTCGCAATCGCGACCCCATCAAATTTAGCATAATAAGAAATATTCATACATGCGAAAAATGGTGTTATTGGAGCCGCACTTAATGTGCTATAAAAACACATAGGTGAACAGTCCGTATCCTCCTTCATTTTATTAAAAGCCTTTATAAGGTAATAAGACTCTTGTGAGGTTGACAGTGTTTCAATTATCGCCGCTATCTTTTTCATGCTAGTATTTTGTTCTTCCAGTAAGAGAATGACAATTTATTAAGTTTATATTCTTTGGTTTGCATGTCCTTGTATTCTTTTTTAAGTCTATCCTCTGTGACTTCATTCCAGTCCTCGATAAACAACACAGGCAAACCTTCTAGGCACTCATGAGTTATGTATTTTTTAACGATAGGAATACACCCAAGATACAGGGCCTCCCATATTCTATGTGTATCTATTCCGTTTCCTCTTGGGCACAGGCAAAAAGCATACTCTCTCAAGTGATTGACATATCTTTCAAAATTTTGTCCGTTTATAGATAGCCCATAGTCTGCAAAAACTGTTCCTAAGTGCAATTTGTGCAATAAATCGTGCCTCTCTTCATGTGTCGATGGGTTAAACTGGGTAAAAGCCCGCACCTTTCTATTGCCTAAAAGTGGGGCGTTTTTCATTATATTTCTTTTTTGAGGGTGCCAGTGGTTATTCTCTAATCCAATGGGCAGAGGGCGGACTCTAGGGTGCTTAAAACCGAGGTTTTGAGCATACCAAACAACTAAATTATCGGGCACTTTACACTCTTTTATCTCTACATCACTATTATGTGTTAACAGCTTAAACTGACTGTCTGGATGCCTGACAATAAAATCCAATACCTCTTCATGATTATCAGAGGCTGTGTACATTAAAGACACGCTTTTTTTTGGAATTTTTTCACCAAATTTAAAATCACATGTATTTTTAAACTTTTCTCCGTCTACCTCATCTATAGGGTACATCCGTACACTCCTGCTGTGCTTAACTGGCTACATAGATATGGATTGGTGTGCCAAACCTTTAGTTTGTTTTCTTTAAAATGATAGTTAAGTTCCCAATCAATAGAAGTACATATCGTGGTGAATGTACCGAGAACCTTCTCCGCCGCACTTCTTGTTAGGGCATAGGAAGATGTACAGTTAGTGGCGGGATGGTCAACGAGTAATAGGTTTCTATAAGATCCGCAAACCCTATCGGCAACAAGGTTGTGGTCAAAACCCCCACCAAAGAAGAGAGCATCATGAGGAACCCCTTCTGCCGTATGTAGAGAATCAATAATATCTTTTTTGGTTCCGTGAAAAACAACATCATCTTCCAAAAAGACTGCGTTGTCATAACCAGAAGATACCAAGTCTTCCATACATTTTATATGTTTTATACATAAAGATATATGTCCCATTGTCGGTCCTTTATATCCGTCGTAATCGACCTCCTCATACATACCTAAAGTTCTCTCTTTAAAGAGATCTAAATTAATATTGCAGTATGTGTCGATGACGGCTTCTGATAATTCATTTTTATCATAGTCAGTATACCATGTGGCGTCAATTTCCATCTCCTCTAGAATAGGCTCTAGCCTAGCTCGCCGCTCAACGTTCTTTTTGTAGTGCATAACATAAAATTTTGTCTTCATTTATACCATCCTGTTGATTATAGAACAAATTCTCTTAATGTCTTTATGTCTAAGGTCTTGGTGATTGGGAATATACATTCCGTATTTTTCCACAATGTTCGCATTGACCATCGGCTCTTCCCCATAGAGGTTGACCCATGCTGGCTGAAGACCCATGCTACCAGCTACAAGAGGGCGACACTCAATTTTTTTATTGTTTAACTCCCTGTAAACTTCTTGCTTGTTTTCCAAGATAAGAGGAAAACCCATGTTAGATATAACCTCTTGAGTTGTCTTCGGCTTTGGAAACCAGATTTTTTGATTTAAGTTATTACAATAAGCGTAATAGTTTTCCTCGCGTGTTTTTGATATGTGATTTATTTTAGGTATCTGATTAAGACCTATGAAGGCCTGTAGATCGGTTGCCCTCAGGTTGAATCCTGCATAGTAGAATTTATACAGCGAATCAAAATCGTCCACCCCATATTTCTGTCTGTATTTTTCTTTAGAATCTTGACTTAAGTCTCTATCCCAGCCGTGACTTCTAATCATCTTTACAACGTCCGCAAAATCGCTATTATCGGTACAAACCATTCCCCCTTCAATAGTTGAAATGTGGTGGCCAAAGTAAAACGAAAACGAGCTAGCAAAGCCAAACGTGCCAAGCATCTTGCCGGACGTTCTAGATCCTAAGCTCTCGCAGGTATCCTCAATTACCAGTATATCGTTCTGGTCGCATATTTTGATAATCTCTTCTATAGAGGAGTCAAGACCCAATACATGTACGAGCATAACCGCTGCGGGCTGTTCTTTAATTATAATCTCTTTTAGATGATTAACATCTAGCCCCAAGTTTTTCATATTGCAGTCACAGAGGATCGGCTCTAAACCAAACTGTATAGCAGGAAAGATAGTTGTTGACCAAGAAACCTGTGGGACTACTATCTTGGAGTTTCTAAGAAGTCCCATCTGCTTGAGGGCGGACACTATTAAAAGATTTGCCGAAGAGCCAGAATTACAATATACGGAGTGTTCACATCCTAGATATTCGGAGAACTTTTCCTCGAACTCTAGCGTCTTAGCTCCTTTTGTTAATTGAGGCATTTTTCTTAGCCAGCCGATAAGAGAGTTTATATCCCTTTCGTCTATAATGTCTGAACATAGTTTAATTGGTTTCATAGCTCTAGCACCGTTTTGAATTTCTCCAATAGGAACTCTGGGTTAGCACAGTCGGGAATTTTGTTGTCTGGAAAACATGGCTGACTCTGAATCTCTTGGAACAGGTCAGGTTTATTATATATACCAAGAACGGCCTCGTTTAGTTCATCTATATTGTTAAATCTTCTAGCATGAATGAAGGCGTCCTCATTAAATTCTTCACCCACATCTGGACAGCCCCAATATATTGGTATTACCCCTTTAGATAGTGGATGTATTAGTTTTTCAGTTATCCACCCGTCAGCCTCACCATTATCAAAACATAGGTTAAACTTAAAGTCATTAATATACTCTAGCTTGTCTTTTTCATCTCCTCCTATAGAGGGCATATTTGTAAAGGCTCGACCTCTACTTTCTACCAAAAGGCCGTTCTCTACGCCGAACCCTATGAACTCAGGGTACACTTCGGCTCTCAGCGCCATATCGTTATTTGTTAATACACAGCAGAACTTTTTCTTTTCCGTGTAGTCGGGAGGATTTAGCAACAACTCTGGTGAAACAAGAAAGGCTTGGTTCCTTCCTTGAACATATTGGTTTCCAAACCAGTCTACATACATAGCCCATAGTGGTATTCGCACGTTTCTATTATCGTCAAACTTGCAGGACGAAAAAGAGAAATCGCAGCTACTGTAGTCTGGGTCTCCCGTTCTATCAATTGACTCTACGAGCCAGTGGATAATCTTAGCTCGCCCCTTCATTCCATCCGTTAGGCTTGCTGCCGACGGAGACTGATGATCTGGCGGAGAGCTCTGGCAAACGATAATGTCTGGATTGTTTTCATCAACAATAACATTATATTCTAATGACAGAGTGTTGGTGATTATGTTGTCATGCTTAAAGAAGCCGCCCCACATGTTTTTAAAATCTATTTTTATCTGCTTCATTTTTCAATCCTTTTAAACATATATTCCGCAAGCCTTTCTGGAGAACAAAAGTGTTCGTACCACAGCTTGGCGGCATTAGAATGGTATTCCAACACCTCTTCTTCTCTTCCTAAGATGAAGTCTACTGTTCTAGTCAGCTCTGCCCATCCAGCGTCCATTGGGAACGCCGGAGCTGCGTTATACATTGGGGTTTGTGGCATCCCCACATTTATTACTATACACCCCGCGCACATAGCTTCAAAAAATCTAAAGCTTTCTTTGCTACCCGAGCCAATGGGTACCAACGCTATCTTGGTATCATTCATCACATCGCAGTAGCTGTCTATAGCATCTCCGTTATTCCAGCCCTCATACCACAGGACATGACTATTGTAATTTGGTCGCTCGCCCTGTAATCTGTCTACAGCCTGTCTAAAGTTCACCCTAGTATAGGGATCAAACTGGCCCATCCAAGACCAGTCTTTTGTCCTTTTCGTTATTGGGATGTCTTGGTTGACAAACCCTTCGAGGCAACCTAAGGGCAATGGGCTAACTCTATTTATGTTCTTTACCGATGTCTGGTCTGTAGGTGTTCCCATAGGTGCGTACTGCTTGAATATGTGCACATACGAGTCATCCTGTGTTTGGTCAGGAACATTGTGTGCCTCATCTGATGTAGATATTAATATTTTTGGATACTTTGTTTCTTTCGGCATCTCATGATTCCATACCTGCAAGATAAAAGAATAATCATTTTTCAGCTTCTTGGATAGTATCTCGACAGCCTCTTGATACACATAGCTGTCCGGATTTTGTTCAATAAGGTTAATTATTTCAGACATCTATAAAACCCTCCAAGTTTTTACTATGTACATGTAGATTAAAAATTGGGTGTTTCATTCCATCTGACCCAATGGCATATGGCTTATCTGTAAACTCTGCCCCTATTTTATTATTTCTAAGTAGCGCGCCTATCATATGTTTAGGGTCTGTAAACCCAGATTCATGCCCGTTATTTGTACCTCCTAAGTATTGGCCATAGGAGCCGGGATCAAACACGAAGTCCTTTTCTCCAATTTCAGGTACCGTCTTGAAGGCTTCAAACATCTCACACTTGTGAGCCACATGCAGGAGCGACATTTCGCTTACGTGATCAAATCCAAACTTGTTTATCAGTACCTGCTCCCCAAGAGCCAGCACCTCGTTTAAAAACTTGCATAGATAAACAATGAGTACAGGCATTGGAACGTGGACAAAAGCAAACGTAACTTGATCGACTGACATTGGTGTAAGGCTTATCCTGTTAGACTGTGGAACGCCCTCAAGGTCGTGATATAAAAGAACATCATTTTCAAAGTGAAAGACATCGTACAGTCTATTCTTGTCTATATACTCACTGAGATAGTATATTCTTTCACAGGTTCTATGCCAGAACAGCTCAGGGCTAGGGTGGGTCGTGTTAGGCGTTCCGTGTCTTTTAAACCAGCACAGGTTGTTAAATTCTTTAAGGGTGGTGCCATCCTTTAGTGAGTCCTGAGGAACCCAGTTTACATCAATATCTTTAAAAAATGGCTGGTCATCTTTACATATAAAATCTATAGTAACGTCAGGATTTGTCTTGCGAGCTTGCGCTAGTGAAATTTGTGTATATGCCGGTAACTCTCCGCCATCTGAAATAAATGTATTAACTATTCTCATTCTGAAATATACCCCTCTCTTTATCCCCTGAGTGTTCAAGCTTCCCGCCAATAGCCTCCACATACCAGCTGTGTTTTAATATCCATCGCATATCGTTCTCTTTTTCTGTTTTGTCGGTAGCTTTCAAATGCTGTATAGCTTTAGAAAATATTTTATACTCATTATTAGCATATTTAAACTGTAGACTGTTCTTTTCGATCTCTTCGTTGGCTATAAAAATCGCATCTACTCCCGACGCCGCCACTAAAGTGTACCCCATCCAGTTCAATAGATCTTTTGCTGCCGTTATGCTGCAACCATAGCGGCTGTCGCCAGACCAGACCCAATCTTTTCGGTGGATTTGTATTATAGTGCGAGGAGGAGGGATTTCCGGATTAAACTCTATGGATACCACTCTAGGTTTAAATTTTTCCAAATCCACGCTTCCAGCTACCCAGAAATCCTCTCCATCAATATCTATGGATAAAAAATCAAATACTCTCGGAACCTTGTACTTTTCTAGCAGCTCATTTATGTTTTCTGCGGAAACAAACTCATTTTTTAGATCATAAATAGCCTCTGGGTTTTCTGTGCCGTCCATTAGTAAGCCGTCAAACCCTAGAGTTTTTCTTAGGTAGATAGAGTTACCCCGTCCTGTATCTGTGCCATTTGATCCAAACTCAACAAAATACTTGTTGGTAACACCTATTAGTTCAAAAATTTTCTCCAAAATACCATCTTGGTAAAATTGTGAAAAAACACGCTTCTCAAAATTAAATAAATTTATTTCCATGCTATGTCCAACTATGAATTGTAAAAAGGTCTACGTCTTCAGTTCTATTTTCGTCAACTATTTGTTTTATCTCTTCTCCAGACCAAGGTTCGTTACTGTACCTTCCGTACATTTTGGTTTTAGTGAGCTGTGAGCCATAAAGATTCGGGTGGTTTTTTGTGATATAATTACCATAGGTCTCAAATTCTGACAGGAGGCAGTCATCAGACATAAGTGCATTAATAGCAAGAACCAAATGATCTTTGTTTGGTATCATTTCTGCGCATATATTTTTATCAAAAACCATGAAGTCGTTAATAAATGTATGGTCAACCTGCCTGCTTAACCCAAAATAAAGCTCCATAAATTTAAAGTATGGCTCATGGTGTTGATCTCTATCGCTAACAAAAAAGTTTGGTTTGCCGTCTTTAAATATATCAATAGGCCTGTTGAATATGAGGTCAGAATCTACACATAGATAAAGGTCGTTTTCCGTAAAGTCTTGAAATAGTTTGACAAGCTGTTGGTATATCCAGTTAGACCGCCTGTATTTTATAGTGGCTTTATTTATTTGGACTGCATCTTCGTCCTTGATGCCCGTAGCAATACTTCCCCCCAGACCATCTGGAGTTATTACATATATGTTTTCTGGTGATGGGTTAAGATGCTCTAAGCATGAATTCAAACAGAACTGTAGCTTTACATAATCTTTAGGGTGTGATGGTATTATAAGATCGTATTTCATTCTAGCCCCTTCATTATATCTATTTCTGTGTGCGGACAGTCAATATCTCCGAAGTTTATCTTGTCAAGATTTAACCTTCTTCCTTTTTGGAATTGCTCATTGAGCTCATAGGGTACTAATGGATAGACAGACCCGCTAAGGTTCTCTATGTGGGAACTCTGCACCCTGTTGTTAGGCGAGTTCACAACACAGCTATATGTTGGTGCCGCCATGAACGCTGGAACCTCAAAGTGAAACCGTTGCAGTTTAGACTCAAATTCGTTGGGGGTGTCCCGCCATCTTGCGCTGTTATGTTCGTGGTATTCGCTTTGATGTAGAAGCTCATTACAGATTGGCGCGATGGCTTCTTTTTTAAATATATGACCGTCTACAGATAGCGCATAAGACCAGTACCCGCAGGGTGTAACCGTCATTCTATTCCATGCTATAAATCGGTGGCCGTCTTTCGCCCTTTCTACTACTTCAAAAGCTTCTTTAGGTAGGGCATCTACACCTGTTACTCCATCAAGTTCTCGCTGTGTAGTATTGACCCCCATTCTAAGAGAGAGGCAACAAATATCTTCGCCAAACAATAAATTCATCTCATCGTAAGTAAAAGATATTTTTTTGTAAAAAATATTATCGTCTGTAAAAAAGACTATATAGTTATCTTCGCTTTCCGATACTAGGAGGCTGATATCTTGGAAAATAGAATTGCCCTGCTTATGAAACACAACGTCAGGATATTCGTTTTGAAGAGTTTTATAAGAACCGGCACACCCTGTAGTTTCCTTGTATAAAACCAAAATGTTGTTTTGGGCAAAGAAATTTTTACATATACTTTTAAGCGCAAGGTCTAATTGAAGTGGACGATCTTTACTAAATACTATCGAGGTAAGCATCAAACTCCTCTACATTGGCGTTAAACCATTCTATAGTTTTCTCTAGCCCCTCATATAGGCCCACGGTGGGTTTGTATCCAAGCCATTCTTTTGCGCGACTAATATCTAAGCACCTTCTAGGCTGACCATCAGGGTATTCAGAGTTAAATCTTATTTTACCGTCATAACCCATAATTTCAGCAATAGAAAGGGCTAGATGTTTTATCATCACCTCTCCCCCTGTCCCAATGTTAATAGGTTCTGCGGATACGTCTTTCTCTAAAGATAGCCTAATAGCTTCTGCACAGTCATCTATATAGAGAAACTCTCGGCTTGCCTTGCCCGTTCCCCAAATCTCCACAGCGTCTTCTTTTTTGTAAAAGCTTTTATTGTCTTTAACGTCACGCATTGCCTTATGAAACTTAAGTATTAGGGCGGGTATAACGTGACTACTAGCAGGATTAAAGTTATCTTCCGGCCCGTACATGTTTACCGGAATCAGATTAACACCATTGAAATCATACTGCTCTTTGTATGACATTATTAACTGCATCAGGCTTTTCTTTGCCACGCCATAAGGCGCGTTTGTTTCTTCTGGGTATCCGCTCCATATATCTTCCTCTTTAAATGGGACGGGAGTAAACTTTGGGTATGAACATACCGTTCCAACCATGATAAACTTCTTAACAGAGCGTAGCTTTCTGCACGCTTCAATTAGGTTGGCCCCCATGATGAGGTTATTGTACATATATAGTCCCGGATTTGCTTTATTGGCTCCAATTCCCCCAACGGTAGCTGCTAGATGAACAACAGCAACGGGCTCAGCATACCTTAATAAGTCATCGACCTCTGATGTTATTGTTAAATCATAGCTACTACCTACAGCAATAACGTTTTTATATCCGTTTTCTCTAAGGTTTCGATACACGGCTTTACCTAAAAACCCAGTACCTCCAGTAACTAAAACTGATTTTTTCTTAAACATCTATATGCTCCTTTGCTTGATTCCAACCTTTTATAATGTCTTGGGCTTCTTGCTCGCAGCCAAAATAGCTTAATATTTGAGCAATTCGATGAAAGTTCGTATGGTTATCCAAGATGAATTGCCTTCCTGTGGTTGCAATTTCTTTTCTCTCGTCATCATGAGATAGATAATAATCAATCTTCTCTTTAAAGTCGTCTGGCGAATCAGCAAAAACAACCCCGTTACCGTTGAAGATTTTACTTATCCCCTCTATATTATCAGAGATACAGAACCCTCCGGCACATAATATCTTGAAGCACCTCTCATTAATATCAAACCCAAACTCGTGAGCGTGGGGCTCGCTTAGGTTTGGGCAAATTTTTGCAGAGACAAATAAGTCTTTGGCCTTTTCGTCTGCTAAATATCCGCAATATTGGTTGGCATTGGGCCAAGGTTGATTTCCAAATATTTTGACGTTATATTTATCAATGGGGTGTAGCAGGGGGGTAAGATACCTATCTATAATGATACCTTTATATGGCCAGTAACCACCAAGAAAGCCTATATCGCAAGAAAGACCTTCGTCAAACGTTGGAGTAACATACTCATGTACATTTGCACACATTATGAGTGATTTAGCATCAACACCTATCGATTTGAACTTTGAGTGTGTTTGGTCTACAGCGCACTGGTCGTAATGGATATGTACAAAGTCTGGCTTGCCCGTCTCATCTTTAAGTTTCTTTAGTATATCTTTTTCTTTCTCTGAGGAATACAGGACATTAAATCTAGGGTCTGCCTCAAAGTCTCCCCAATCTCCGGCTCTTAGCCCGACTTTTAAGTGAGGTCTTTCGTATATACATTTAATTAGTGGTGAGTCTAAGTTATAAGACTGCCCTAAGAAGATATCTGGCTCGAAAGTATCAAACGCATCAAAAGCTGAAACTTCTTTGCAATGCCAAAAAGAGGCCTCAATGCCACACTCATTGAAAGCCCTTAACCAAGACTGTCTCTGGAAGTAGTGGGCGTGGAGTCCGTCACTAGCAATTAAAATTTTCATTCTTTATATCCTTCATACAGTCTATTTCAACGATAGACATACTGTCTGGTTCGTAAACTTTTATAGTTCCACCTCTACTTATTATAGAGTTAATAACCTCAAAAGCCAACAGTGTTTTTGTTTCGTTGGCTGCTTTTGAGCAAATTTGCCGCAGTATAGCAAACTCTTTTCCTGTCAAGAAAGCGATCTGGCACCACTTGGTGTCTAGCCCGTAAGATAATATGCTCGCTTTGTTATTAACAACGGTAACTCCAACCTCTTTCTCTCTCATCTTATTCTTATTGTCTACGACAATGAATGACTTAGAAAAGTCTGCTGAGTTGATGGTTTTAATATCAAAATATAAATCCCCATGAAAGAACAAAACACTATTACTGGTTATATTGTTTACTATTAGCCTTAGAGTTTCAAAAGGCCCAGTCGTATCATGTAATTGGTTTTCTACAAACCTGACTTCGCCGGGGAATTTTTTAAGTATTCTATTTGCTTCTACCCCTATACCAACCACAATCTCGGGCTCGTGAAAAATCGAATTCACTGTGTCTAGCTGGTGTTGCAATAAAAACTTTGGCCCAACCTTAAGTAAGGCTCTAGGCTCATGGGACTTTATCCTGCTACCTGTTCCGGCAGATAAAATGCCGACGCTGGTATCAAGAGGTTCCTTCTTTATTTTTTGTGTAAATCTACTCATCTCTAGAGTTTATTTTCTCCATATTGTCTGCAAATATACTTTGCGTCATTCTCATAGATTGATTCTGTCCTGTTTCTCTAACAAAAGATAAGGGTTGTGGGACATGAACCATCATGCAAACTCTTGAGAGCCTAAGCCACAAGTCGTAATCTTCTGTGCATCCAATAAAGCCCTGAGATGCTGGGCCATGTAAATTACTATCATAAAATTCCTTTTTTTCTGGTAGCAGTATTGCCTGTAAAAATCTTTTCTTTATAACCCCAGCACTATGAACTATACACTGTTCGTGTAGTCCCCTTAGAGAGTATGGGTGTTTATACTCATATTTTTTATAATCATTACCATTATAAGTTTTATGTATAATATAGTCAGAATATGTAACCCCAAAATCCTCGTGCTCCATCAGCTTTTCAACCTGTATAGATATTTTATTGTGAGCATACATATCATCGGCATCTAATATAGCAAAAACATCAGCCCATTCCCAAGCCTCCCAGATGGCCACGTTTCTTGCCGTGCTGGCTCCAGAATTATTAATCCTAAAAGCTGTCAGTCCATCCATCTCTCTATACTCAATTGGGCCATCGTAGTAAGGGGTATGCAAGACCTTTTTTGACATTGAGCTTGCGGTAAATGGAGATATCTTTTCCCAAGAATCGTCAGAAGAGCCGTCGTCTACAACAAAAACTCTTAGCTCTCCTTTGTAGTCTTGATCTAAAGCGCTATGTATAGCCTCCAAAACAAATTCTCCATAATTGTAGTTGCTTATTATGACAGCGACCTTAGGCAGTACCATTAATGAACTCCTCCCACTCACAAATACAGTCTGGGTTCTCAGAAACCATAAGCTCAACCTTTTCAATAAAGTTGATTCTAACCTTTTCTTTAGTCTTCGGGTCTACCACATCTTTATCCCCGTGGAGGAATTTATATATAGCAGTCTGAAAAATCATACCGTTCATTTTTTTGTATGGTTTAATCAGAGCGAGCCGCTTCATGTCGATATTCATTCTATTGTCTATTTTTTCAAACAGGTTTTCTGGAACATCTTCACCAGAAGTTGTCACAAAAATCCAACCATTCTTAGCGTGTCTAAACGCTTCACCTATCATAAACAAATCCATCTGACCGACGAGACTCAATACAATATGGTATTCTGTTTCTTCAAAGTCAAACTCGCTGGCAAGCAGTGCTTGTATCTCCTCATTATATTCAACATTAGCGTTGATAACCACTATGTAGCGAGGAGTACCTCTTGTTTGGCTCTTTATCTGCGCAACCGTATGACGAAGATCTATCATGGCGTTTTTAGATCTAGTGTCTAAAAATACAAAAATTCCAATACGAGGAAAAACCTCTCTAAGGACCGTTTGTTTTAAATTCTTCTTCTCTTCTTTAGACAAAACCTTCTTCCATTCTTTGGGTCTATAGGTATTACAAAATCTACTAAAAAGAAAATCAAACTTACCGTCTTCAGTTTTTCCAGTTTTTTCTGGGTTCAGCAGTTCTATCCTATTTAACTTGCACCCGGTTTGCTTTTTATTTCTATATTCAGCAAATACGCAACCCTTGCAGTGTGTTTCAATTTGCATTATTGTTTCTCCTTGCTGTTATAACTACTTGCATTGTTTCATTATTGATGAACTGTTCTTCTATCGTTAGCCCCATTTGCTTCAGGCTTTCTCCTAATGTTTCTGCATTCAGGACGGAGGCTATCGAGCTAGATGTATCAAACAATAAGTCATTTATATCCTGAACATCCATTCCCATCTTGTTGTAATGGTGACATATGATATCTATATCTTTTTCATAGATAATTATTCTGCCGTTAATCCTAAGCTTTGACACAATCTTACTCAATACAGATCCAAGCTCAGAACGTGGAAAAGAGGTGAGCATTGAGTCTATGATGATTTCTGTGGACTCTGAATCATCAACAAAAAGATCAATTGATGATATATCGCTCACCCATATATGATTTGACTCAGAGGGTTTTCTATTAGACAATATAATTTTCATGTTTATTTCCTGTAGTTTTGTATAACGTTAAAAAACTGTTTGTTCCAACCCTCAACGAATCGGTCTAGACTGAACTCATTTACAATTGTAGTCTTTGCATTGTCTCCCAACCTTCTGGCTTCGTCAGGATTGTTAAGGAGATACTCGCAATGCTCTCTAAGCTCTTCTGGAGTGTTAGCGAGCAGTCCGTTCTCTTCGTGTTGTACAATTTCTGGTATCATACAGTTGTTGGTACTAACGATAGCGCACCCGCAAGCCATAGCCTCCATCAATACTGTTGGTACGGGAGAGTGGATAGACGTGTTCAAAAATATAGAAGATTTCTTGTACCCTTCTCTTAGGGCCTCAAGACTAGGAGCAGGCTCAGATAATCCGGGACTGCTGCCAAACACCCTTATAGGTAGCTGGTCAGGAGAGTTGAACCTAACTGTTTGCTGCCATAGGTTCCAGCCACAACACCAATCTCTATTTGGCCAATCGTTGACTACGGATATACAAACATTTTCGCGGTCATATAAATCGCCACCGCCCCAAAAATCAGTATCTATCCCGTGTTCAATAAAAGAGGTAGTTTTGGATAAATTTTTCCCCCACTCTTCCATATTGTATCGAGATATAAAGCTGTCATGATCGACTTCAATAGCATTAAAACCAGCCACCTGAGAATGAACATCAAATCGAATATCCGGTAAAACATGCGTATGTCGCAAGATAGGTATATTGAAAAGCTGTTGAATTTGTTTGGCAGTCATGATTCTCTCACAGCTCGTATGACAAAGAATTAAATCAAAGTTAATATGCCAAGGCACGATATCAATCTCTTGATAGTTTGCGGGAATTAAGCCATAGTCTGTATTCCATGTTTTTCCATGATTCATAGAATAGAAATTATGTCCTGTCTTACATAGACCCTGCTCGTATCTTTCATGTGTGCAAAACGTCAATATATTAAGAGTGTCTCCTTCGCTCAGGGCAGACCTTCTCATTATAGACCTTATAGACTGCTGGCTAGCGGTACTACTCATATAGCAACTCCTTTAACTTTTTACCAATACATTTTATATCGTATTCTCCAGCCTTAGCTATGGAATCATCTTTTTTGGTATTGTATTCTTTTGGGTTGTTCTTATAGGTCTCATAAGCCACCCTCATTGTAGAGCACAGCGACTCCAAGTCTGGCTCCATCCATCTGGTAAGCGATGTATACACACTATCCATCGAATCTGTTGCCATGTAACATGGGGCCGGAGACGATTGGACTTTCCACCCCACACAGAAATCATCCATACCAGTATTAGCCGTATGTATAACAGGTATGCCCATAGCCATAGACTCTAGTGCCGGTATACACCAAGCCTCTCCAAAACTAGGCATAACAAAACAATCGCACTTACCCATCAGTGAGTGTAAGTGTCTACTTTCCAGATGCCCCGTTATGGTGATTTCTTTTCTGTAGTTCTTTCTTATTTTAAGGGATCGCCTTACATTGTCTGAAAGGGTCTCGAAATATTTGAGCGTTTCATCGTGACTGTATCCCGGCTTACTTAGCTTTAAGAATAGGTTGACAGGCTCTGAGGGGTGAAACTCTGTGTGAAAAGCTCGTAACAAAGTTTCGATATTTTTTCTCTTAATCATCTCTCCGACAAAGCAGAAGTTAAAACATCCTTTAAACTCCCCTACGCTTGCACAGTCTTCTATATTTTGGTAATCTTCTATAGGTAAGCACAGAGGTGCTAACTTAACAGGAGTCGTTACTCCGCTTTTCTGAGAGGCCGTTATCATCTGGTTGTTAGGAACCCACGCTTCGTCAAGCAGGTTTATGTACTTGTGCCACATGGTTTCTGAAAAGGTCGCCGTTTCGGTATAGAAGATGCCTATGTTTTTAAAGCTCGAATTATAAGAGTACAACGGCGGAAGTGTGTGCTGAATGCAAACATCTACACCTTGTTCGCTCTGGCTTTCTAGCTCCGCAATTCTTTGGTTGCCAGTATTGTGTGAATCGTTAAAGGTAATAGCTCTAGGCACAACATTTACTCCAGCAGAATCTAAAGCTAATATATTGTTGGCGCAAGCATTTCCCCAACCCGTCCTATCGTTATAGTTTCCTATATAGAGAACTTTCATCGCTGCCCTCCCTGAATTTTATTAGCCCTAATTTTTTCCCACTCATTATGCATCTCTCTCATTTTAGCCATGTGGGTATATGCCAAATTGACATCAAACTTACCCCAATTTCTTATATTGTTGTTAAGGTGTGATTCATTGAAATAGAAATCAACATTTGTACTACTAGCGGTACACTTATACGTAATGTCCCTTAGTGTTCTTTTCCACATATGGTTTCCAACCCAGTCTGGTCTTCGTAGAACATGATTAAAGAGGAAATCTACCTGCTCTTTGACGCTAAGGTTTGGCGGGATTTCAGTAGCAGATGGTAGTATTCTTGGGGCAGAAAACCATGTCTCGGCGTGATTTCTAACTGGCGTCTTATCAAAATAATCCGCCCATTTGCTCGCAGTATCATCCCAGTTATATCGAGAAAGCGTGCGCTGTCTCATGTTGTAGCCCGCCTGTTTACGTTTCTCATCGCTGGTATTGTAGAGGTCAGTAATATGCTGTAGCGCTACGCTGTTGTCTGGGATAGCTCTATTGCAGCCAGTCTCACATTCCATTTGAAGGTAGCTTACCGGAACCTTGAGAGCCCCAATATTGTCTGCGACAGACTGCATAGCGGAATAGTCAACGGTAATGACGGGAACTCCCGACTGAGACGCTTCTAATTGGGGCATCCCGAACCCCTCACTATTTGCATATTGTATATATACATCAAACAGGCTATATATTTGCGCAAGCTCATCTCTTTCTATTTTATTGTTTATACCAACGAGCTCTCTTGTGAAATTTGCACATTGATAGCAATGGTTGATAACGTCATTAAAAAATGAGGTATTAATATGGCCGCACTTCTTACATCTATACGTAAATAAAACCCTATTGGTCAGCCCATACTCTTGAAGAAGCTGAGGTATTTCCCACCCAATATCAGGATAAGATGTGTGGCAGTAAAGATATGCGTTTGGGGCATCGTTAGAGTCTAGAAACTCCCTGAATGTTTTGAATAAGTCTGGAAATAATTTTCTTCGCTGGTTCCTCATTACCGTACCAAGAATAAACGAGTCTTCAGCTAGCCCAAAATTTAATTTATGCGAGATCTTGTCATGAACAATATCAAACTCCTGACTGGCACAGGGAGATGCTATATCTATAAAGTTCAAATCTTGACATTGCCCCAAGAGAACATCTTTGCCGAACTCGGAGTACGCAAACACGGCGTCTGCACTAGCGAAGGTATCCATCCACTGGTTATTCTGAGGGGCGGCGTCTACTGTCGGCATTATACACCAATGAAAGAAGTCTCGAAATGGCGTTCTTTGTTGGAATTCAAACATCCACCAGTCCCGTATGTCCACAACAAAGTCCGGCATAAAGTCTAACAAGACATGATTGAAGGTATACTCACCAAATTCATATGATGGCTGTGATTTATACTCATGCCATTCTGGGCTATCTTTTACGGGCTGGTTTGGAAATATAGTCCAGTTGCAGTTCTTGGCCTCTTTATTTGCTCTTGCTTGGTCTACATAACAGGCAAGCTCGGCAACCTCAAATCTAGGGTCTACACTCAGGCGAGAAAGAACCTCTTTTGTGTATACAGAATATCCTGTAGGCAAGAAGTGTCCCTCTGAGCAAAAAAGTATTTTTTTACGTCTCATATCTTCTTATTTTTCCTATTGCCGAGTATAATAAACTATAGTATTCATTCTTTGAAAGGAAAAGCTCTCCGCAGATGTCTTTTCTGGTATATCCTCTCGATTTAAAATCCAGTATTTTTCTTTCCATCGGTAATAGCTTATCCTTATACGCCGCCAACAAACTCTGGAACTCCAGCATGTGATGATCTTCTGTGTATTCAGACGGTGTGGCTATTTCTAGTTTTGATAGGCTCTGCCAATCGCTCTCTTTCTTTAGGAATTTTATTAGGTGGTTTCTGACAGAAGAAAACATATAATTCCTGAGTGGGCCAATTTCGGCATCATAATTTTTAATAGCCTGTAGGGAACCTAAAAAGGCGACCTGAAGCAAATCCTCAAACTCATAAGATTCAGACTGGTCATTAAACTTTGTAACAAGATATATAATTACATCTAGGTTGTCGTCGATGCTCGCTTTAGTTCTAATCATTCGGTCTTTCTTTTTCGTTGAAAATCTTAAAGCTCTGCACCCTGAAATTTATTTTTTGCTTGCTTTCACCTTGTGGGTTAGTCCATTTTTGCTGCCTAGCGGAGGCGTGAATGGCTATAATCTGGCCCTTTTTGCAGATTTTATGTATGGTTGTCCCTCCGCTATCCCAAGCCTCGAACTCAAAAAAATCAACTCGCTTCTTCTTGTTTCCCTCTTTGTCTCTGCGGTATTCTTCAACGGCAAGGAAAAAGGTTACAAGCTGGGTATTTCCAACATCTCTTATTTCAGGGTCAGCAGTAAACCTTCCCACAAAGTTACAGTTATTCATTTACAATCTCCAATAATGTATGCATATAGAAGATTATAGCCTATTGTTACGCTTGGGACACTTTGTTAATGACCAAACTTGTATCTTTTTTGCTGGATACTTGACCAAAAGCAACAATTGTATTGCCTTCATATAAAATTTCCTTGAATTTACCATATGCCTCAGGAAATATAACAGCAGAGTCAAGGGTTGCTGTAGAGTCTTCCACTGACAAGAAAGCCATAATCTGACCCGGATTTTTACCGTTCTTTGTTGCATATTCTCGCAGGGAGTTTATATGGATTGCTACGTTTACGTTGCCCGTTCTACCGTTAACTATCTCTTTACATGTACAGTTAACCGCCGCACTTTGTATGGCATCAGTTTTGGAGAAGGTTAGCGCCACGCCCATATATTTATTTTCTGCATCTGCAATCCAGTTTGGGTGGTCGGTAAGATCAAATGGCGGAGACTCGATAATATTCCGAACATCAAATACTTTGATTAGCCTGTTAGAGTTTATCTTTAGGTTATTTATCATATTATCTATAGCAGCAATGATAGAGTCATCTGAGTTGTAGTTTTCAGACAACCATTCTCTTTCTCTGATAGACAAATCCCTATAGCTCTTGTATTCATAGAGAAGGGAGTTTCTATGTTTAGTGTTATTTTTACCATTAAAGGCACCAACAGTTATCAGTGCCTCAGCACATGTCTTGTTTACTTTTAGTCCCAAGTTAAACAGGGTATCAAGCCAAGTGAATTCTGCAAAAGTTTTACCTAACTTTTGTTCTATCTCTGGAACCAAATCTAGCATCTTCTTTGTTTCAGCGGTGCCGACGCCCTTGATGTTTGTAACACCAAAATATATATTGTCCTCTGCCGCAGTAAAAGATGGGTAGAAGTGTCCCAGTCTAGGCGGTAGGGTTTCTATATCATATAGTTTTGCGTCAGACACAAGCTCTTTGATTTCCACCTGTTGGTCTGGCTTTCTTTCTGAGTGATTGAGATAGGACTCAAAGAATCTCATCTTTCTGTGAACCTTACAGTATGCGCTCCTGTAGGCATTAACAGCATAAGAAACAGCGTGAGATTTGTTAAACGCATAGCGATTAGATTTTTCAATCCAGCCAAAGATTTCTTCTGCCGTTTCTTTATCAAGCCCTTCGGTACTGGTTGCTCCAGACAAGAAGGATTTTTTAACTTCTGCCATCAGACCGGCTTTCTTCTTTCCAATAGCCTTACGGAGGTTGTCCGCCTCTTTTAAGTCGAATCCAGCAAGCTGCTGAGCGATCTTCATGGACTGCTCTTGGTATACAAGAACTCCATAGGTCTCACTGAGAATTGGCTCAAGGCTAGAGTGAATATATTTAGCTTCGTCGATGCCTGCTTTTCTATCTACGTAGTGCTGGGTCATAGACTTACCCTCGGTAAACGCCTTTAAGCATCCGGGCCTAATGATTGAAATTAGAGCCGCAAGCTCTTCTATATTTCGAGGCTTAACCCTCTTTGCCCAAGATCTACCAAGCTGAGACTCTAGCTGGAATACCCCTTTGGTTCTTCCGTCGCAAATCAAATCCCACACTTTGTCGTCTTGGAAGTCGTTAATATCAAACGTAGAATTCGCCATTTGCAAATGCTTTCTCGAACTTTGTCTTTTGTGAAATGTTTCTTTGGAACTTCAGGAACTTAATGAGGATATTTGCCGTATCTTTCACGTCTTGAAGGGCGTCATGAGCGTTCTCTTTGCTCTCTTCTGGGAATCCCATATACTCTCGCAGGAAGTCCATACTAATACTCTTGAAGTCTCGATTGTTTTCTGTCCAAGAAAATACCATATCCATCAAGTCGATCTTGAAGATTGGATTAAAGATAGACTGCCGACCCCTAGTATCGGTAGTGCCGTACATCTCGCACATTCTCTGAGCAATAGGTAAATCAAAACCAATAATATTATATCCAGCGGCTATAGGTGCAGTATAAGACGAGCCTCTAAAGTTGAACTTATTGCAGAAGTCCTCAAACTTTTTCCATACTGTCTTTGGTAGCGGAGCCTTAGCAAGGGCTTTTCTGTTCTTGCCAGTAATCTCTAGTGCTTCCTCCTCTAGTGGGTCAACCCCAGCTTCAATAGCTTTCTTGTCGTCAATGATGGGTCTAATCTCGCTATTAAAAATACCGCCCGGCTGAATTGTTAGTTTACGCCCATGTAGAGCAATAGCCGCAATCTGCGTTGGCTGTGTTGTTAGCGGGTTTCTAGAACCTGTTTCAAAGTCAAATACAATTATATCTCTAAAATTCATTTAAGTAATCCTTTTAATTCAACAAACTTATTAACAGCTTCATCTATGTCTTTAAAGATTTTGCTATACTTATGACGAGGGTTATCTGAATGCACTTGATAGGCACCCATAGTATCCCCTCTATATTGTGGTAGAAAATGTCTCAAATCGCACAAACTTATGCTTTTAGATTCAATAGCACAGCCAGAAAAAATGACTGACTTATAATCGTTCTTAATACCGCTCATTCTTACTCCTTAATTTCCATGATTTTACTAAGTAGATCAATACCTAGTATATCAAATTTAACATGTCCTTGATCTTCTAAATCGCCCATTTCAAAACCGGCAATGAGATTTTTACTTTTATCTTTAACCATAGGACAAACTTGGTTTAGTTTATTTGCTGATATAATAACTCCAGCAGCATGTTTCCCTTGAGATTTTATCGTACCCTCAATGTCGATTGCTTGCTGAAAAATTGCTGCGAATGGGCCAATCAAATCGTTATCACTGTTTAGCTTGCACCACCTGTCTAGAACTTCTGGTTGATAAGCAAGTGTCCACCGAATTAGCGAGCCCTCACCGCTCTCCTCTAAAAGGTCTGAAACGTCAGCCTCGTTAGGTATGTTTTTAGTCACGTCGTTCATCTCTCCAAAAGAAACTGCGCTATTAATACGCATGATTTCCTTAAGGGCTGCTCGACCCTGTAGCTTATTAAATGTCAACATCTGGGAGACATTATCTTCGCCGTATTTAGATTTAATATATCCAATAACTTCATCTCGCTTTTCGGCAGGAACATCTAGGTCAATATCCGGAAGAGATACATGACCCTCGGTATTACGGCCAGCATTGTAAAATCTCTCAAAGATTAAGTCGTACTTAATAGGGTCAATTTCTGTAATACCAATAAGATATGAAATCAAACATCCGGCAGCCGACCCTCTTCCCGGGCCCGGCAACCACCCCTCAGACCTAACATAATTAACAATATCTTGAACAATAAGAAAGTACCCAGAAAGACTAGCATCAAAAATTACACTCATCTCGTTTTTAATTCTTTTTAGGTATTCCTCTTTCTTGTCTTCGCTCTTAACAATGCCAGTATCCTCTAAGAGCTTCTTCCAGCCCTCTCTACAAAGCTGCTTTAAGTATTCGTCTTCGGTGTACCCTTCTGGGCAATCGAACGCAGGAAGCATTGGGCTGCCAAGAATGTCATACTCCTCACACTGGTCGGCAATCTCTAGACTGAGCTTTATTTGCTCTGCGCTGTAAATATTTTCAACTTCGCTTGGACTCAGTAGATAATGACCGTCGCTCTTAAAAAAGGGCTTTAAGTGTTTAAACGAATCAGAAACGATTTTATCTTTAGCTTTTTTCATGCTGGTTTTCATACCCGAGCATAAAAGTATTCTGTGTAGCTCTGCGTCTTTAGTCTCGACGTAATATGCTGGTTTTTGTTTTAGGTCATCAATACATATAAGGTTTTCGTTTAGAGAGACCTTTAGCAGTTTCTTCATTACATCATCAGAGTATGTGCTCTTCTTAGAAACAATATCAATGAGCGCGTACCAGCCGTCTTTGTTCTTTGCTATATATGTCTTGCTCTTGTGGTTTTCAAACTCAACAGTGCACCCCATAATAGGTTTAATGTCATGCTTTTTACACTCTTTGTAAAAATTGACAGCTCCAGATATAGTATTAATATCTGTAATAGCACAGGCCGGATAGCCGTACTCTTTACACTTAGCCACTAACCCATCAGGTTTCGAGAAACCTCTCTGTAGGCTAAAGTGCGTCTTGTTATTTAGTGGAACCCAAGTCATAATTCGTAAATTCTTTCAATTCTGATATAGCAACGTTATGGCAATCTGCCCGAACAACGAACCCGTTAGATGGGTCAACCTGTCCTTTGGTTAGCTTCCGAGCCCTTTTGAAATATTCATCATGCTCAAGCCACCCAAGAACCCACGCTCTTCCCCATCTCTTATTTTTATTTTCTATTCTAACAAATACATACCTATCGCACTTTTGCTCGGTATTAAAGTTTGCAACAGAGCAATCATAATATGGTTTTGGCGGAGATGTACATCTTTTGGTTTTGACATCATATTTAATTCCACTTTTTGAAACCACGTCGTAGTCGTATGTATTACTTATTGTACCATCAATAACTACATTTGCAACCTCTTCTCCTAAAAAACCTGCAATATTTCCGTCACCCTTCATTATAGAGTTACGTATTACGCCCATTTCACGGGATTTAGCCCAAGCCTGCTTCTTCATTTTTTCTGTAATTTTTATCTCAATCATCCCGGCGCCTCATAGTGTCCAATACTGAAACCTTCTTTAGTGCAATTTTGAACGGTGTCCATCATGCCAAACTGCTCTAAATTGTTACTTACATGCCTGCATATATTATCATTGGTTCCGGGCCAATCGTTTTTACAGAAATCGCAAAGCTTTGTACATTTCCAGTGCGCCTGTCTTCTAGATAGCATTTTTGGGTTAGTCGTTTTCTTGATTTCCTCAAATCTATCCTTCAGCATACCCAAGAACTTCTCTTTGTCTGAATCTTCAAAGCAAATACTAAATGGCCCACCGTCGCGTATATAAAATATCGACATGATGGCATCCTTGTATTCAGGAAACTTTTTAGAAATAGCATAATAATAAAGCATTAACTGAGGGTCTTCGCATAGCTTTTCATATGTCTTCTCTTCTCCTGTGGCCCAGTTTAGCCTTCTTCCTGTTTTCCAGTCAATGACCTCAATGACACCATCATCAAGTTCCGTCACTAGGTCGATAGTACCCTTAATAGCTAGCTGACCCTCTAGAGTTTCCCCATCTTCTGTTTCATATGAAAATTTTGCCCAGTCTTCCTCAATCGCGATATCGAAGTGAGGCTCTGATGCGATAATATTTCTATTTCGAGGATCGAAATTTCCGTCATCATATAGTAGGCCCTCCCAAGTTGTGTCTTCACAGAACTTATAGTCGGCATTTGTGTAGTGATGACTACAGTTCTCTGTGTAGTATTCATAACTTCTCTTGATAATCTCGTTCACAAACTTTTTTGTATTGAGTTTTCTTTTAGTGAACTCTATCTTTCCTAGACCATCATCATTTAATACCATCTCACTCTTGTCCTGCAAGATCTTTTTACACCCACCTAGCACCTCCATGACCTTGTGGACGATTGTTCCAAGCTGGGCTTTTTTACCAGAGACACTTTGATGACCTAAGACATAGGTTATAAAGTATTGCATCTGACAGTATTCAAAATTATTATAACTAGAACTACGTATATACGTTACTAACATATTATTCCTTAATCTTTTGGATGCCACCTAGAAGATTTGGGTCTTCTGTAGGGGGTGCAGGACTGGGTTCCTCGATAACGCTACCGAGCCATCCCCATTCTTCAAGTAGAGATATTACCTTCACATTCGTTTCCATTAAAGATAACTCCTTGTTGTCAATAATGGCGTCGTATTCAATGTCATCAACAGAGGACTCGCTAGAATGACTGTCGCCATCTATACCGCGAGTTAATTTAATAACCTTGCCTCCAGCTTTTTGTATTGCTTTTGATTCGTTTGGGAATCTACAGTCAGAGATTACAGCCATTAAAGAACCCTCTTCTCTAATACTTCTCATGGTTCTGTCTGTCCAAATGTCTGTGTAGATATACCGACAAATATCTGTACCAAAGACCTGTAAAAATTCTCTGGCTGTCATTCTGCCGGTTTCGCTTCCGGTGTAGCCCGGCATGTCTTCCCACTTAATCCATGTGGGGCTATTTTTATCTGCATCTGTCCCGTAGCACTGTTTCTTTGTCAGTCCAAATAATCCACATGCAATCTCCTTAAGAGAAGAAGCAAACGAATAATGTTTTACAAATGGCCACATGTTGTGTGCGGCCCAAGGTGCAAATTCTGGGTCAGTTCTAGTTACGTCCAAAACGCCTTTACCTGTTTCTTCTACCCCAGAGCCGTCAGTATCAACGGTATCGACAACAATCCTTCCCTTAGTGTCTAGATCAAAACCCTTAATAATGTGATAAGACCGCATTTGATATCCGTGTAGAAAGGCACAGCACGAATTTTTACCTGATTGCTTTTTTCCCGCAAAAGCCAAGATTCTTGTCATTATAAAACTCCTTGTAGTTCTTCTAGTATTTCAGTTTTAATTTGTTCTACCGACATATCACCAACGTCTTTTTCTGATATATTGGGCCTATAGTAGTTGAAGCGTCTTCCGCATTTTTTCATAATTTGCTCTGCTGCTCTATGTCCAGCATCATCGTAATCTGTAAGTATAACTAAGCTAAGGGCACCGCTTTGTTCTAATAAAACCAGTTGATCATCACTGAGGCTAGCCCCAAAAATACCAACTGTATTTTCTACACCTGCTTCGTGCATACGCCAAACGTCGCCTTGACCCTCAACCAAAACTGCCGTAGCTGTTTCAAGTATTTTTTCTTTTGCCATGTTTAGGCCATACAGATATGAGCTTTTTCTAAACCCCTTGCTGTGCAGCCATTTAGGCTGCATGTTCTCGTAACATGACCTACCTATGCATCCAATATAATTATAGCCTTCATCATAGATTGGGACAACAACTCTTCCTGACATTGGCTTATTTTTTTTGTCACAGAGGCCAATATCAAATTTAGTTAATATATCAGTAGTGTACCCTCTGTTAATATAGTATTCAGCTGGTATTTGTATTGTGTCTAAAATAACTTCCCTATCTACTTTTGGGGGCTCTCTTTCTGGCTCCCTGTTGAAGATGTCCAAAAGCTTAATAGCATTATTGCTCTCTACGTCTTGTAATAGGTCGAGTTCAGAGATGTCAAGATCTAAGAACTCTAAGCAAAAATTAATTGTATCAATAATACTAACCGTTGAGGCTCGCCTGTTGGACAGCACACCCCTAATGAAACCAAACAGGTTCCTAGAAAAGTCTTCTTCACAGTGGTTAGTCCAGCAGTTCCAGTTACCCTTGGCGGTATTTCCGTCCGTGAATATAGTACAAGCCTCTGCGTTGTCTCCCCCATGAATAGGGCACGCAAAAGCAAACCTATTAGGATACTCTATGTAGTCTATATTGAAATACTTTAGAAGCTGTGACAGCTTAGTGAATAACTGGTTAGACAGTTTCAATATCTGCTGGTTGTTGATCTCCTGATTCAAAACCTGTATCCTTAATAGTTGACTTAGTTCTCAATTCATTGCGAGTTTGACCCTCTACTAATTTGCCAAACTTCCCAAACATATTCATATTTATATAGTCGCCATCATCTAATCCTGCTCCGTGACGAGCAACAATAGGTACCAGCTTCCTGTTTCCATTTTCGTCTGTGTCGTCGGCTATCTCCTCGTCGGACTTTAGCTTGAAGATGCTAAAGCTCGTACAGAGCCAAATAAGCCTATCGGAACCTGAAACGACATCTGTTGATTCTTTTGTTATGCCGTCTCTGTTTAATTGTACAAAGCTAAGGCATGGCACGTCGTACTTAACGCAGAAGTTATGCAGCTGTGTGATTTGAAACCCTAGAACTTGAAATTCTTGCATAGAGTTTGATATACTAGATGAGTTCATTAGCTTAAGATAGTCATAAACAATTAGGCAGTCTTTGGTTCTTCCGTTTTCATCAAACCCAACTTCCTGATAAATCCATTTGCGCATAATACTAAGAATGTTCTCAAACGGCTGACCCGCAATACTAACATAATGAAAAGGTATTTCTCCCAATTCGGTAGCTGCGTTTTCTACCTTTTCGGTATTTAGTTGGTTACTGTCGAACTTGCCGCTAGCAATAGTGTTGATTTCAACTCCACTCAGGTTCGCTAGCATTCGATTGAGATGGTCTTCTTTGGACATTTCGGTATCTAGAACTAATACTGGGATTCCTAAGTTTTTAGAAACATGCATAGCAACAGCGTCACCAAACATAGATTTACCAACCTTAGGTCTAGCGGCAACTAAGTCTACACACTTTCTTCTTAGCCCTCCGCCGATAGCTTCGTCATAAGCAGGGAACCCTGTGCTTATGCCAATCATGTCGTTTTTGTTTTCTTTTAGAAACTCTATATAGTCTGTTATTTCCCCGCCGATTACCTCAGGCTTATTGTCGGAACCTTGATATATTTTAGACGTTGCGTCAAGAACAGGAGTTTCTATGAGAGAGATGATATCATTTATATCCTCGTCTCCTGTGACCTCATCAATTTTATTAGAACAAATAGCCAGTGTCTTCTTGACTTCTCTTGCTATTCCTAGCTTCGCCAGCTTACCTGCGTGTATTGAAACATTTTCTTCGTGTATTGGAAAGTTAAACAGAGAACGTAAAAAACCAATCTCCTCTTGGTTGTTTATATTTTCATAACACCCAAGCTGATTGGCAGCAGAAAGCAAGGAAGATAATTCTACCTTGTTGGATTTCTCTAAGACCTTTTTAATGCACCCAAAAATAATTTGGTTGGTGGGGTCTGTGAAGTGTTCGGACTCCAGATAGTCTGAATCAAGCGAAACGCTTAGTCCATATTGACACAATCCGGAGAGAACCGCCCTCTCTGCTGCTAGGTCTTCTAGCTTCCGCTTGTTTTTTTGATTTCGTACCATAAGAGTCCACTATTGGCTAACGCATAAGAAAACCACATTAGGGCATGCGGGTAATCTTTTTGCTTGACGCATGAAGCGCAAGTTAATAAATAAAGTAATATCGTAATCCCTACGGCGGTAATGGCCATTCTATTATATCCCGTGATAAATGTAGATCCCCATACATATGCTAATTCCTAGCAATAATCCCAATAAAAAATCCTTAATTTCAACATTTAATTTCTTCATTCTTCAGTCTCCTTTTTGTGTTTCTGGTATAAAAAATTATCATTAAAATACTCATTAGACAAAAGTTCAATAAGTTTATCCCTTAGGTCTTTATCTTCTACAAAAGATAGAACCTTAGATGCTATGTCTAAAGCGCCCTGCCTAAACACAGGAATCTTGAGTGGTGGTTCAGGTCGGCGCTTAGTATAGTCTCTATGGTAAAAGGTTGGCGGCGGAACATGTCGGCCATTTATATCGGACGTTTTGGGTTTTGGTTTTGACAATATATACCCCTAAAAGAATCCCTTGATTATTTCTAGAACTCCGCCACCTCCGCCAAAACCACCCTTTGAAATCACAAAATAGGCCACAAGACCCAAGCCAATCATAAACACTAACCACTTACGCTTTTTTGCGACGGCAGTAGCTTTGGCTGTGAGCGCTTTGATTTTGTCCAGCTTATACCCCCTTCTGGAATCAACCTTTTCTTCACGTTCATCTTTTCTATCTTCTTTTTTATCTTCGCGAGTATTGCTATTATCCTCGCCTCGATTTCTACCAATCGGCATAATACTGCCTCCTATTTAAAATTATCTTCTTTTGTTTGATAAGCACTCATCACAGACAAAGAAATCTCTCCTGTGAACATCTGCTACTTCTATAGTTTTTTTACACTCAACGCATTTCTGTTTGATTTTTTGGGTTTTGTCTCTTCTTGGCGAAGGGGTAAAGGCGGGAGTCTCAATGTCCATATGTTCTGACTTGTCGTCAGTAAAAAGGTTATCTCCACGATCAACCTTATTAATTGGCATTGGGCCTTCCTTTGCTTGTCGGCCAATCATTGAGAAGTCATCAGCACCAACCCTCTCAGGCGGAGCGGGTTGCTCAACAACCTGTGTAATGTCAGATTGAACAGCTGTTTCAGCCGCCGTGTCCGCCTCTATGAGAGAGTTAGCCATTTCTATTAGCTCTGAATCATTAAGAGCTATACCTTTTCTAAGTAATTCTTTTGCTGTATTAAGAATAGACATTAATAATTTCTCCTTCTTCCTAAGTCTTGCAGGACTGAAGCCATCTTTTTGACTATATCAATCTTTCCTGAAATTCTTGTTATTCTAGATTCTGCTGAGGTCTTTAGTCTGTTTAGCTCTGAAGCTAGTGGGTTTTCTTTTATTGCGGAAAAATATCGGACTTCCCATTTTGCGTACTGTCCGCCATAGTTCTCCATTTTATCTGCGACTATGTACCAAATGCTGTTATTGCAAAAGTCTAATACTGACTTCTCTTTATTATATAGTGACTGGAGGTATTCTGCATGCGCAAAAAGTATAAAACTGTTGGATAAAGCCAAAGTAATATCCATATTATTGATATCATCGGAATTTAAGTTTAATATACTTTCTACATCCTCGTTCTTCTTAACAAGGTCTGCATTTCTATCTTCTACCCAGTCGTCTACCTTCTGTAGAAATTCAATAGCTTTTTGTTCGTTAGTCAAACTTCACTCTCCACTCAGGCTCTTTCTCATTATAATTTAGTTCAATCAAATTCATGTTATTCAATTCACACCAAGCCGCTTTGTCTGTATCTCTAGCTTTTGCCTTAAAAAATGCCATCTTGTCTTTATAAAAAAAGGAGTTAAACTTAAAGTGCTGCTCTCCATGAACCTCAACAATTAAACTTCTGTTTGGTATGTAAAAATCAGCATGTAGTAGTGTTCTTCTGGAGCCCGTCTTGGTTCCGGGAAGTGTTAGCTCTTCTAGCACCCTATCAAACGGAAACAAGTCCTTTAGGAGTGCTCTTGCCTTAATGTGTAATTTTGATCTATTTTTATCTGCAACAGAGGACTGTCTTCTAGATGGGTTCCATTTGTGTTCTTTCCCGTCTAGACCTAGAATAATCATAGCATTGCCTTAATCTCTTCTTCTAGTATACCAAACACTTTCTCATTTGCAAGTAAAAAATTGTATAATCTTTCCTGTCCCTGAAACTTAACAGCCTTTAAAACCTCTTCGATATTTTCAGTGTCTATTTCGGGTTTTATTTCTTTAACTACTTCTGCGTGTTCTGCCATAAACTCACACGTTAGCCAAGCTCCGGCCTTGCCAATGAGTCCAATGTCTAGCCCGAGCATAACAAGCTCTTGAACCTTATCTATCCCGTGACCATACTTAATCCAGCTTTGACATTCGGTTCCCGGCGACCCAATAGACGAACAGATAACCTTCCAGTTGACAGCCTGACCAACCTGCTTATCGCTTTGAGTCCATGGGGTTATTGATTTTACTTCCATTCTAGTGTCTGCTTGGTACTGAATTTTTTTACCGCAGTCAGGCATACGAGAAGCCCCATATCCAGACGTGTTTGCGATGAAGTGCGTTATGATAATCATGGTCGCTCGCTGATTGGGAACAATCTGTCCCATTTTTTTGCAGAACATGGATAGTATTCTGGGCAGCCCTGCTCTTCCCGGAGACATATCTCCATCTAATTCTTTTTCCGGTATTAGGGCAGATGTGGAATCTATAATACAGACACAGCCCTCGTTTTCTTTTGCGCTCACGAGCTTGACTGCAATATCTAGAAAGGCTTCTGCGCTTAATGGTTCATCTTCCGAGTGGATGATTTTCATTTTATCTCTATCGAGACCATCGACACCAAGAAGGTTCATTTCTTTTAGTCGCCCCTCTGCGTCTAAATATATAATTGGACGACCTTCCTTTTGGCAGTTTGCCGCTATCTGTAATGCTGTGGTTGTCTTTCCGCACTTAGGGTCTCCCGTAAGTATAACCCACGAACCCTCTTTGATTCCTCCACCCAGAGAGAGGTCAACTGAGGGACTAACCTTAATTATCTTATAGTCTTTTCTTCTTTCGAGAACTTGCGCTCCAGTAGAGATAACATTCCCATACTTTTTGACTATCTCTTTAATAAAGGCTGGGTCGTTATTCTTGGTTCTTGCCATCGGTGTTCCTCAATTTTGAAAAAAGTGTTTTCTTGCCAAATGTTTTTCTTGGCTGAGACTCTATATTATCTCTAGATACTTCTGTTACTTCAATTTTTTGTTTGGGTTGTCGGTCTAGAACTGACTTATGTTTTTCTACCGCTTCTCTTACCCATTTAGGAGATGCCGAGTACACTCGCTTATTTGTATTGATAATATAATCAAATACTGCTGACTCCCCAAACTTTCCTATTAGGGTGCTAACGGCCTGTACTTGTCTGGTATAGTTTTTCTTTTGGGTCTTATTCCAGAACTTGTAAGCCAAAGAGCCCTTATTGTCGGCCTCTGCTTTTCTCTGGATGAGTATCTCTGCTATGTATTGAGCGACCGTGCAATACTCACCCGTTGAGGGTGACTTGAACCTGCTCGCTTTGCTTCTTTGTCTCGCCATCTCGCCATATCATAAAAGAAAGGTTTTCTTGGGTAGCTTTTCTTTTTTGTGAAAAGTTTTCAAACTCACATTCAGGCCAGCTATATTTTTTAACGTCAACTCGTTCTAGGCTGTCTTCTAATAATCCGAATGTCATATGTTGATATGATGGGCCATCCCCAGTAACCATGTCTATATCCTTAGAAAACCCTCTAGCAATAAAGAATCCATCTAAACCATTCTCATCTTCAAACACAACCTCTTCAGGCGCACCCATAACAATTACCTGAGCTTTTGCTACGCACCGCCCATTCTCTTTGCAGAACTCTTGAAGTCTAACCCATGGACTTTCGGGAACTCCGGGACGCTCATAGTCGCCCCATACAATAGTTCCGTCATCTAGGGTGCACTTCCAAGTCATGGAAATATCTTCCATTATGAGTTTACGTATATGTTCGTCTCTAATCGTGCAAATCATATTATTTATCCTTAATTCTATGAATTGCCCCTCTATGTCGTCGGGCAACATTTACTTCTTCTGATTTATCTTCTTCTAGCTTGGTAGCTTTGGACTCATCTCCAAGCATGGAAGCTTGCTCTGTCATTGTAACGGCGCCATACTTCTCATTTCTACCCATTAGCTCGCCCGCCTTTGGCAACTCAGGAACATCTTCCTGTTTAGACAGCTCTTTGCTGACAACGTTTTCTGACCTACCTAGCGCCTCCGCAATTGCTGCAACGCTATCATCGCTGTGTTCGGCAATATAAGTCTGCTCTTTTTTTGAAAGTCTGCCTTTTTTAGTCATTTAATTAATCTCCATTAATGCTCTTCTTGCTCTTGTCAAAAAGATTCTTTCAGAATTTGTAATATATTGCATATAATAATTATATACATCCTCATTTACTTTTTTAAAGTCGAAGTACGGTCTGCTGTGTTTACCTCTATCTGTACCCAGTGGGTCTAGAAGATCTCCTCGACCATACTTAATATAGTAAGTCATGAAGCCTCCATTATCAACAACCTTAACGAAAGCGTCGTTTTCTTTGGATTCTTCACCACCCACACCAAAAAATGTATAAACTTTTTTCTCTGGGTCTGGTAAATTTAGACTCTCTAGGTTCTCGTTTTCCCATCTAGCCATTGAATTTCTCCAATCTCTTTTTAATGTTATCTATGCATGATGCCCTATCAACCCCATCAACTTTAATGGCGGCCTTTGGGGCGATTCCATATTTGTTTAGCTCTTCTGTGGAAACAGGAATGGGGTCTAAGCTACCGTCTTTCAGTACTTTGTGAACGACAATAGTAAAATCAATAATTGCCGCATGTGGAATATCAGCTCGGTTAGTTTCACTCATTAGTCACCATTCTCTATATAGTTACGTTTTTGTTGGGGTGTCATTTTATTTATTTTGTTTCTAATCGCATTAGCCTCTTTGTTCTTTTTATGTACGTCCATATTGTCGGCTTTGCGACGATCTTGGAGTTCGTAGTGCCCCATTTTTTGGGTATTTCTGTCGGCGAGATGCCTAACTGTTGTGGGTTCACCTTTAATAAAACTAAGGGGAGCCTGTAGAATAACCCTACGATATGTGTTAGATCCACATTCTGGGCATGTATTAATCTCTTTTTCAGAGAACTTTTGAAAGATTTCTTCTAGATGTCCACACTCGGAACACTCATAATCATAGGTAGGCATATTCACTCCGCAACAAAAGGTATGTCTATGATATTATAGACTTGGCCCTCCGTTTCGGCAAGATCATTCTGAAGATTTTTCGAGAATTTTTTCATTGTCTTCGTGGTTATTTAGCTTTTCGTACCGTTCTCTAGTTTCTCGAAGCCATTCTTGTTCTTTCTCTCTGCTTTCTCTAAGCTTGAGGTTCAAGAGCACGTCTATCTGCTTTGCTTGGTTTATATGTAGCATGTATACATTATTTATTTCTTTTCTTATATCATGTATACTATAGGCTAAAACCCACATTCCAATGGCAATAGTAACCAGAAGGGCTGCTCGTACATAGGGGGCTATCGATTTTAACAGCTTCATTTGCTAGGCCCTCATTTTAAAAGTATTAAAAATATTTGACAGGGTTTTCGTTTTCATCTGTATCTTCCTTTTTGTTTAGCCTCATCAGTATTTTGGAAACGATATCACTCCGAACGATATCCTCATAATCCAATTTGCAAACACCAACACTTGGGATTTCCGAAAGCTTTTTCATGCATGTGTATAGGCCGCCTTGCTGGCTACCTAAGTCTGATTGTCTTAAATCTCCATTGATGACAGCCTTTGATTGCTGCCCTATTCTTGTAATAAACATTTTAATCTGCTCAAAAGTGGCATTTTGTGCTTCATCTAAAATCATAAAACATCCATGAAAGTTCCTGCCTCTCATGTATTCTAAAGGGCAAAGCTCAATAATGTTCTTTTTTCTATATGCTTCTACTGTCGCTTTGGTCAGATATTTATTCATCTCCTCAAGTATAGGTACTAAATAAGGGTTTATTTTTTCCACTAAAGTTCCGGGAAGATGGCCCAAACCCCTACCGCTTTCCACTACCGGGCGAGTAATAATAATCTTATCTATCTTCTTTTCTATAAGGTATTCACAGGCCATTCCGACAGAAACGCTAGTTTTACCTGAGCCAGCAGGGCCAGAGCAAAAAGTCACGTCGGACTTGTTGATAAACCCCATATAGTTTTCTTGGTTCCGTGTCTTAGGTCTTAATATTTTTCTTCTTTGTCTTGTTGTTCGCGGCTTCTTCTGGTTGCGTTTTACCATTAATTATACTCTAGTAAAGGTTTATATTTCAGTAATTCTTAGTTCTTCTTGGCACACAGGACACAGTCCTACAGTATCCCCTTCGTGAAGCCCTTCTTTATGTTGGCCTATTAAAAGCGCCTGTAGGATTATACTCTGTCTTAGTTTAGTGTCCTCCACTAGACCGTCTAGCGCAGGAATGCTAAGAGAGGGTAATGGTTTTTCCTTGTTCAGCTCCATAAAGGAGCAAACCGTGAGGGCTATATTAGCTACTGATAGAAATATAATTAAATAGACTGCTTTTTTTGGTGTCATCTTATTTCCTTTCGTTAAAAGATTGTGATGCTCCTGTTGAAAAATTGAAGGTGTGGACTGCCCCAATGCTCATGTTTGAGTAAGAGATTCCTATCCTAGCATACCTACGGTCTGGAGAGAGGATAACTGGGCCTGCTGTCATGGAATGACCCTGTGGAAGCACTGATATCATAGGGTAATATCCAACAACTCTATTCTTTTGCCCCAAAAACACACCTGCTAAAGATGCTCTTCTCCTGTCTCTTGCTAATTCTTTAACCGCAGGGGTGTAAGTAAGACTGTTTAGCTTTTCTCTGAGGGATAATTCTCTTTCCTGTGCGACCATAAGGGTTGGTAGTAGAACCATAACAATAACAATTAAAGACTTATTAAATATATTCATTATGCAAATAGCTCCTTGATAACTTTACCACTGTTAGCTATCTTCATAGGTCTTCCGCTATTGCTGGTAAAGGTTGTGCTTAAAGAAATACCTAGTGCTTTGCAGACAGATGCCATGACATCCTGAGATGTATAGGGGTCTGTTATAACCTTGGTGCCATCATCACTTGTTGCTCCTACTGCAATACCACCATTCATGCCTGCACCACCAACCACGACGCTCCAACTACGAGCCCAGTGATCGCGACCAGCGTTTCCGTTGATACGAGGAGTACGGCTGAATTCACCCATCCAGATGATAGCCGTATCTTTTAATAATTCTCTTTGCTCAAGGTCTTCAACCAAAGCACTCATTCCTTGGTCAAGCACGGGCAACTTATTATCTTTTAGTGTCGGGTGGATATTTTGGTGATTATCCCACCCTCCTAAATTAACCTCAATAAAAGGAACTCCGACCTCGACAAGCCTTCTTGCCATTAGGCAACCTTTACCAAACCCATTATCTCCGTACCTTTCTTTAACTGGTTCAGGTTCGCCTGCAATCTTAAAGGCTTCCATCTGTTCACTTGTAAGAAGATTGAACGTCTGCTTTAATACCGATTGGTGATCCTTAGCAAGAGAGCCTCTTTTCTGATTAATGAAATTAGTCTCTAAGAAATCAAGGGCATAAGCTCTTTGAATGAGTCTTGCGTCCACCTTCATGTCTAAATTTCTTATTCTACCATCGCTATTGACAGAGAAGGGATTATACTGAGCCCCAAGAAAACCTGCTCCCATACTACCTCCTCCGACAGTAACGAATTGAGGTATTTCAATGTCGTCTCGTCGCAACTGGTGAGACAGCAAAGACCCATAGCTAGGATGTTCCATTGATGGATTAGGGACATATCCTGTGTGCATATAGTAACGCCCACGCATATGGTCTGCTTCGCGAGTACTCATCGACCGAATAATAGCCATGTTGTGCATCTGCTTGGCCATCAATGGCATATGTTCACAAATCTGAACATCTCCCGAGGTGCCTATTGGTCTAAATGGCCCTCCGGTTGCGGCATTTGGTTTTAGATCCCAAATGTCCATAGTAGACGGCCCTCCACCCATCCACAGCAGGATGGCGGATTTCCCATTTTTCTTTATCTCTTCCTGATTGGCTTTTAGTGTTTGAAGAAGCCCAAGAACACCAGCGGTGCTCGTTAAAAATTCTCTTCTTTTCATTCTAATTCTTCCTTTAAACTAAATAATTAATTCTTGTCTTACTTTTCCGCCGTCTATGATTTCAATAGGTCTATCTCCGGGAGCCATTAGCTCTTTATCTGCGACAATACCTAACTGGTTATATATTGTTGTAGCCCAGTCTTTAACGGTTAGAGCATCTTCTTCTGGTTCACTAGCCGTAGCATTAGACTTACCGTAGACTATACCTCTTTTGACTCCCCCTCCAGCCATAACAACACTAAACACTTTAGGCCAGTGGTCGCGACCAGCGGTAGCATTAATCTTAGGGGTGCGACCAAACTCAGAAGCCATACATATAAGCGTTGAGTCAAGCATACCTCTATCATCTAGATCTGAAATAAGGGCAGCGAAACCTTGGTCAAGAGCCGGAACCTGTCTTTTAATTCCCTCTTCTATACCATTATGCATATCCCACCCACCGTAGGTTAGTGTAACAAACCGAGTACCAGCCTCAACTAAACGTCTCGCAAGCAACATTCTTGCTCCCGCAGTATTACGCCCATACTTATCACGAGTAGCAGCATCTTCTTTATTGATATCAAATGCTTCTCTAGCCTTCTGGCTATTAATTAAGCTGTATGCTCTATCATAGAACGTATCGACTGCATCGAGCGAGTCTGAATTTTCTTTATTAGCAAAGCGATCATTAACAGTGGCTAGAACCTTCTGTCTCTTGATAAACCGATCATCATTTACTCCGTCAGGCAGGTTTAAGTCACGTACCCTGAACCCATCACTGGCTGGATCTGCCCCAAGACCAAACCCAGAATATGAACTACTTAAATAACCAGTTCCAGCGTATTCATTAGGGGGACTAGGAATACAAACATAAGGAGGAAGGTTTTTTCGTGGGCCAAATTCATGTGACACTACAGAACCTATGCTTGGATACTGGAGGGCTGGACTAGGGCGATAACCAGTAAACATATTGTGCGTCCCTCTTTCATGAGCTGCTTCACCATGAGTCATTGATCGGCAAATCGCAATCTTATCAGCTATCTTTGATGTGTTAACCATCATCTCATTAAGCCTTACTCCGGCGACATTGGTTTGAATACTGTCCATCGGCCCACGGTATTCAATTGGAGCGAAGGGTTTTGGATCCCAAGTCTCTTGGTGGGCAGAGCCGCCGGGAAGGTAGATAAAGATGACACTTTTTGCTGGCCCTTCCCTGCTCTCATAAAACTTCTGGTCGCCCCGAACCTCTAGGGCTTGTAGAAAGCCTAAAACGCCAGCGGTACTCGTTAAAAACTCTCTTCTTTTCATCGCGAACTCCTGTTCATTCTTTGTCTCATATACTCTCTGATTGCTTCTCTTTCTTTCTCATCTAGTTTTCCATCGTTGTTTTTGTCAAACTTGCTGATAATCTCTTTATATCGAGACTCTCTGTCTGGAGAAGGCTTACCATGAGAAGGTCTGCCTTGAGGCGATCTAGTGTGCGATGGAGGTCCGAAGCTAGGGGTTCTTCCATCAAAGCCGCGAGTGGGCTTCCTATGTGGGGGCTGAAAGTTAGGAGTTTTTCCATCAAAGCCACTGGGGCGCTTACCGTGAGGCGATGGACGATCTGTTTTACAACATCCGGGCTTACACTTACAGCCTTTTTTACAATCACACTTACATGCACGACCGCATTTTTTACAATCTTTACAGGATGCCACCGGAGGCTTGCCCTTTTTGGGGGCAGCAACAAGGCTCATTGGAATCATGAGCATTACAGCGACGATAGATATTACATTTCTTCTTTTCATCTTCTTCTCCATTCATATTAAAGAATTAATTGATGTTTTTAACTTTAGTATTTAACACCTGAAAACCACTTTAGTTTCGCCAAGATGCTATTACTTTACCCGCTAACCACGATATACGTGAGATAATAGCAAACATCACAATAACTAGAAATGTTTTCATTTTCTCACCTTGCTGACCCTCTGGGTCTGATAATTATTCGGGAACGCACTTCCCATCTTTTTCCACATACCCCTCATTGCAGTTAGGTGGATAGCCCGCCTTTTCATCAGACTCAGATTTATGTTTTATTTGAAAGTCTACCGCAGCAATAAAACTAAGATCCTCTGTAGCCTTACTCATGCAAACAGCATATCTTTGTTTATTATCTGGATATTCTTTATTCATGGTGCTGTTACCCATACAGCGTGACATAAAATCGCTTTTATCTTCATTTTCTTTGGTGTTTGGTATTGGCATTATAAAATTACCTTTGCTTCCCCTTCTAGTAAATATCTAGGTCGCCCACTGTTGTCTACCCTCATGGTTCCTTTGTCTATTCCAAAATGATCGAACAGGGTCGCTTGAAGGTCGATTGGTCCAACAGGGTTCTCTATTGGGCTATATGACCTATCTGCTGCGCCAATCGTTCTACCGGATTGATATTCTCCACCAGCCATAAGCATTGGGGTAATTGAAGGCCAGTGATCTCTACCCGAGTTTGCGTTGAATTTGGTTCTTCCAAACTCACCAGTAACAACAAGAATAATTTTCTCATTTAATCCACGATCCCAAACATCTTGTAGGAATCCAGCTATAGCCTTATCGATTGGGGGAGCTTTAGTTTTCATAGCTGTAGAGATATTGCTATGCATG